TGATAAAATTAATGGAATTAATCGACCAAACAATTGCTAATCGAAGCCTTTACAAACAAGAAAAGCCGTGGGAAAAATTTAATGATGCTACTGATAAAGGTAAAGATGTTTTAGTTGTATTGAAAAAAGATAAGAAGAAACATTATGTTTATCAGCATGGTAATAGTGATATTATAATGATTACAAATTTAGATGGTAACAAAGTTTTAAATGTTAAACCAACAAAAATTCATCAAATAGTGTTATTACCACATTCAGGTTATGTTAGAAAACATCCTGAATTAAAAAAGTATGGGTTTAGATAGTGATAAAGTTAAAAGACTTATTATCAGAAGGAAAGTTTAAAATGAAAGGTAAGTATTTATATATGCCTGATGGTGAAGTGTCATCTATACCAAAAAGAAATGATAGAGATAGAATTATAATTCAAATAAAAAATGAAAAATTTGAACTTTATGATAATGGATTTAATGAGTTTAATATAATGGGTAGTAGAAATTCTTATCATCCAAAAGGACAAAAAGATTTAGAAAGATTTTTAAATAAAAACAAAGCTAAGTATATTGGGATAGATTAATGAAACTTCAAGACTTACTAAAAGATATTGAATTAGGTAAGGTTTATACTGATAAAGACAGAAAACCTTTTAAAGTCAATGAAGACCATCATGATAAAAAAGAAGGCAAAATGGCTAAGTATGATGCAAAAGAAATTGCAGATGACGCTATGGATGTTTTTAAAATGATTGATAACAATGATGATTTGCCAGAGTGGTTAGAGGCCAAGATTACAAAAGCAGCTGATTACATGAATAGTGTAAAAGATTATTTAGAACATCATCAAAATGGTAAAGTTGATGAATCGTGGGATTCACCACAAGCATATTCATCACCAGAAGCAAAAAAAGTTGTTGATGGTGCTATTAGAAATTACTCAAAAGAATTGAGAAAAGTACAATATAAAGTCGTAAAAGATTGGATGTCAAAAGCTAAATCAGGTGTAATTGATTATTTTGATATTGTTAGGGGATTACAATATGGTGACATTACAAGAGCTCATCCATATGAAACAGATTTCTTACATAAAGTTTTAAATAGAGACAAAATTGTAGATAGATTTAGAAGTTATTTTGGTGGAAAAAAAGGTAAAAGAGGAAGAAGAAAATAATGGCAACGAATAAAGAGATAGTTGAAAGATTGAATTGTATTGAAGCAAGATTACCAAATGGTGAACTTGAAGAAATACATACAATGATAAAAGAAATTAAAGAAGTTCTTTTAGACCCTGAAGATGGCATAATTGTTCGTGTTAATAAAAATACTTATTGGAGAAAAGAATTGGACGCGGATGAATTTAAAGCGTTATTAAGATGGAAACAATCAGTAACACATGCTATGTGGCTTGTGTACTCTGCAGTATTAGGAATTTTAGTAAAATTAATATTTTTTTAATATTTATTATATTATAGGGAGATAAAAAATGGCAAAGTTAAAAAAATTATTGGAAGACGCTTTTCAAGACAGACCAAGCGTAAATAAATACGAAGTGATTGAAGGTGTTAAAAGTTTTCAACATATTGGTAAATCTATTTACAATAATGGTAATGTTTTGGAAACGGCTAAACAATTAGCTTCTATAGCTGAATCAGCACACAATCACATTTTAGGTGAACAAGATGATTGGTTTGATAAGATTTCAATTAATAAAAATATGAAATCACTTAAAGGTAGTGTAGTTGAATTTCAAAAAGCTGCTAAAGAAGCACACATGTTAAATCAAAGATTAACAGGTCTTTATGAAGATATTGGGCATGTTCTTAATCGATATTATGATATTGATGAAGCTCATGTGTATGGACACGATGATGAAGATTCAGAGGTTGAAGAAAAATTAGATAAAGTTGATCCATCAAAAGTAGAACCAGGTGACGATTTCGAAGATAGAGAAGATAAAGATATTGACAATGATGGTGATACAGATGACTCTGATGAATATCTTCACAAAAAAAGACAAGCGATATCTAAAGCTATCAAAAAAGAAAGTAAAGGTATTGGTGGAATGATTGATATTCCTGCACTTGGAGATATGATTAGGAAAAAATAATGAATGTGATTCATCATTTAATACACCTTTTAATATATAGTCTTCTTTTATGGCAAATAGTTTTAGGTGTATGGATTATACTTATATGGGCATCAAAAAATTTTAAATTTCACCGGTCTCCCGTTCTAAACATTGGAGAATCATTCCAAAAGAGTGATTCTCCAGTTGAAGAAGCAAAGGTGAAAAAAGATATGGGTCCGATAGAAGTAGATGTAAAAAGTAATGTGATAATGGACACAAAATCAGATGAATCAAGTGTTAAGTTAGATGAAAAAATTAAGGGTAAAGTGAAAACCCAAAAAGATAAACTAAAAAAGTTAAGAGGTTAATATGGCTAAAGGATTAGATTGTGGTACAAGTTATTATATAACAGCCACAGAAGATAGTATAAAAAAACAAAGAAATGTATTCTTAACAGTTGACGGAGATGCAAATCAAGTTAAACGAATGTTAAAAAGACAAAGAATACCATTTGTTGAAAAGGCTGGTAAAGTTCATATCGTTGGACAACACGCTTTTAATTATGCTCAAATATTTAGTACAACAGATTTAAAGAGACCTATGTCTCAAGGATTACTGAATCCGAAGGAAAAAGATGCACTACCTGTATTGAATGCAATTATAGGTGAGTTGATTGGAAAGGCAAAAGGTAAAGAAACTTGTGTTTATTGTATACCAGCAAAACCAATCGACCAAACAAGAGAAGTTTCTTATCACGAAGATGTATTAAAACAGATTATTGAAACATATGGGTATGATGTTAAAGTTATCGAAGAGAGTGTTGCTCTTGCCTATGAAGGATTGGTAGATAATGATTTGACAGGAATAGCGATATCGATGGGTGCTGGGATGTGTAATATATGTGTGATGTATCAAGGTATGAGTGCACTCTCTTTTTCAGTTGCTAGAGGTGGTGATTGGATTGATGAAAATGTGGCATCAGATTGTGGATGTACAAAAGCAAAAGTAATTTCAGTAAAAGAAAATTCAGATAAGTTAGATTTAACTAAATCTGCAATAAACGATATTTATCAAGAAGGAAGTGATGAGTATAATATTATAAATGCTATTCGTTCTTACTACGGAGCATTAGTAAATTATTTATTAGTAAATTTAACTCATCAGTTCAATAACGCTGAAAGTGTACCAAACTTTCCAGAATCAATTCCAATTGTATTCGGTGGTGGAACATCTTTGGTGAAAGGGTTTATGGAAGTAGTAAGTGAACAATTTAATCAAGATGAATTTCCAATACAAGTAAAAGAATTTACACTTGTTGAGGACGCACACACAGCAGTCGCAAGAGGTTGTTTGAGTGAAGCACAACTTATAGAGGAGGAAGAGGGTGAAGATAACCAAGAGCCAGCTTAAAGAATTAATTAGAAATGCCATTGTAGAAGACATGATGGATAAAGAGATTGAAAATCCTAAAACAGGTAATAAAATTAAGATTAAAACTGCGTTACAATTACCTGATGAACATCCTGCAAATAAAAAAGCAAAAGATATGGTTGCTAAATCATCACCAGAAAAAAGTGATGAACCAACGGATGCTACACCAGCTCCTAAAGGTAAACCCAAAGGACCTGTGAAAAATCCATTCTCAAAAGAATCACCTGCTTTTGAACCAAAACAAAAACAAATTGATAAAAAGAAAAAACCTAAAGATGAACCAGAAGATGAATTTGATGTCGGTGGTCCTTCTTATGCAAATGTACCAAAAGGTGTTAAATCTTCAAAAGATATAGGAAAAACTCCACAACCTTCAGATTTTGATGGTGACATGGATAAGTATTTTGATGCATTAAATAAACATATGAAAGATGTAGAAGCTAAACTTGACAAAGGTGATAAACCCGCTTTCAAAAAACCATCAGATATGGGTTCTGGACAAGGTATGATGAAAACTGGTTATGATGAACCAACTGCTGCTGATGATGTGGAATCAAATTGGGATAAATCATCTAAAGAATTTGAATCTCTTGAGGATAAACATGGTGTTAGAATTGATGACCAATCTGATTGGAGCGGTATTGAAAATAATCCACGAGGTGAATATTCAGTTAGTGGAAAAAATTCAGAAGATGCCGGTGATGGATTTAGTGTTTATTCAACTGTTGAAACAGGTGTAGATGGTGAATCATATGAAGGAAATAAAAATATCATAACATTTCCTCAAGATGACGACCCATTTGGTGGACAAGTTGAAATAGAATTTGATTCTATTGGAGATGCTAAAGAAGCATTAGATAAAATTTTAAGTGATAAAAAAATTAAATCAGCATTAGATGGTGGTAGAGCTGATATGGCAAATAACAAAGATTACATTAAGAAACAAGTAGAAAAATTAGGTGGTAAAACCATTAGAGAATCCATCAAAGAATCTAAAAAAAGAAGGTTTACCGTCAAAGAAGTAAGAATGTGGATGAAAAAATTAGAAGAGAATCGTTATAAGAAAGTATATAATTCAGACGCTCGTAGAGTGGCTTGGTTAGCAAACAATAACTTATCAGAAGATTACGAATCAATGCCAATATCAATGAGAAAAAAATGGAGTAAAGCTCAATACGGAAGAGAAAGATATTTGGCAAAAGAGTTTCTAAAATCTAAATTAGACCAACTTAAAGAGCAACTTAATGAAATGAAATTAAGAAAACAAATTAGAGAAATCATCAAAGAACAATTGAATGAAGTAAAATTTAAAAAAGTCATTTTACCAAATGATATGAAAACAAAAGTTAAAGTATCTAAAATAATTAAAAAAATGAAACTAAAAATAGATAAAGATTATGATGTTAAAGCTTTAAAAGCAAGAGGAGGAGACCAAGAACTATTACTTCTTCCAAAACACTACAATAAATTTATCGAATTAGCAATGCAAAACAAACTAAATCCAAGAGGTTAATATGAGAAAAAGACGCAACTTTAGGAAAAAACCTAAAGACACTGCACAAGGGTTATCAGTAACAGTATTTAACAACAATGTAGATGGTGCATTAAGAATACTTAAAAAGAAAGTAAAAGAAAGTAATTTGTTTGTAGATTTAAGAAAAAAACAATATTATATAAAACCATCCGAAATAAAAAGGGAAAAAAGAAATTTAGCAAAATTAAGAGCTCAATACCAAATTCTAAAAGACACAAATAAAAAAAGTTATTAATACACATCAAAAAATAATTGACAAATTGTTTGAATATTTGGATTTTTTACAAACACCACATCCAAACTTTAATAACATGCCAATATGTCCTTTTATACAAGGAGACTTACATACGGACAACATTCAATTTATTGTTTACAATTCATCTATGGATAAATCATTGGTGGACATAGTAAAAGAATGGAAAGAATCCAGATTTAAAACAGGGTTAGTGTTACATGTTGGTGATGATTTAAAAACAATAAAAAGAAAACCATATCAAAAATTTTTGAATGAACAATTAAGAGAAAATGGTATGGGTGATATTAAAATATTATTATTTTCACCATTTGAAGATTTTAATATAACAGGTGTAGATACACGAAAACAAGCCCCATGTATGTTATACAACTTAGCCACACGAGAAGATTTAAATAAAGCTCAAGAAAAATTACAAAAAACTAAATGGTATGATAATCTTTTAACTGAAGATTATAAAAAGTTAAATATTAAGAAAAAAATACTATAATTTTTTATAAATTTATATATTTATAGATATAAAATTCTTAATACACCGTTAGTTTAAATTATATACGGTGTCTAAATATAACTTAACATTATTAAGTTTCCTAATAAACTTATTCCCAAAAATATAAATTGAGGAGAATCGCAATGAGTGATTTATTAAAAGAAGCTATCGCTGATGCTAAAGCTGTTAGAGAAACTGCTTTACAGAACGCAAAGATGGCACTAGAAGAGGCATTCACGCCTCAACTAAAATCAATGCTCTCTGCTAAACTAAAAGAAGAAGAACTTGACGAAGAAGAAACTCCAGTTGTTAACGAAGAGGATGATGATGAAGAAGAAGTTGAAGAATCATCTGAACCTGTTTCTGAAGACGCTGTAGAAGAATCGGAAGAGCCTGTTGAAGAATCTGAATTAACTGAAGAAGATGACGATGACGAAGAAGCTGAAGAAGGCAGAATGTCTGATGGACACGATGATGATGAAGCTGAAGAAGGTCGTGGTGATATGGAAGAAGATGATGAAGATGATGAAGATATGGAAGAAAGTACTTTAGATCTTGAAGCTATAATCAGAGAACTTGAAGCAGAGGTTAACGAAGGTGAGCATGAAGACGAGGATGATGACGAAGCTGAAGAAGGCCGAGGAATGAAAGAAGAGGAAGATATCGAAGAAGAGTATGAAATCGATGAAGCCGCTCTTACTGAAGAAGATGATGACGAGGACAAAGACGAAGTCGATGAAGAACTTGACAAATCATCTGGAATTGGTAAAGGTGACAACAAAACAGATAATACTGACGTATCATCAGGTATTGGTGGTGGTAAAAAAGGTATGAAAGAATCTTCTGAACTAGCAGCTGAATTAAAAGAATATAAAGAAGCTGTTAAATTCCTAAAAGGTAAACTTCATGAAGTTAACATCTTGAATGCTAAACTTTTATTTACAAACAAGTTGTTTAAAGAGTTCGCTCTTGACAACAATCAGAAACTTAAAGTGGTTGAAACATTTGACAGAGCTCAAACTACAAGAGAGATTAAACTTGTTTATTCTACACTTGCAGAGCAGTTTGGTGATAATGGTTCAATTGTAACTAAAAAATCAATTAGTGAATCAGCTAGTAAAGCTGTCGCATCAACTAAACCTTCTAAAGAAACTACTAAAAAAGTAATTTCTGAAGAGGTACAAGTTGCTGACAGATTTAGAAAACTCGCTGGTTTAATTAAATAATTAGGAGATAATTAAAATGTCAAATTATGTAAATGACGCTCTATTAGGAGCAAGTCCTTACAAAAAACAAAAAGAAGAATCAAAAGCTCTCGTTTCTAAATGGGATAAAACTGGTCTTCTTGATGGTTTGAATGAGGATTTTCAAAGAAGTGGAATGGCTATTATGCTTGAAAACCAAGCAAAACAGTTAGTTTCAGAGGCGGGAGTCTCAACAACAAATCCAACAGGCGGTTCTGATGAAGAATGGTCTGGTGTTGCTCTTCCATTGGTTAGAAGAATCTTTGGTGAGATTGCAGCTCAAGAGTTTGTAAGTGTTCAACCAATGAACTTACCATCTGGTCTAGTATTTTATCTTGACTTTAAATATGGTAGTGCAAATAGTGGTGTAAATCAAGGTGGTTCTTTAGGTGGTACAACAGGTGCTTTAACACCAGCTGCTGACAGAGACGCACATGGTGAAGGTGGTTTATATGGTGCTGGTACTTTTGGGTATTCAATTTCTCAATCTAAAGCTACTATTACTGGTATTGGAATGCTAACTCAAGCTTCATCATCTTTCAGTCACTGGAATAACAATACTGAATTATCAGCTTCAAAAGCTGCAACTCAAACTTTAGTTTCTGGATCTGAACACTATGTTCAAATCAGTCTTCCGACTGGTGGAGACGCTAGTGGTGAGTTTGCTAAGGCTGATTTTAAAGCAGTTAGAAACTTTAGAATTGCAGGTACTTATATTGATTCATATCTACCTGAATTAACTAACTATGATTCAGCAAATGAAGTTGTTAATTTCATTGTTGCTCCAAAAGCAGGTGGTGCATTAGATGACGGAACATATGGTTTCGTATCATCTTCTGTAACAGTTGATTTCTCACTAGCTCCACAAGAAGCAGACAGAGGTGACTTTGAGTCTAAATCTGGTGCTGGAATGGCTATACCTGAAGTTGACTTACAATTAAATAGTTCAGCTATTGTTGCTAAAACAAGAAAACTAAAAGCTGTATGGACTCCTGAACTAGCTCAAGACTTGAACGCTTACCATAGTGTAGACGCTGAAGCTGAGTTAACTTCAATGTTGTCTGAATACATCTCAATGGAAATCGATTTAGAAATCCTTGATATGTTAATTGCAGATGCAACTACTGTTGACTTTTGGTCTGTAAAACAAGGTGATGACTTTGATGCAAGTACAAATACATTCAAACCTAATACATTCACAGGTACAAGATTCGAATGGTTTCAAACACTAGTACAAAAAATCCAAAAAGTATCTAATGAAATTCATAGATTAACTTTAAGGGGTGGTGCTAATTTCTGTGTTGTATCTCCGAAGATTGCTACAATCCTTGAATCACTTCCAGGATATAACTCAAACGCAACTAAAGACGCTAACAAGTTTGCGATGGGTGTATCTCAAATTGGTTCAGTTGATAGTAGATTCACAGTTTATAAGAATCCTTATATGACTGAAAATCAAATCTTGGTAGGATTTAGAGGTTCAAACTTCCTTGAAACAGGTGCGGTTTACGCTCCATATGTTCCATTGATTATGACTCCTCTAGTGTATGATCCAACTGATTTCACTCCAAGAAAAGGTGTGATGACAAGATACGCTAAGAAAATGATTAGACCTGAATTTTATGGTAAAATCCAAGTTTCTGGATTAGAGTTACTATAAAGTAATTGTTAAAATCAAACTTAAAAGGGTGGGAATTATCTCACCCTTTTTTGTGCAAAGTTTATATTTATATATGAAGAATAATACCCATTTAGGAGAATATAATGGCTGATAAATTTCAATTTGTATATGAAGACCCATCAACAACAGATATTAGTGGTTCAACACCTTATGGAACATACGACAATGACCATTCTTTTGTAAGTGAAAGTATAGGTCTTTGTAAATTTGTAGCTCGTAGGTTAGGACATCCAGTTATGCAACTTGAGATGAATAGTGGTTCTATATATGCAATGTACGAAGAGGCAGTTAATGAATATTCTCAACAAATGAACCACTACAATATGAAAAATTGGATGTGGAACTCATATGGTACAGAGAATAAAATAAGTGGTTCTCAATACGCTAGTAACTCTACATCATCAATGATGGGTACAGGTTCTCTACAAGCTCAAACACCGAGTATGGGAACAACATTTATGTTATCAGAACAATACGGACAAGCAGCACTTGTAGGTGGTAATTCAAACTTATATTCAGGTTCAATTACACTATCTGGTTCTCAACAAGTTTATGATTTAAAATCAGAGGGTAGTTTTGAAAGTGCAGTGGGTTCAAACGATAGAATAGAAGTACAAAAAGTATTTAATTTTCAGAAGGCTGCAATATCAAAATTTTATGACCCTTATGTAGGTTCATTTGACCAACAACAAATGATAGATAACTTTGGATTGGGTGATGTATCACCGGCAGTATCATTTATATTGAGACCAATATCACATGATATTAGTAGAGCTCAAGCTATTGAAACAAGTGATAAAGTTAGAAAATCAGCCTATTCATTTGAATTAATAAACAATAAGTTAAGAATATTTCCAATACCTGAAACAAGTGATGGTGGACAAAAAATATGGTTTCATTATTTTAAAAGAAGTGATTTGAGGGCTACAACAAATGATACATTGGTAAATAAAGTATCAGATCCTTCAAATGTGCCTTATAAGTTTATAACTTATGAAGAAATAAATGCAGCTGGTAGACAATGGATTAAGAAATATACATTGGCTCTATCAAAAGAATTATTAGGAATTATTAGAAGTAAATACGCTTCAATGCCACTTCCAAATGGAGAAGTTAATTTAGATGGTGAAGCATTAAAATCGGAGGGTAGAGAAGAAAAAGACCAACTCTTAACAGAACTAAAAGAGTTTTTAGAGTCGGTAAGTTTAAAAGAACAAGCCGTAACAGAACAAGAAGTAGCTGATGCAAATCAAGGTGTATTGAATAAAGCTCCTCTTGGAATTTACATAGGATAATATTATGGCAAATAAACCATTTTTCGTACCACAAAAAGAAATTAATTTAATAGATTCAATGAACGAAGAGTTAATTGATGAGATTGTAGGACAAACTGTAGACATATATAAAATATCTGTTGAAGATACAGATGATAATATTTATGGTGAATCATCTACTAAATATTATAACGATGGATTCAGAGTTAATTGTTTGATAAATTGGTCTGAACCGAGTGTAGACCAAGACGAGTTTGGTGCTGATGTCAACACATCTATAGAAATGTATTTTCATAGAACAACTTTAAAAGAAGCTGAGTTTTTTCCAGAAATTGGTGACATTGTAAATTGGAACGACTTTTATTTTGAAATAAATGCCGTAACAGAACCACAATTGATTGCAGGACATCAAAACTTTAAACATCAGATATTGGCTACTGCACATCGTTCAAGATTATCATCATTACAGATTGAAGAGAGACCAAGATAATGGCTGTACAAAAAATAATAGGAAAAAAAATTACGAAGTTTGATACTTCTAATCCTAATTTTCAAGAAAAACCACAACCAAAAAAAGAGGTAAGTGGCAACATAGTTGAAGATACAGATGTTTATGGTGAAAAAAAACATTTCTATAAACCAGATTCAAATGGTAACTTACAAATGGAACAATTGATGGGTAAGTTGATGAATAAGTTAGACAATATACCTGGTAAAAGTCAAACAGGTACAAATGCAATTGAAGTTGATATTAAAAGAGAAATTGCAATTGGAAAAGTTGATTCTAATGCAGTAAAATCAGAGGAATTTAAAGGTAAAGTTAAAACTAAAAAAGATAAGTTAAAAGCTTTACGAAATAGGAGAAGGTAGTATGGCGTGTAATTGTCAGGGTGCGACAGTAAATTCATGTGGTTCATGTAGTTTTGATTGTGTAAATTCAGGAGATTCTTGTGGACCAATGGGATGTGGAACTTGTTCTGCTGGTGGTGGTGGCTCATCACTTTGTTTTGTAGCAGGAACTAAAGTAGCAATGGCTGATGGAACAGAAAAAAATATTGAAGAAATAGAAATAGGTGATGAAGTAAAATCGTGGAACGCCGTAACCAATGAATTTGAATCTAACAAAGTTACTAAATTAATATCACCTATTCATGATGATATGGTTATTTTAACATGGGAACACACTTCTGTTAAAAGTACATTTGACCACCCATTTTGGTCTGTTGTTGATAATGATTGGGTTTCATATAAACCAGAACTAACAAAAGAAAGATATGAATTTTGTAATGTAGAACAACTTGTGGTTGGAAATAAAGGTTTGTTTTTAACTGATGATGGGGTGATTGAGTCTGAATTAATATCAATTGAAGAAGATATGGGAGAAGTTCAAACATACATTTTTGAATTGGATAATAATAATACATTTTTTGCTAATGGGATAGCCACTCATAATAAAGGAAGACCAGGACAAGGACCTCCAGCGGTTCAACCACAACCATCTCCACCTAAAGAACCATTTTTTATAAGACCTGGAACAGGAAAAACTCCTGTAGTTTATAATAGAACTAGGGGGAGAAATAGAAGTTGTCCAAAAGGATATAGAATGCAAAACGGGATTTGTAAAGAAGTTAATAGAACCACTAATGTAATGGGTGGAATTAATCAAGGTTCTGTAGGAGCTGAAGGACCTCCAGAATGTTGTTACACGGGTTGCGGAACATTTCAGGTATGGGTAGAATGTACTCAAGGTGGTGGTGCACCATACTATTTTTACGGTGACGGATTTGCAGCATCAGATGGATGTTCTTCACGTGGATGTCAGTTAGGTGGTGATGGTACTTTGGTAGGTGCATGTTTAGGTGCACAATCTGCTACTTATGGAACCGCTGAAGATATCTGTGGAAGTTGGCAAACTTGTAGTTGTCGTTGTCCAGTAGAAAATTGTGAAGACACATCAATTGTACCAACGGGTCAGGCTGCACCACCTAAAGGTGAGTTTAGCAGAGGTGGCCGTATAAGAAGACGTAGGAGAAGATAATGAGAAAAGTTTGTCCAACCGGTTATACAATGATGAGAGGCGTTTGTAAGGAAATGTCAATTTCTCGCAGACCAAGGAGTAGAGATATACCTGGATGTTGTTCACAAGGTCCTGGTGAAATATCTTATATTTGTTCAGGTGGTGTAATGCATGCTTGGACTTGGATGTGTACTGATGGAGCTACATATAATTTCGAATCAGCACAATGGGCGAATATAACACCATGTTATCATGATGGTTCAGTTAGTTGTACTTGTGTTGCTGATTGTTCGGGTATCGGTGGTTCGGATAAAGAAATACCAGGAGTAGCACCACCTAAAGGTAAGTTTAGAAGAGGTGGTAGATTATCACGTATGCAAAGGACAACATCAAAGAGTAGAGTACAATTAAATAATAATAGAAATTGGATTCAAGTTAATTCTACTACTTTTAAATGGAATGGAAATGGACTTGCACCAACAGCACATGGATATTATATCACATGTCGTGACCACGATAATCAAGTAAGTCATCAGATAGAATGTCATGTATCACATACTGGTGGTTCGATGCATGAAGATTGTCCAAATCCACCTTGTTATGATTTTGGAACATCCGTTGCTGTATGTGATGGTGCTTGTCATGGAGAACAAGTGGGAATATCACCCATAGCAAGAGTAGGTGGTCGTATAAGAAGAAGGCGTAAAAAATAATGTCAGTAAAACCAATAACAAATAAACAAGTCGTAGCTTCATCTAATATTAATAGAGGAAAACAAATCTCTACAAAAGATACTAATGCCGATGGTAATAGTAGAAAAAGTTTTATACCTGGTATTAATTATAGTAACAATTATGCTATAACTTTAAAAGATATTGACACTGCAGTAATGACTCACATAAAAAATGTAATAAAACCAAAAGTCAGAGAAGCTAATGAGACTATTGATGTTGGTGTAATGTATGGTAATGAAGAAAGATGGGCTTCTGTTAGAAAACGAGGAGTTATGAGAGACAAAAATGGTTCACTTATACTTCCATTGATAATGTTAAAAAGAACAGGTGTAGAAAAAAGTACATCAGTAGCTTCTTCGTTTGAACATGATGTTAAAAGAGAACATGATGTGGTTAGACATTCTAAATGGTCTAAAACAAATAGATATGATAGATTTGCAGTTCAAACTGGTAAAAAACCAGTAATAGAAAATTTATTAACAACGATGCCTAATTTCGTAAACATATCATATGATTTTGTTTTATGGACAAATTATATAGAACAAATGAATCCTTTAATTGAGACATTTACAGACCAAAATAATACATATTGGGGTGCTTCTGAAAATTATAAATTTTTATGTCAATTAGATTCTATATCAGACGCTTCAGAAATGAATCAAGATGGTGAAAGATTTATAAAGTCAACATTTAGTGTTACAACAAAAGCTTATTTATTACCAGAATATACAAATTCTGTAGTTACAAATGAAATATCAAATTTAAGAAAAACCCTATCACCATCAAAAGTTACTTTTGGATTTGAAGGTGATGCGAGTGATAAACAGGTGGGAAAATAAATGAGTTGTAATGAAAATCAAATCACGATAATAGTACATGATGGTAATTATGTCGAATGTAGAGATCCTGAATCTATATGGCAAGGTTATCACTTTGGTAGTATGAGTAGTTGTGTGAATGCCAATGAGTGGAGTACAGATATATTAAACGGGTGTCCAGATACAGGATGGAATTATTTATGTGGTTCTGAACAAGGAGAACATTGGGATTGTTTACGATGTGGAGACCCAATGGGAACTATGGAATATTCAGGTGAAGGTCCTTGGCCATCTAGTCCATATTATGATTTTTACTGTGAAGATATAGTTGAACCACCTGTTCCACCTAAAGGGCCTTTTGGAAAACTTCCAAAAGATTCTTTTTTAAATCCTGGAGATAATCAAATTAGATCTAAAGATCATTTACTAAAACCTGGTGCTCAAAGTCGTAATAATCCGATTAATATTTTCAGAAGAGATATAAGAGATAATAGAGACAAATCAAGAGATTGTCCAACAGGATATTCAATGAATCCAATAAAAGGTATTTGTCAAGAATCAATTTCAATTTATCAATCACAAAATAATAATAATTTCCCTCAACAGAGAAATGTACCGGCGTGTTGTACTCAACCTAACTCATCAGGAAAATGTTATTTTGGATGTGTACCATGTATAATGGGAGATGGACAAGCAGCACCAGGACCTCCACAATGTTTTCAGATTACTGATGCTCACACACATCCTTTTTCAGATGGTTGTAGTGGATATATGGGTACAGAACAAGTAATGGTAGATGTTGAAGTAAATGTTATAGATCCTGAAACAGGATTTCCTCAAATAAATCCAATAACAGGTGAAATAGTAACAGAAATTACACAAGAAGTTGATGTAGTACCTAGATATGGAACTTTATCTATGGCTTGTATGTTCAAATTAGAACAAATTAAACATCTACAAACTACAGGATGTTCACATATGTATGGCCAATTGAATGGTAGTGTTTCTGTTTCATGTCATTGTTGGGCTTTTGAAAATCAAGAATGTCCTGGTCAAGGAGGTACAACAGATACTACTGGTAATACAGGTCCAAAAAGTGAGTTTAGAAGAGGTGGAAGAATTAGAAGAAGAGGTGGAAGAATTAGAAGAAGACGAAGAAGATAAAAAAAACAACTTTTTAATTAATTTGATATATATTTATATATACTAAATAATAACAATGGAGGTTATAAATGGCTGAAGAATCAAAATTAGCAGAAAAACTAAAAGACTCAACAAAATTTTCAGAAGAAGAAATGAAAACTGTAAAAGAAATACAACAGAGGTATGTTGATGTACAACATAAACTTGGACAACTTTCTGTAGCTGAAATAAGATTGAATCAACAATTAGATGCATTAAACATAACTAGAACAGAACTTAATGACACTTTTATAAAAACACAAAAAGAAGAAACTGATTTTATAAAATCAATTACTGAAAAGTATGGTGATGGTGTTTTGAATCCTGAAACTGGTGAATACAACAAAAAATAAGTTCGCTGTTTGAGCACTTACATATCTATTTATATATGAATTAGACTAATTGTGCACAGATTAGTCTATGTAGTCATACACAAAAATTTAATCGATTAATTAGGAGAAATCACATGGCAGAAAAAGTAGTTAGTCCAGGCGTATTTACCAATGAACTGGATCAATCTTTTTTACCTGCAGCTGTCGGAGAGATAGGTGCAGCAATTATAGGTCCTACGGTAAAAGGACCAGCTATGGTGCCAACAGTAGTTTCCTCATTTTCTGAATTTGAACAGAGATTTGGATCTACCGTAAAGAGTGGTAGTAATTACTACTCTTACTTGACATCAGTAGCAGCACAAAATTATTTAAGACATGGAAGTAAATTAACAGTTGTAAGAGTTCTTGATGGAACATTTTCAGAGGCAACAGCTTCTGTAGAAATAGCTAATTCTAGTGTTACTATAGGTTCAGCTTCTTTCATAATGGGTGGAACACCAGCACAATTTGTTGATGAAGAAGTTTATATCAATGGTGTAAACTTTACATTTGTTGGAGCCGGAGACAAAATAGGCCTATTAAATAATTCAGCTACTCAAGTATTTGTAGCAACAGGTTCAACCACTCTTGCAACTGCAATTAATTTAAGAAACGCTATTCAATCAAACGCATCATTGACTGGATTAACACTTTCAGCATCAGTAAATTCTGGGTTTACTGTAGCAAACGATGCTACGATGAGTATTTTTTCAACAAGTGAATCAATAAATAACTTTTCAGTATCTAAATCAATGGCTACTGGAGCTGTAGGTTATTGGGGTACTGGAAGAGCAGGAATAGATAATGAAGCTACAAGTATAACATCTATGGGTGGTGCTGGTACTACAATTGCTGCAGGAAATTCTTCTAATGTATCTTTCAAACTACATACTTTGGGTGAAGGTTTAGTTATGAACAGTTTCGCTAGAAACGAAGCAATAGGAAGTAATAACACATTGTCTTCAGGTTCATCAGATAATTTAAGATATGAGATTACAAATGTAAATCTTAAAAAAGGTACAATTACATTAGTAATTAGAAGAGGTGATGATACAGAAAAAAGAAAACAGGTATTAGAAACTTGGAATAATGTTTCTTTTGACCCGAAAGCTCCTAATTATATTGAAAAAATAATAGGAAGTCAATTTCATCAATTAGTAACTGACTCTGATGGTACGGCTTATATTCAACCAAAAGGTGACTATCCACAACAATCTAAATATGTAAGAGTTGCGAAAGTAAATCAATTACCTGATTATTTAAATGAAAATGGTGAGGTATCTACAGCTTATGCAAATTCAGGTAGTTTTTTCCCATCAGTTGGAAGTGGTTCACTTCATGGAGCATTTGGTGGTGGTTCTGATGGAACTGCTGGAGTAGGTGGTACAAGATACGATGGTGGAAACATCACAGCTAAATTCTATGATGATATAAATTCATCTAATAACCAACACATACAAGGATTTGATATTTCTGACCTTGCAAATGACAATGGTGGAACTGCATACAACGACGCATTAAAACTATTATCAAATCAAGATGAATATGATATGAATCTACTTATGTTACCAGGTGTAACTAATGATGGTGGTTCGGCTATTATCAATAAAGCTATTACGACTTGTGAGGAAAGAGGTGATTGTTTTGTAATCGCTGATCCAGTTGGGTATGGAGCAGTACAATCAGTAGCTATAACACAGGCTGAGTCATACGATTCAAATTACGCAGCTATGTATTGGCCTTGGGTACAAGTACAAGACAATAATCTTGGTAGAAATGTATGGGTACCGCCATCAGTAGTATTAGGTGGAATCTACGCATTCAATGATAAAGTAGCTCATCCATGGTTTGCACCAGCTGGTTTAAATCGTGGTGGAATTGATACAGCTATTCAAGCTGAAAGAAAATTAACTCATGGAAACAGAGATACAATGTATGAGTCTAATTTGAATCCAATAGCTACATTCCCAGGACAAGGGGTGACTGTATTTGGACAAAAAACATTACAGAAAAAATCATCAGCTCTTGATAGAGTAAATGTTAGAAGGTTAATGATTAGAGTTAAGAAATTCATTGCAGCTTCTTCAAGATTCCTTGTATTTGAACAAAACAATGTACAAACAAGAAGAAGATTCTTAAATATAGCTAATCCGTTTTTAGAGCAAGTACAATCTAATAGTGGTTTAAATGCATTTAAGATAGTAATGGATGATACAAATAATACTCCAGATGTTGTTGACAGAAATATCTTATTCGGACAGATATTCCTACAACCAACTAAAACTGCTGAGTTTATTGTATTAGACTTTACAATACAACCTACAGGAGCAACATTTCCTGAATAATTAGGAAAAAATAAATAGAAAAAATAAAGAGGCAGTAGAAATATTGCCTCTTTTTTTTGCTTTGTATGATATTTATATATGAAAATATGTAACAAGTTTATTGTAGTTACTAAATAGGAGAAAAATAATGGCTGAATTGTTAAGCGCAAATGATATAATGTTTACACCATTTGAACCTAAAACTCAAAATAGGTTTGTATTTAATATCGACGGTATTCCAGCATATACTATAAAAGCTGGTAATAGACCAACAATTACATTTGAAGAGGTAGCTCTATCACATTTGAATGTAAAACGATATGTTAAGGGTAGAGGCGAATGGCAAACTTTAGACATAACATTATATGATCCAATAGTTCCATCCGCAGCCCAAGCAGTTATGGAGTGGGTTAGATTACACCATGAATCAGTAACTGGTAGAGATGGGTATTCAGATTTTTATAAAAAAGATATTAATTGTCAATTGTTAGGACCTGTAGGTGATATAGTAGAAGAATGGACATTGAAAGGTGCAATGATTCAATCTGCTAACTTTGGTGCATTATCTTTTGATGCGAGTGACCCTGTTGATATAACACTCACATTAAGATATGACTACGCAATACTTCAATTCTAAATTAAGTTGACATAATACGATATTAAAACCCTTGAAAAAAAATCAAGGGTTTTTTTATTTTGTATATATTTATATATGAATAAGTTATGAGGTTTTATGAAAAGTTTTAAAGAAATTATAGAAAAAGTTTTACATCACGAAGGTGGTTATGTAAATGACCCTAAAGATTTGGGTGGTGAAACCAAGTATGGTATCACTAAAAGGTTTTATCCAGATGTTGATATTAAAAATTTAACAATCGAACAAGCAGTAGAAATCTATAAAAAAGATTATTGGGATAAAAACAAAGTTGAATCTTTACCACAGAATTTATGGCATATCTATTTTGATATGTGTGTAAATATGGGTAAGAGAACAGCAGTAAAGGTTTTACAACGAGCAGCTGTTAACAAAGGTAGAGATATAGAAGTTGATGGTGGTTTAGGACCAAAAACAATCGGAGCTCTCAAGGGTGTAGAATTAGATAGAGTCAGAGCTTTCAGAGTAAAGTATTATGTAGATTTAATAACAGCTAGACCAGAACAAGAAAAGTTTTATTTAGGATGGTTTAGAAGAGCAACGGAGGTATAAGTATGTCAACAGATAAATTATATAGTGAGATAAAAGAATTATTCGAACAATTTGAAGAAAATCATAATGTATTTTCAGAAAAAGGTACAAAAGCAGCTGGAGGTAGAGCCAGAAAAGCTATTGGTGAAATAAAAAAATTAGTTACAGGTTATAGACAAGCATCAGTTTCTGAATCAAAATCATAGGAGCGTAATATGGCAAACGAACAAAAGTTTCCAAGTGAAGTTGTAGATTTACCAAGTGGTGGTAAGGTATATCCAAAAGATTCACCATTATCAAATGGTAAAATAGAATTAAAATATATGACTGCTAAAGAAGAAGATATCTTAACATCAGATAATCTTATTAAAAAAGGTGTTGTCATTACTAAACTATTAGATTCTTTAATACTTACAGAAGGTGTATCATCATCTGATTTAGTATTAGGTGATAAGAATGGTGTGATGGTAGCAGCTAGAATATTAGCATATGGTCCGGAATATCAAGCTAAAGTGAATGACCCAAAAACAGGTGATTTAGTTGATGTAACTTTTGATTTGACTGAATGCCCATTTAAAGAAATACCAGATGATTTAACAGAAAATGGATATGAATTTGAGTTACCTATATCTAAAACAAAAGTATCATATAAAATACTTACAGGAAAAGATGAAGATGATATTAATTTGGAACTAAAAAATATTTCTAAAGTTAATAAAGGGGCTTCACCTGAAATAACCACACGAATTAGATATATGTTACAATCAGTAGATGGTGATTCTACACCACAAGTTATAAATAACTTTTCACAAAACATGCTAGCCAGAGATTCATTAGCTTTAAGGAAAGAAATCAAAAGAGTTTCACCTGATATTGTAATGGACCAAGAGATAGAAATAGGAGGGGAGATGGTCTCGGTTACAATACCGATGACCACTAACTTTTTTTGGCCTAACAACGAAGTATAAACCAGAGTTACATAACCAAATATTTCAGTTAGTTTACTATGGAGAAGGTTTTACTTTTTCAGATGTCTATGATATGCCAGTATATCTTCGAAACTTTTATTATAAAAAGTTAGTAGATGCAAAAGAAAAAGAAAAAGAAGAAATAGACAAAGCTAAAAAGAAACAAAATTTCAACAAACCAAATTTACAATCATCAAGATTTCGTAGGTAATTTTACATAAAATTGATATTTATATATGACTAATTACATTATTAGGAGAATAATATGTCAATCAAATTAAAAGAATTATTAGATACAAAATCAAAACCTAAATTAATAGCTGAAGGACTTTTTTCTAAATTAAAATCTTTATTTAAATTAGATAATAAAAAAATAAACACACTTAAAAAAGACAAAAAGTTTATGTCACATGTAAATAACATAAATTCTAGTTATAAAAGGTTATCAAAACAGATAGAAAAAGACTATGGTATAAAGATAAATTATCAAAAAATGAAAGCTAGTGATTTTTTATAATAGGAATTTATAATGGCTGATTTTAATCCCAGAAATATCAAAGCTTGGAAACAAGAAGTCAAAGCAGCTAAATCAGATTTGGCTGATATAGCAGATTTGTCTGCTCAGTTAGAAAAAAGTACTTTAAATTTATCAGAATCTCAAAAAACAAATAATAAATTCCTTGGTGAAGTTTTAGATGCATCAAAAGAAGCTGCAAAACAAGGAAAAATGAATTTAGAACAATTAAAAGAGAGAGTAGATTTAATAAAAGATATTTCAAAAGGTGAAATGGATTTAAACCAAATAAAAGAAAAAGAAGAATCTATTGAAAAAGAAATAATAAAAATTAAAAGAAGATATATTGGTGCAAATAAAGAAAAAGGTGCACAATTAGTAGCTGAACTTGAAAAAAATCAAGAATTATTATCACAAGAAAAAGAAAGAGTTTTGGCGGAGGAACGAAGTAAATCTTTATTAGAGGCTCAAGATATGCTTACAGGTGGAATGGCTTCAAAAATGAAAGAATTTACAGAGGCTTTCCAAGCTGGGTTGGGACCTCAAGTGTTGATGTTAGCTGGTTTAGCTGCAATCGTAGCATTAGTAAGTAAATTTTCTGAAGGAATTGATGCTGTAGGTGATGAGTTTGGTGCCATAGGAGTTAAAGAATTTTCATCTGATTTGATGGCAGCAGATGCTGAGTTAGCAAGAATAGGAATGGACGCTGGAACAGCAGCTTCTATAACAACCGAATTAGCAGATAATTTTGGTGTTGGTGTAGAGGACGCCATTGGTATGGCAGCTGCAGTTGGTGATATGTCAAAGGCATTAGGGTTAAGTGTACAAGAGGGTGCACAATTGATGGGTACATTTACCACTATGGGTGGTATGACACCTCAACAAGCTGAAGACACTGCTAAAATGGCTGCTCAGTTAGCTAACGCTAACAATGTTAATCCATCTGCAGTATTAAAAGACATAGCTGGTAGTACAGAAACATTTGCTAAGTTTGGAAAAGATGGTGGTACTAATTTGGTAGAAGCAGCAGTTGTAGCTAAAAAGTTAGGAACTAATTTAGATTCTGTTGCAGATACAATGGAAGGTATGTTAGATTTTGCAAACTCTACTACAAAGGCTATGGAAGCTTCTGTACTAATTGGTAGAGATATAAATGTACAAAAATTACAAGAATTATCTTTAGCTGGTGATGCAGCTGGGGTATTAGAAGAACAAAAAAGATTATTAGGTGACGCTGAAAAGTTTAATTCTATGAATGTTATACAGAGAAAAGCTTTGGCAGAATCGTTAGGATTATCAGTCGAACAGGCTAACAAAATGGTTAACGCACAAGAAGACGCTGCAAGTTTAGCTGGTGAGTTAGCAAAACAACCTGGATTTGAAGAGTTAGTTGGTAAAGAAGCTTTATCAAGTCTTTCTCAATTGATGGGTTCATTAACTTCAATAGCGGCTGTGTTAACAAATGTATTAGGACCACCACTTAATTTTATTGTAGGTATTTTTGCAGAAGGTTTCAATGTAATCAATAGTGTTATTGATACATTGATGGAATTTCCAGCTTTGGCCACAATAGTTGGTGGTGCTTTGGCATTAATGAGTGGTAAATTTTTAGTGACTGCTATTGCAGGTGTATGGGCTGGTGTAACATCTATTATGTCAATACCATTTGTAGGACCTGTTTTAGCTGGTATAGCTGCAGCAGGATTAATAGCTACTATTTATAAGGCGATAGCTGGAGCTGGTTCACAAAAGGTTGGTGACGCTTTTATGCAAGGTGGAGGTGGTCCAATCGTAACCACACCACAAGGACAATCATTTGAAGGTTCTGTAAGAGATGAAGTATTGATGGCACCTGGAATTGCAGGAGCTCAAGCAGCAACTGCAGCAGCTGGAGGTGGAGGAAATATGGCAGTTGTAGACGCTATAAATAATTTAAATACAACAACAAAAGAAAATAAACCACCATCGGCTAGAGATGTGGGTAAAAGAACAGGTAGAGCTTTAGAAGGAATAGGAGACGGATAATGTCATTAAGGAATTTAAAAAGTGCATTTTCTGATTTTGTAAGAGAAACACAAGTAGAAGGTAGACATACAGAAAGTCCTACAACTGTTGTACCATTCTTACCATCTTCTGTTTTAGAGGCTACAACCTACGCTTATAATAGTATAACAGACGAACCAATAGATTTAGATGGTGGAATGGCACCAGTTAATTTTCCATTATTAACTGATTTATTTAATAATCCAGAAACAACAACAACTCTAAATGATTCAACATCAAATATAAATTTTCAGGTTGGTTTAGGATTTCCATCACCAAACATGAAAGCAGTTGTTTCAGGAGAAGGATTTCAAGCGAGTGTATCTTATATAAAAACAGCTACCGGTGATGTATTGGCTGCATCAGGTGCAGTTACGAAATTAGGAAAACTTTCTGATTTAGCTTCAAACATAGGTATAGACACACCTACTTTTGACTTTGGTGCAGATATATCAAGTCTTTTGGATGGGTTACCAACACCACCTGAACCTCAATTTTTAAAATATGAAAATACTGTAGAAGAATTATTTAATTTAAATGGAGGGAATTTAACAGACAATTTTGCAAATACAGGTGATATTGATTCTACTCGTGGTATAATTTACCAAGTTTTAGGAGACCAAAATAAAGCAGGTTTGACTCCTGATTTTAGTTTTCAAGATAGAGTTCAAAATATAGCTAATGTTGAATATATAAATCCAATAGCCTCCTTTAATGCAGGTAATATAGAATTTAAAGATGATTATTTTGAAGATATAGGACAATCATTAGGTGGACTTGCTAGTGCATTAACTCCTGACTTTATTGAAGATAGTTTAAAATTTTTATCAGAAAATGAAAAAATAAGAAATTTATTTTCTGGAATAGGTGGTGTATTTGAAAATATAGGTGGGTTTGGTAAGAGATTACCTCAACCTAAATTTCCTAAAATTGATATAGATTTTAGTAAAATAGGGAACTTCTTTAAAGGTGGTTCTGGATTGGGTGGTGGATTTTTAGGTGATTTAGGTAATAACATAAGTAAACTAGCTCAAGGGGTTGGTGACGCATTAAGTTCAGTAGCAGATACAATAAAAGATGTTGGTGGACCAATTGCACAATCAGCTAAAGAATTAGCTTCTAACTTAAATCCATTAGATGAATTTACATTACCACAAATTAAATTACAAAACCCAAGACAAACTTCTGTGACTGAATATGGTGGACAGGCTATTTTTAAACAAAATACACCGAGGGCTCTATCAAGAGAAATATCACTACGAACTACATCACCTGTAGAAACTGCAGACAGAGCTTATGTAGAAAATGATGTATCTACACCATATGCTAAATTAGGAGAAGTTAGATATACAGGTGTGGTAAATGTACCAAAAGCCTATTATCCAAACGCCTCTATGGATGAAAAGGCTGGTGGAGATAAAATGACTTTAGCGGATGTTAAAGGTCCTTCATTGTCAGCTTATGATGACGCTACACCTAACTTTGTAGATTCAGTCGAAAATGGAATGCCATTTTTCTTTAAAGATTTAAGAAACAATACTTATATAATATTTAGAGGTTATATAGATGGAATAACAGATAATCCATCACCAAATTGGTCTGAACAAAATTATATAGGAAGAAGTGAAAGTAATTGGGTTTATACCGGAACAAGTAGAGAAATATCTTTTAATTTTAAATTAGCAGCACAAACAGCTGTAGAATTAGATTCTATATATCTAAAAGTAAATAAATTAACTGGAATGGTTTATCCAGAATATATGGTAGACCAATTTTTACAAACAGGAGGAAATGTTGATAACCCACAATTTAAAGTCAGAATGAAACCACCATTAGCTAGATTACGAATTGGTGATTTATTTGGTAATCCATCAGGAGTAACTAGAGATGGTATTTTGGGTTTCATAAAAAGTATAAGTTATACTTGGCCTGACGAGTCACCTTGGGAGACAAGACATGGACAAAGAGTTCCTAAATTTTGTGATGTTTCTATTGGATGGCAAGTCATACATGAAAGAGTTCCTGATATGAATTATCCATTTTTCTATGGTTATAATCCTGATAGAGAAGAAGCTAGAGAATTACTAAATCAAAATAATTTAACTGCAGAAGAATTAGCTGCACTTGGAGGTTAATATATGCCAGCACCATTTTGTGATCCAGAATTAAATCCACCATACGGTAATTGCTGTATATTGGGTTACAATGACCCGTATCATGAGTATGCTGCAGTAGGATTAGGGCCCTTTGGCCAAACAGGAACAATGGCAGTTTGTAATTATAATCAATATTGTTATGACGATGCAGTAAGTTGTTTTGGTAGTTGTCCTAGCTCTGGACCAGGAGCACAAGCTTGTAATCAAGGTTGTAGACATAGGTTGATGCATTGTTGTGATAAAACACCAGGAACTGAATATGAAAATAATTCAAACGCTGGTAGTATATGTGGTGAAGGTGCTATTGGTGATGAAGAATTGCAGGGTTACTATGAGTGTACATGTGGTAGTACAGCTGTTTTTATGCCTGATGGTGGAGGTCCACCAAAAATGAGACCACCACTAGCTACTTTTGAGAAACAACCAAATCAACCATTATCTGGTCAACATAATCAATCACATCCACCTGGAGGATATGCACAAAATAGATTAAGAAAAAATATGAATAAAACATCTAAATGTGGACCAAATGAAATGAGATTACCAAATGGACGTTGTCAAAGAACAAAATCAAAACAAATAGTAGCTTTAGATAATGGTAATGGTGATGTGGTAATGGATTATGGATATGATTGTTGTAGTAGTCAATGTACTGATTTTTATGCTAGAGTTAGTTGTGGACAAGAAACAGTAACTTGTATGCTTCCACAAGGATGTAGTCAACTAAATTATAGTGAAAACTGGTGGAATCAAAATCTAAATGATCTTATTTTTGGTGACTATAGTAACTCTCAATATCAATATGGTGAAACTTTCGTAACAACATCATATGAGTTTGAACAAGTCAACGGTGGTGGATTATCTTGTTATGGTGGATGTAGTTATTCAGGTGGAGATTTGAGGTCAGCCTGTTTGGGCACTGGAGCTTCAGGTTATAGTGCATATAATAATCAATCAGTATGTGGTCAAGTAGTACGATGTAATTGTAAATGTTATGCTGATTGTGGAGCTTCAATAATAGCTGATGAAGAAACTTCATTTGGAGGCAGTAAAGGTCCTTTTTAATATGGAGATATAAATTATGCCAAGAACAAAATGTCAAAGAGGATTTACAATGAATACGTTAACAGGTATGTGTGAAGAAAATAGTAGACTTCAGACTCATACCCCACGTCGTACACAAAAAGCTAATGTTAGAAAAAATACACGAAATTTAAGAAGAGGAAACACAGGCGGCGGAAATTTACCATTTGCTGATTCACCATCATGTGGAGGAGAAGTATGGAGTGGTTGTTACACACCTTATCTTGAAGGATGTAACATGCAATATTGGGATAGTTATTGTAATTGTATGAAAGATTATTATGATGCTATTGGTCAATCAACATTTTGGCAAGATGGTACATATCATTGTAGTCAAAGTGGTAATGACTGGGCACCTTGTTTATCATCAACAGAATGTATGAATCAAGGATGGTATAAAAATTGTACATGTCTACCACTAGATACAATGGGTGGGGGCAGTGGTGATTTTGTTTCATGTGCTTCTTTTCATTGTACTGGCTGTCATCATCCAAGTTCAGAAGACTATGTAGAAGGATTTGGTTTTCAGTATTTTTATTATCCACCTTGGTTTATTGATAATTGTATTCCACCTTTTGACTGGGCAGCCGGAGGAGGAATTGAAATAGGACCACCTAAAGGTGAGTTTAGTAGAGGTGGCCGTATAAGAAGACGTAGGAGAAGATAGTGGCTAGGAGAGGTAGAAGAAATAGAAAAAATCCAAGAGTTTCAGTTTTTGCAATTCATCCTGTACAAGGTGGTAATATTGGTGGAGATGATCAAGTATTACAAGAACCTGCATGTTGTACTCAACCAGACAGAACTTACTCATGTAGATATAAATGTGTTCCATGTTATCTTGCATCAAATCCAAATCAACTTGATCACCTACTTCCTGAAGGAAGCTTCTTTGAAGTCATGCCTGACTTTTGGACAGATAATTTAGCTGGTAGTCAATGTTTTGAAATAGTTTCAGTAGACCAAACATGTCTATCAGGAGGTGGTCCTGTAGCACATGGTATACCTAATTATGATTTTCAATCAGGTACTTATAATTATTTAGCGGGTTCATTTGTACAAGAGGCGGAAGCGTGTCTTGGTAGATTAGTAAATATAATAGCGGGAGGTGCACAAACCTATGAAGGACATGGTGTATGTCAATCCACTATGCCTGTAGGTGATTTTCAGTCAACTGTAAGTGGTCCTTGTATGTGTACATCTTATGCAAACTATCAATGTCCAGGACAGACAAATCCAAATCCAGAAGAAAGTGAAGGAGATGGTCAACCAAAATTTGATTTTAGACGAGGTGGTAGAATAAACAGAAATAGGAGAAGATAATGTCAAGATATGATTCAACTAAAATAAAAAAAACAGAAGAAGAAAAATTTGGAAAAAGAATGAAATCTTTATCCTATACTACTACTATTTATAATGACACTCCTGAAAAAGATGATGATATTTATGTCACAACACAAGTAGGAGATAGATTAGACAATTTAGCTCTAACTTTCTATGGTTCACCTGAATTTTGGTGGTTTATAGCTAATGTTAATAATTTAACAACAATGAATGTTGAAGCTGGATTAACCTTGAGGATACCATCTTCTTTGTCAGACGCTAAAGGTAAATAAGTTATGTCAATTTTTAAAAAAATAGATGACAAATTATTTGATTCGTCAGCTGGTTATGATTTACCAGAAGAAAACTTATCTGAAAACATTCAAAAAAATGTAAGAAAGAAAGGTTCAGCTTCCGTATCTGTGTTTGGTGCTGATATGGATATAGCAACCAAAATGAAATTGGAAGCTAGACAAAAATTAAATCTTGGAAACAGACTTCCAAATGAATCATTACAAAGTAAATATTCGAAAGACGGATTGAGATTAGATGACCCATCGTTAGGTGTAAATTTACAATTTAATGGGCAATCTGATTTTTCTTCGAGAACACCTATTGCTAGAATGTGGACTGCTGTACAATTAGAAACTTACACAGACACTGGAAATGACTGGTCTAAATTTGATGATGAAAATCACACTAGAGATTTAGAAAAATATGTTTATAATGTGAGAGGTAATAAAGTTTTTGAAAAAGAAAGAAACAAACATGATAGAATAATTTACGTGGTTGGTAATCATACCATGAATGAATTTCAAGGTAAACCCAACGAACCAAGAACAGGAGATACATTAAGTACAAGTTTAGGTAAAAAAATATTACCACAAATGAGTGAAACAAATCAAAACGAATTTTTTATGCCACCGGCTGGTATAACTGCAGTTTCAATGGAAACAGAAGGAGCTTTAGGTTTAATAAAAAAAACATCAGTATCATTTAATGTTAACAATTTTCATGATTTTGAAAATATTTTTCAAAGATATTTTTTAAGACCAGGAGCTCAAGTTTTTGTTGACTTTGGTTGGAGTAGTATTCCTTTATATGATCCAAAAGTTTTATGTTATGACGATTATAAAGATGGTAGAGAGTTAGATGAATTATTATATGGAACTGATGGTATAGTCACTACTGCACATGGTGATTTAGAAGTTATGCAAGGATTTGTCACGGAATTTAATTCAAAACTGACTCCAGAAGGAACATATGAATGTTCTTTAGAGTTGGTATCTAGAAACAATTCATTAATGGAATCTTCTTTTATGGGTGGTGACCAAGGACAGAAAAAAAGAATGTTAGCCACTATAGATTCTGTCATTTTAAATTTTGCAGCTAAACATTTTGGTGCAGACTTATTAGGACAAAACAAAATGTATGATAGCACTAATTTAGATGTACAGAATGAGTTAATGTATACTTTTGGGGCAGAACAATTACAATCTACGAGTAAAGGAACTGATGTACCTACGGGACCTGAAGTTTTGTTGACAGGTGTATATTGGCAAACACAATATACAACGGAAGAAGATGATCCTGATACGGATGAAGATGAATCAAAATCTGGTAGCAGACAAGAAGTTCCATCAAGTGATGAAAATATTTATATAATGTGGGGATTGTTTGAAGATTTAATTTTAAATGAACAATTTGGTTTTGGTAGAGACAAAAAAGATGTTCTTTTCGGTAATGATGTTTCAATAAGATTTGACTCATCAAATTCATTTGTATCATATGAACCTTTATTAGAAAAATCAACACAGATGTCAAAAGCTGGTGCATTTGATTTTAGATATCCAGAGACTTGGGATGAAACATATAACACTTATAGAAATAAAGTAAATGTTGACAGATTAAACACCAATGGAAAATATAAAAAAAGACCTGATGAAAATACAGGTCATAAAAATTGGACAAGTTTAGATAAAAGTTTAAGAAGAGTTCCATTAAGAGAAATTTTTGTAAACTTGTCTGTGATAAAAGAGTCAATTGAGAAAAAAACCGATGTAAAAAGTATAATGAAAGAAGTTTTAAATAGATTAAAAGATGCTTCTTCTGATATATGGGATTTACAAGTAGGTGGTGGTAGAAAAGATGGTTCGGTAGTATCTGCAATTGATAGAAATTTTGTTCAAGCCGAAAGAGATGATTTGGGTGGAACAAGTTATTTAGATAGATTGTTTACATTTAAGCCTCATTCTCCTGATTCAATTTGTAAAGATATGAATGTGGAATTTGCTATGCCAAGTAATGATATGGGCAACATGATTGCTATTCAATCAGGTGCTGGTGGTAATTCTGTATTCGCGGTTAATAAATCAATTGATAGAAATTTGGCTATGAGTATTTTTAAAGAATTTGGTGGTGATGTAAATGCTCAATACTTACCATCGATGGGAACTTTTCCAATGGAAAAGTTTACAAAAAAAATATCAGAAGGTTATGTAATTGATACATTATATAATGATGATGATATGATATTTGCTGGTGATTCTGAAACTTCTGAAGCTATACTTTCAAATTTTGGTAATGTTTCACCATCTTCGTTTGAAAGAAAAACAAAGGCAAGATTGGGTAAAGAAAAATGGAATGAGATAAATAGTGTTTCTTTGACGGAAGAAGAGATGGAACGAGAGGGAATGGATGAAGAAGAAATAACTGCAGCTAAAGCTAAAAAAGCAGAATTAGAACCAAAAGAAAGTGATTTCTTGAATGATACAGATCAGTTAGCATCTGGTTTAGAAGACTATTATAAACTTTTAGCTAAGTCAAGTTATTTTTTCTTAAACACATCCTCTCTTTTACCAATATCAATATCATTAACAATAGATGGTATATCTACTCTGAATGTAGGTAATCTATTTAAAGTGGATTATTTACCAAAAATGTATAGAGAGTCTGTTTATTTTCAAATTACTTCTTTAAAACAAGATTTGAGTAGTGAAGGATGGAAAACAGAAATTGAAGCTATAATGAGAATAGCTCCTGTAGCAAAACAAAAGGCAGGTATTTATGCAGAGAGCACCAATATATATTTATCTAGAAAAGCATTAACAGATGGTGTTGATATAAATGTGGCTAACAAAAATGCATTTAAATCTATAGTAAAAGATTCTACTACATTATTTCCATTTATTTCAAAATTACAAGTCATGGGAACAGGAGAAGATTTTGATTTATCATTGACAAATTACTTAATGTCTTTTGAAGCGTCTGCTAACTATGTAATATTTAGAGGTGATTTTAAAACTGCCATTAATACTACAGCTGATAGTGATATAAAATGGGGTTCAAAAAAAGGATACCTCCATTGGGGATTTCCATGGGGTAAAGACGCTACATGGAGATCTAAAAAATGGGCTCACAGTGTAGATTTTTATTGTGGTAGATATAGAGACTTTTTTATATCAGGATTACAAGACGCTAAAACTTCTAAATTAGAAAGAGCTAATGAGGGAAAAGGAACTTGGGATTTTTATTACAATTATTGGTCTTGTAATATAAAAAAAGGTGAAAAATATATAATTCAAATTTCAAAACAAAATAATGCAGTTATTTATCCATATCCATATACAAGTGGTGTTTTGAATCAAAAAGATTTACAAATGTTAACTTATCATATCGATGGTATATTTCATATGTATGGTGGTTATTATTATAAACATCGAAACTATAGACCAACACCTAGTGTATGGACTAAAATGAAAAAAGCACAAAATTATATGGATCAAAAAACAACAGGTTGGTATGAACGAGGTAGAAAGCCAAGTTGGATAAATAAAACAAGTTATTGGTTGAGATCTTACGCTGATACAAGATATAGATTCGAATCCGATTAAAAAAAGCTTGTTTTTTATAAAAATATGTTATATATTGTTATACGATGTATTGTGTTATACCTATATTTAAAGAACCTTTCTTACATCCATTACACGAAAACAATGGATTATCAGCCCTATGGGTTAAACCTAAAGATGATAAATCATTCTTCATAATACAAAAACATCCTGATTCGGATAAAGTATTGGAAGATTTTAAATGGTTAAATGAACATACAATTCTTACACCTGATAAAAAAATATTAAATCATTTCTATGAATTTGATAATGTTACTGATATTAATTACTTGTATTGGGATGATACAGGTAAACCATTTGAGAAACATATAACTAATAATGCAATAGATTTCTTATCAAACAAGTACTACAATGTAAAAAAACTTAACGAAATCATACCATTATCGAAACATAATGAGTATTGTAACGACATTGTAAAATCAATGAATAACTTAATCTTTGATTCAAATGATGAATATATGAATGATGTTGTGAGGGCATTTACATCTATTGAACAAAATGGTATCAAAGTATCAGATGATATATGTGACATATTTGATATGAGAGTAAAAAAACACATATCTAATGGTAAATTATATTCACAATATAATCTATGGACAACAACAGGTCGTCCAAGTAATTCATTTGGAAGTGTGAACTTCGCAGCTCTACCACCAGAAAAAAGAAAAGGATTTGTGGCTGAAAATGATTATTTAGTTGAATTTGACTTTGATGCATATCACTTGAGATTGATTGCTGACTTGGTTGGTTATCATACATTTGGTGAAGAATCAGTTCACGAACATCTTTCAAAATGGTATGAATGTTCTTATGAAGAATCAAAACAAAGAACTTTTAAATTATTATATGGTGGAATTGATAAAGAAACACGAGAAAAAGTACCATTTTTTGATTTAACACATAAATATATTAATTCAAAATGGAATGAAATAAACACACATAATTTAGTTTTTACAGATATTTATAGACGGAAACTATTATTTAATAATTATGACGATTTAAACAGAAATAAAGTCTTTAACTATTTGATACAAGCTTTAGAGACAGAATCAAATATTAAAAAGATTTTATCAATTCAAGACTATTTATTAGAGAAGAAGACAAAATTGGTTTTATATGGATATGATAGTTTTCTATTCGACTTTTCTAACGAAGATGGAGTGGAAACTTTGAAAGACATAAAATCAATTTTAGAAGAAAATAAACATTACACCAAAGCTAAAATGGGTTTAAACTATGGTGAAATGAAAGACATAACAAAGAGGTTATAAATGAAACATATTTCAGAGATTATAGAAGATATATTAGTAGAATGGGCTTATCGTGTACACGATGGAATGCCTAACCCACAAAACGCACTACATATTCAAGAACTTCGTGAATCAATGGAAGAATTAAAATTACCGAATAATGTTATATATCAAGTTATTAAAAATTTACTTAATGAAAAGAAAGTAAAACCACATAAAGATACAGAATTATTAAAAAAATTAGGAGCTAAAAAATTACCAGTTGATATAATAAATAATATTGGTAATGGTAAATACAAAGACTCTTTATTATCAGCTGGTTCAGGAAGCACATATAATACCAAAAAGAAAAAATATTCTTTTAATGATTTAAAAAGGGAACTAAATAAAAATGATAAATTATTTATAACAACTTCTGGAACAATATTAAAAGTTAGATCTCAATATGGAGAAAGAATTTGTCAATTAAGTATATCTAAAGCAAAAAATCCAAAAGATACTTATATGGGTCAAATTAGTGTTTTATATAAATTATCTAAATTAAATAAAGTTGATATAGTAAATAAAGTTGCTCCTGGTATCGGATATGAAAAAATGCAAATTAAAAATTTAGATAATCATGTTAGTGAGATGTTAGGTATATCTGGACACAAACCACTACCTTTATTCATAGGTGGAAAAGATACAGGTGTAGATATAGATGGTGGTGCTAAAGTATCTGGTAGTCCAAAAGCTGATTTGGCTTTTGGTATAAAAGGAAAACCAAACTTTTTTGTCTCATATAAGCATGGAGAATATATAGATTCAAGTGGTAAAGAACTACCGGCTTCATATCAACAATATGGTTCATTAAAAACATTTTATACAAAAGAGTTTAATTCGGCGTTTGAAGATGATATAATAGGAAAAACAACAGATAACTTTCTAAACGATGTAGCTTCTGAAATAAAAAAAGACGCTAGTTTTTTTCCAAATGTAACTGAATTAAAAGAAGTTGATGGGAAAATAACAGTAGTACAAGGTAAAAAAGAAACACCAACAGATTGGAAAGTTGGGTCTGAATTGTGGAAAAGTAATTTTAAGAGGTTTAATAAAATAGTCGGTTCTGGTAAAAATTTATATGTGTTAGATAAATCAGGATGGGCAGTTAGGAGATCTTTGTTAAAAGTTCCTGGAGGTAAAGATATATCATTATTATCTATTTTTGGTAAAGATTATTCTAGTGGAAAAGGTGGTATAAATAATTGCAATATTTTGATGCAAGATTCTGCAGCTTTCACAGTGTCACTAATGACCGATGAAGATGGTAATGGTAAAGGGATTAATTTAGAAGTAAGTAATAAAGGACACATAATGTGGAATCCTAAAATGTATGGTGGTAGTGAAAAGTTTCCAAAATTTGCAGAACCATATGAACCACATCTTGTAGCTAGATATACAGGTAATATGAATATAGGTTGGAACTCTGGAAAAGATTATATAATAGGTGCTAGATTATTAGTTATGCCAAAAAGTCAAGTTAGTGGGAAGAAGGATATCTAAATGAAATCACAACTATTATGTACATTTACAACAAAAGAAAATCTTGATAATACTGTTAAAATAATAATTGATGCATACAGTATTATTTTTAATAAAATATATATTTTACAAAATGAAAACAATGTAAATGAATTAATTTGTACTTATAATGTGGATACACAAAATGGTGTGGATTACAATAAAGTAAAAGGAACGATTTCACTACATAGAAAAAAACACTCTAATACATTATATACGATAAACGCTTTAAACGAAGTAATAGCAGAATTAAATAATGGAATAGTAGATAGTAAATTTTTAGTTCCTTGGGAAAATTTTAAAAATACATTATTAGTTACAAATTCAGATGGTTTAAACAGAATAGATACAAGAATTTTTAAAATAATAAAAATAGATTAGTTGTTTTTATAATTTCATATATACTTATATATAAATATAAATTCAAAACACTTTAAACTTATAGGAGAAAACGGTTATGTCAAAAGAAGCCAATAAAGATACAAAAAAGTCACAAGTGGAAGAAATAAATCCAGAAGTGATTGAAGATGAAGAAGCTGACTCACCTTGGTATTATTTTTATTCACAAGGATGTGGTTGGTGTAAAAAATCAGAACCAATTGTAGATGAACTTAACAAAAACAGAGAAGAAGGTCAAGAAATATTAAAACTTGATTTAGCAGATCCTGATAATAGAGCACTTAACGAAGAATTAAAAAAAGAATATAATATTCAATGTGGAACACCATGGTTTATTAATGAAGCTACTGGTAAAGGTATATGTGGATTCAGAGAAAAAGATATCGTTCAAAAATGGTTAGATGGTGAAGATATTCCAGCACCACCTAGACCAAAAGGTCCTATTCCAAAACTTCCATTATTAGAAGCTCCTAAAAAAGAAGTTAATAAATGGAAAAAAGATTATGAAAAATGGTTAAAAGATAATGATCATTTACCTGATAATCAGAAAAAAAGTGTGGATGATATGTTGGCAATGCCTAGACCAAAAACAGACCCACCAAAACCTCCAATGGCTAATATGTCAGATGATGAACTTAATAAATGGGCTGAAGAATATGATGAGTGGGCTAAAGTTAATAGTCATCTTCCAAATTTACAACCGTCCAAAGTAATTCTACAGAGAATAAAAGGACAATCCCAACAACAAGCTGTCAATCAAGCACCAGCTATAGACAATGCAAAGTTAAATACAATGGATGCTAAAATTCAAGCTCTTGAAGTTAAGATTGATAAAATAATGAGTCATTTTGGGGTAAAGTAAATGGCAAGAAGGCGATTTAAGCCTAAAGTAACTAGAGATAGAGAAGCTACTCAAGAAGAATTAAAGTGTATTGAACAAACAGAAGAGATGTTGGCGGGAGAGAAAAAACTTCCACCAGCATCTCAAATGATTCGTGATTTAGCTACCACTCATTGGAAAACTTTGGGTGCATGGTTACGAGGTTCACAAACAATAGCTACTCAAGAAGAAGCTGCACGAAGATGGGCAATTTGTAAAGAATGTCCTCATCTTCTCTACGATGAAGTAAATCCAGACACCAATAAAAAAGATGGTAGATGTACTCATTGTGGTTGTTTTATGAATGTCAAAGTTCACTATGCAGTTGCTGATTGTCCTATCAGTAAATGGGAAAAAAAATGTGGATGTAATTCGGATTGTAAATGTGTAGATGGAGATTGTGATGAATAATTTAACAAAAGAAAAATTAGATACAATATTTAAAGATGGAAAAAATATAAGTGATAAACCAATTTATATAGATTTTTATGCAGATTGGTGAGGTCCTTGTAGGATGTTTAGTAGTGTACTAGACGAAGTTTCACCTGAATACAATGATAAGGTGAATATGTATAAAGTAGATATAGAAAAGGAAACAGACTTAGCCATAAAATTTGGAGCTAGAGCTCTTCCTTACATGGTTTTTATTCCGAAAGAGGGTGAAATAACAGGAACTCCTGGAGCTTTAAGTAAAGACCAATTAAAATATTATTTGGATGGATTAATTTCTAAATAAAAAAAACGTTGACTTATATATACTTTTTGATATATATTATAGGAAACAGGTTATATGGTTTTAGTAAACCATAAATAATAAACGATAAACGATAAAACATAGGAGAATATTCATGGACATGAATGCAATCAAAAACAGGCTAAATCAGCTACAATCAACAACTTCAAATAAAGATAACTTTTGGAAACCTGAACCAGGTAAACAAGTAGTTCGTATTGTACCTTATTTACACAACAAAGACAATCCATTTATTGAATTGTTTTTTCACTATAATTTAGGTAACAATAAAACTTACCTATCACCAGCATCATTTGGTAAACCAGATCCAGTAGCAGAATTTGCTGACAAACTAAAATCAACAGGTAATAAAGACGAATGGATTCAAGGTAAAAGACTTGAACCTAAAATGAGAACTTTTGCACCTGTGATTGTTAGAGGTCGTGAATCTGAAGGTGTTAAGTTTTGGGGATTCGGTAAAACTGTATATCAAGAATTACTTGGTGTAATAGCTGACCCTGATTATGGTGATATTACAGACGCTACCAATGGTAGAGATATCATGATTGAAAGACAGACTCCTGCTGAGGCTGGAAATCAATATGGTAAAACTACTGTAAGAGTTAAACCTAATCAAACTGCTATGACAGATGATAGTAATTTGATGGAAAGTTTGTTAACTAATCAATCTGATTTAACCGAGTTATATACAGAACCATCTTATGATGATTTAAAAGAAGCTCTTCAGAATTATCTAAATCCAAGTGATGATGATACTACTGAAACTACTACAACTTCTAATGGTGTAGCAGCTAGTACAGCTCCAACTACAAACACAGGAACTGCAACTACTACAGACACTAAAAAAACAGAAAATGTAGAAGACGCTTTTGACCAATTATTCAATAGTTAATAAATAACCAAATTGTTAAGAGTGGGATGGAAATTACACAAACCACGATTCCTGTAAAGGTGTATGGTAGAATCACTCTCCCACTCATAACATCATAAGGAGAACTTAAATGTCAGAAAAAGACAACTTGGCTAGTGTAATAGCTGGTGAATTAAATAAACAATTCAAACATCAAAAGGTGGCTTATTTTCTTGAAGAAGATGAGAATCCAACAGATGTTACTGATTTTATTTCAACAGGTTCAACGATGTTAGATTTAGCTATTTCCAATAGACCAAATGGTGGTATTGCCGTAGGTAAAATCACCGAATTAAATGGTTTAGAAGGTAGTGGTAAATCTTTGATAGGTTCTCATCTATTGGCTTCAACACAAAAGAAAGATGGTATAGCAGTTTATATAGATACCGAATCAGCAGTATCTCAAGAATTTTTGAGAGCTATTGGTGTGGATACTAAAAATATGTTATATGTACATCTTGAAACTGTTGAAGAGATATTTGATACTATTGAAACAATTGTTACTAAAATCAGAGAATCAAACAAAGATAAGTTAGTTACAATCTTGGTTGACTCATTAGCAGCTGCTTCTACGAAAGTGGAGATGGATGCTGACTTTGATAAAGATGGTTGGGCAACAGCCAAAGCAATCATCATATCAAAAGCTATGAGAAAAGTAACACAGATGATAGCACGACAAAAAGTTGCATTGGTTTTCACAAATCAATTACGACAAAAGTTGGGTGTAATGTTTGGAGATCCTTGGACTACTTCAGGTGGTAAGGCTCTACCATTTCATTCATCAACTCGTGTTAGATTCAAAAACGCAGGACAAATCAAAGATGGTAGTAAGAATACTATCGGTATTAAGATAAAAGGACAAGTGATTAAGAATCGTCTTGGTCCTCCAATGAGAACTGCAGAGTTTCCATTATATTTTGATACAGGTATTGCCGACTACGATAGTTGGTTAACTGTGATGAAAGAACATAAAATCTGTAAAGTTGGTGGTTCGTGGTATACATTACCACAAGTTGATACTGAAACTGGTGAATTAATTAAAGAACACAAATTTCAATCAAAAGATTTTGAAGAATTAATGAATACTAATGATGAATTAAGAGAGTATTGTTATCAACAAATCTGTGAAGCTTGTATTCTTAAATATGATTCTAAAGAATTAGGTATTGATGATGTAGAAGAAACTGATGAGGTAGTAGATGAACTCTAAAAAAGACTTAAATGAAAAATTTATATCTTTCTTGGATAAAACTAAAAACAATGAAAAAAAATCAGTAACACATCTGAATGACAGAGTATTGATTGTAGACGGCCTGAATACATTTATCAGGTCGTTTGCAGTTAATCCTGCTATTAATGAAGATGGATTGCACATTGGTGGTATGATGGGTTTTTTAAAATCATTGAGATATACATCAGACATTTTAAAGCCGTCAAGAGTTATTGTTGTGTTCGATGGAAAAAATGGTAGTGGTAGGAGACAGAAAATATATCCAGAATACAAATCAACTCGCAAAGTTAAGCGTAGGTTGAATCGTAATGTGGATTGGGGTACAGCTCCACAAGATGAACAACAATCTATGAAACAGCAAATGGGTAGATTGATTGAGTATTTAGAACAACTACCTTTGACTTTAATTTGTGTAGATGGGATAGAGGCTGATGATACAATGGCTTATATATCTCAACAAGTGCTTAAAGATAGTGATATATTTATAATGTCTACAGATAAAGATTTTATTCAATTAGTAGACGATAGAGTAAAAATTTGGTCACCAACAAAAAAGAAACTTTATGATAAGAATAAAGTATTTGAAGAATATGGTATACATTCACATAACATGTTAACTTATAGAATACTAGATGGTGACAAGTCAGATAACATAGATGGAATAAAAGGTGCAGGACTTAAAACTCTAAAAAAATTCTGCCCACAATTTTCTTCTATAGAAAAATTTACAGCTAAAGATTTATTAGAATTTGTAGAAAAATCAGATTCTAAAATAAAACTGTTGGAAAATATAAAAAAAAGTAGTAATATTGTTAAACGAAATTATTTACTAATGCAATTAAACAATGTAGACATACCAAACCACACTAAAATGAAAATACAAGGAGCTGTGAATGGTGATGTTCCGCAACTAATTAAGTATAAATTTCAAACAATGTTTTTAAAGGATAAATTAACATCTGCTATTCCTAATCTTGATTCTTGGATTATGGAGTTTACCAGATTAGATAGATTTAGAGGATTGAATGGATAAACTAAATGAATTTGGACACACATTTCAGATAAAATCAATTGCTAGTTTGATGAAGAATCAAACATTTCTTGAACAGATACATGATATATTAGATGATAAACACTATGACAGTGATTCTTTAAAATGGTTAGTAAAGGAATGTAAAAAATATTATGATGAATACAGAAAGTGTATTACACTTGATGTATTTAAAGTTAAAACACAAGAAGTTGAAAATGATATTCTAAAAGTAGCTATTGTAGAAAATTTAAAAGAAGTATTTAAACACATAGAATCACCTGATTTAGAATTTGTACAAGATAAAGCACTTGATTTTTTTAAAAATCAAACTTTAAAAAATGCAATTTTAGAATCGGTTGAAATTATGGAATCAAAAGGTGATTATGATATAATCAAGAGATTGGTGGATGACGCTTTAAATGCTGGTACGGAAAGAAATATAGGACACGAATACATTGAGCACATTGAAGATAGATATTCAGAAACAGCTCGTGAAACTGTATCTACTGGTTGGGAAGTGATTGATGAATTAACTCAAGGTGGTTTAGGTGGTGGTGAACTTGGTGTGATTGTAGCACCTGCTGGTGTTGGTAAGACTTGGGTATTAGCTGCGATTGGTGCTAACGCAATGAAGAAAGGAAAACATATAGTTCATTATTCACTTGAGTTAAATGAATCTTATGTAGGTTTAAGATATGATAGTATCTTCACAGGTATTGCAAATCAAAACTTAAAGTTTCACAAAGAAGATGTACAAAGTGAAATGGATAAATTAAAAGGTGATTTGGTGATTAAATATTATCCAACTAAAACTGCTAGTGTGAATACCTTATCAGCACATTTGAAACGAATTACAACATTAGGAACTCAAGTTGATATGGTAGTTGTAGATTACGCTGACATACTTAAAGATACAGGCACTGCAAGAGAAGTAAGACACGCACTTGGAAACATCTATGAAGACTTGAGAGGATTGGCTGGTGAGTTTCAAATACCTGTTTGGACGGCTTCACAAGCTAATCGTTCAGCATTAGATGAAGATGTGATTGAGGCACAGAAAGTATCTGAATCATATCAAAAGATTATGACAGCAGATTTTGTAATGTCATTAAGTAGAAAAGTAGAAGATAAGATTGGTAACACAGGTAGATTTCATGTAATCAAAAACAGATTCGGACCTGATGGTATTACTTATCCTGCTAAAGTAAATACTAATACTGGTAAAATGGAGATATATGAATCATCATCTGTCGGTGGACAAGAACAACAACAAAAAATTGATAATCGTGACAACATCATGAAAAAAATGTTATCTAATAGATATGAAGATTTGATGAATGAATAAGATATTACATTTAAACTTATACAGGAAGTATTTTGATGAAATAGCTAATGGAACTAAAACTATTGAATACAGAGATAGAACTGATTATTGGAAAAAAAGAATAGAACATAAAGAATATGATGTTATAAAATTCAGAAATGGTTACGCTAAAAATGCACCAACTATGTTAGTTGAATATAAAGGTTGGGATGTAAATGAAGATGGTGAATATGAATTGTATTTAGGAAAAATAATAGAGGTAAATTATGAGTGAAGATTATTGGGATACACATTATCCAACACATATAGAAGTACCAGAAGGTTATTGGACAATAACTACTACTATTGTTGAAGAATATAACCCAAATAAATATTGGCACAATAAGGAAGATAATGAAAATTAAATTAGATAAAACAGATAGTAAAGTAATACATTCAAATGAAACATATGATGTTATAGATAATACAAATCTAAATAATCTTATAGTTTCAAAAACTATATTACATGAGGGAAAAGAAACTGGTGGTCACAATCACAAAGGACAAGAAGAAGTTTATATATTTACAGAGGGTTCTGGTGTGATGCAAATAGATGATGAAAAGTTTTTAGTTACGAAAGGTGATATAGTATTAATACCAGATGGAGCATTCCATAAAGTATTTAACACAAGTAACTATAAGGCAAACAATCCTTTAATATTTGTATGTGTATTTGATGGTGGGAGAAATCATTAAAGTATCTGATTTTATAATAGAACCTGTACCTCGTAGTGCTATTCAATCATTTGTACATAAATGGCATTATTCACATGATACTAATGGTGTACAACAAACACAATGTTTTGCTTTGTTTGATGACAATAGAATGATAGGTGCTATGATATATGCTTTACCATCCATGAAATCAACAGCAGCAAAATATAATCCAGATAATCCTGATAGGTGTTGGGAGTTACGAAGATTATGTTGTATTGATGATACACCAACAAACACAGAAAGTTATTTTATAGGGCAGACTTTAAGGTGGATAAGACAAAATACTGATATAGAAGTTATTGTATCTTATGCTGATTTAGAACAAGGGCATGAAGGAGTCATTTATAAAGCCACTAACTTTCATTATTTAGGCCAAAGTGGTGGTGGTAGAAATTTAATGGTAGATGGAAAAAAGTTTCACGCTAGGTCTTTAAATCAAAAAGAAAAACCCTATGGTAGGGATTTAAAAAGAAGATGGGAAAACAAAGAGGGGCATAGTTTTTGGGATTCAAAACAAGATATGTATTTTGTAAATACAAAACCAAAAAATATCTATGTTTATTACTTAAATAAAAAAATAAAAAAGAAATTACTTAAAAAATGATATTTATAAATGTCCAACCAAAAGGTTGTATTTTAAACTCAAGGAGAAAAAATAAAAATGGATTATAAGAGATTTTCACTGTCAGATAATTTTATAGATGGTTACAAAAGAAAAAAACCCCCTTTCGGATTCAATGGATTAGGGGAACTTGTCTATATGAGAACTTATTCTCGTATAAAAGAAGACGGAAAAAACGAAATGTGGTGGGAAACTTGTCAACGAGTAGTTGAAGGTACTTACAACATGCAAAAAAAATGGATAGAATCACACCATTTAGGGTGGAATGCGTGGCAAGCTCAAAGGTCAGCTCAAGAAATGTACGACCGAATGTTTAATATGAAGTTTTTGCCACCTGGCCGAGGTCTATGGGCTATGGGAACACCAATCACAGAAGAACGAGGTTTATACGCCGCCCTTAACAATTGTGCATTTGTATCAACTGATAATCTCAAAGAGGATTTATCAAAACCATTCTGTTTCTTAATGGATGCTTCAATGGTTGGAGTTGGTGTAGGATTTGATACAAAGGGTGCAGAACAATTCGTAGTCAGAGGTCCTAAAACAGATAGAGAAACAGAAACATATGTAATACCTGATACAAGAGAAGGTTGGGTAGAATCTGTAAGACGATTATTAGATTCATACTTTCTTGGTATAACAGGTGTTAATTTTGATTATTCTAAAATTAGACCAGAGGGTGCACCAATCAAAGGTTTTGGTGGTGTATCGAGTGGATACAAACCATTAGAAGAAGTACACAAATCTGTATCAGAATGTTTAGATAAAAACATAGGTTCACCAATATCAATAACCACAATCGTAGACATAATGAATTTGATTGGTAAATGTGTTGTAGCAGGTAATGTTAGAAGAACTGCTGAAATAGTGTTTGGTGATCCTGAATCAGAAGAATATATTAATTTAAAAAATTATAAAAAGAACCCTCATAGAGAAATGTATGGTTGGACATCTAACAATTCAGTATTTGCTGAGTTAGGACAAGACTATACAGATATAGCAGAAAGAATTATAGACAATGGAGAACCAGGACTTGCGTGGTTAGATAATATGAAACACTATTCAAGAATGAAGAATGGTGGTGATGATAAAGACCATAGAGTTGCAGGTGGTAATCCTTGTCTTGAACAATCATTGGAATCATATGAATTATGTTGTTTGGTAGAAACATTTCCACATAATCATAAAGATTTAGATGATTATTTAACAACATTAAAATACGCATATCTATATGCAAAAACTGTTACACTTGGAAAAACACATTGGCCTGAAACCAATCGTGTAATGTTGAGAAACAGAAGGATAGGTTGTAGTGTGAGTGGTATTGCACAATTCATTACACATAGAGGACAAGGTGAATTGAGAAATTGGTTGGAATCAGGTTATGATAAACTACAAGAGTATGATAAAAACTATTCAGATTGGTTTGCAGTACCTCGTAGTATAAAAACTACATCAGTAAAACCAAGTGGTACAGTTTCATTGTTGGCTGGCTCTACACCAGGTCTACATTATCCAGAAAGTAGGTTCTATATCAGAAGAATTAGGTTATCGGTGAACTCACCATTAATCAAACCTTTAGAAAAAGCTGGTTATAAAATTGAACCTGCATTTGGTAGTGAAGATTCAACAGTAGTAATCGAAGTACCTGTAGATGTAGGTGAAGGAATCAGAACAGTGAGTGAAGTTCCAATGTGGGAACAAATGGCATTAGCAGCATTTATGCAAAGGTATTGGGCGGATAATCAAGTAAGTTGTACGGTTACATTTGACCCTGAAAAAGAAGGTCCTATGATAGCGACAGCACTTAACTATTTTCAATATCAGTTAAAAGGTATCTCATTCTTACCTAAATTAGAATTAGGTGCTTATAAACAAATGCCATATGAAGAAATATCTGAAAAAAAATATAACGAAATGGTAAAGAAATTAAGTTTCTTATCATTCAGACAGGTAAAAGGTAATGAAGCTGAGATTGATAAATTCTGTAATAATGACACTTGTGAAATTGATTTGGAAGCAATTAAAGAAACTCAAGAAATGGAGAACGCATAATCCATTTACCAAACATCCGAAACAAAATGCGGATGAAACTTGGTGGGAACATTTAAAGTTTGCAACTCATATTGGGTTTAGATTATTTTTTACATCATTTTATTTTATAATACATGGTGTACTTCCATTTATTAAAATACCGAAATGGATTAACATTTCTGCTACGGCAGAATATTTATTAAAAGAGAATAGGAAAAGAAAATAATGAAAATAGATTGGAAGAAATCAGTAATAATATTAAGTGGTGGGTTCGACCCAATACACAAAGGACATATGAGAATGTTCAGAGAAGCTAGTAATTTAGGACATCAAGTAATCGTAGGATTAAATTCAGACGAATGGTTAACAAGAAAAAAAGGTAAACCATTTATGGAGTTCTACGAAAGAAAAGAAATACTTGAAGGTATAAAATATATTAGTTCAGTTGTAAAGTTTGATGATTCTGATGATACTGCTAATTCACTAATTACTCAAGTTAGAACTACATATAATGGTGGAATGTTTAATCACGACTTTGAAGATAAAAACCCAACAGGTAGAAATGATTATAGGATATATTTCGCTAATGGTGGAGATAGAGGTAAAGGTAACACACCTGAAATGGACACTTGTAGAAAACTCGATGTAACAATGTTATGGGGAATAGGTGGTGGTAAAATTCAATCATCATCATGGTTAATTAATGGAGGAAAAAATGAGTAGAGGAACACCTGAACAATATTTACAGATGTTTTTGTCTGAACAAATTATGCCAAATGAATGGTATAGGATATTAAAAGAAAGACCTGATGTAAATAAATTATATCAAAAATACCTGGAGAAAAGAAATGTGGAACATAAAACTAATTAAAAATATATTTAAAGTATTTTGTTTACTTGGATTAATACTATTATTTTGTAATAGTTGTCAAGATTCAAATCCAATGACAATGGAAGAACCTTGTTGTGTGAATCCTCCTGATTTAGATTTAAGGTCTGAAGAACAACATACGGTGATGCCTGGTGAACTACCACAACCAATGATTGTCGGTGGTGAGGAAGTAAACCCAGCTTGTCCTAATTGTAAATATGATTTCATGGTTTCATTACAAACAGATGGTTGGTTTGGTGGACACTTTTGTGGTGGTTCATTGGTTAGAGAAGATTGGGTTGTGACAGCTGCTCATTGTGTTCAAGGTACTTCACCAAATAGTATTGAAGTGGTTATCGGATTACATAATGTAAACGGAACTACAGGACAACAAACAAGAAATGTATCGGAAATAATCATACATCCACAATATAGTGGTAACTCTTTAAATAACGATTATGCTCTGTTGAGATTATCATCACCAATCACAGATTTTGAACCGATTAAATTATGTACAGATACTGCACACGATGAAGAACCTGTAATGTCAACAACAATGGGTTGGGGAGCAATATATAGTGGTGGTCCTTCATCAAGTGTATTACTTGAAGTAGATGTACCCATTGATGATTCTTGTGGTAACTATTCTAATTCAGATATAACAAACAATATGGTATGTGCTGGTGATGGAAATGGTGGTGAAGATTCTTGTCAAGGAGATAGTGGAGGCCCTTTGATTATGACAAACTCTGATGGTGAGTATGAGTTAATCGGAATAGTAAGTTGGGGTTATGGTTGTGCTGAAGCTCAGTATCCGGGTGTGTACTCTAAAATTCATAGTAGATTAAATTGGTTCTTTAGTTACATTGGAGAACCTGAAGAAGATTTTGTAGTAGATTTATATGGTGATGTTAACTTTGATAATTCATTGGATATAACAGATGTTATATTATTGATTAACTTTGTTTTAGGACAAACACCAACAGAAGAGGAATCATTAACTGCTGATATGAATCAAGATGGTATTGTAAATATACTTGATGTGATATTGTTAGTTAATGAAATATTAGGAACAACATTTAGTCAATCTGTACAATGGTTGGAAGAAAACTTTCCATCATTAAAAACAAAAGAAAGATTAAGTAAATTAGATAAATCACAATTTTTTGCAAAAAGAAACAATTGTATTCAATTACAAAAAGAATTTGATATCTTACTAAAAGAATATGAAGAATTAGAAACAAGATATAGATTACTACAGAAATTAGATTTAGATAAACAAAAAATTATAAAAAAATTATCGGAGGAAAAATGATGGGGAAAAAAATGGATAAACATATTTACTCAGCAAAACTTCAAAGAGTCGTAGATGGTGACACTTGTGATGCTCTAATTGACTTGGGTTTTGATACTTGGGTTAAGAAAAGAATTAGATTTTATGGAGTGGATACTTGGGAATCAAGGACACGGAACAAAGAAGAAAAGGTAAAAGGATTAGCTGCAAAAGCATATACAAAAGATTTATTAGAAAATTCAGACGAGGGTAAGTTCTTATTAAAATCTCACGGAGTTGGGAAATATGGACGGGTCCTCGGTGAACTATTTGTAAAAGGTCACGAACAATCAGTAAATGAATTGTTGAAAGAAAACGGACATGCTAGTGCTTACTATGGTGGAAAGAAAAAAGTGTTCGGAGGATAAATGAAAATAGGTTTTACTTGTAGTTGTTTTGATTTATTACACGCTGGACATATATTGATGTTAAAAGATGCTAAATCACAATGTGATAAATTAATAGTTGGATTACAAACAGACCCAACATTAGACAGGCCAGAAAAAAACAAACCAATCCAAACATTAAAAGAACGTAAGATACAACTTGAAGCTGTAAAATATGTAGATGATATATTTGTATATGATACGGAGGAAGAGTTGTATCATTTGTTAAAATTAATAAATCCTGATATAAGAATATTAGGTTCTGATTATGAAGATGGTAGATATTATACCGGAGTGGAGTTAAATATTCCAATATATTTTCATAAAAGAAATCATAATTATTCCTCAACAAATTTACGAAAAAAAGCTTGTTTAAAATAAATAAAGGTTGTATATTCTAGTATGTATCAAAATATATATGTAAAGCGCACAAAAACATCAAGTGAAGTTCATCTTTGGGATGACAAAACTGGTTATACAAAATTTCAGTATAAACCATATGCTTATCTAAAATCACCGAGTGGAACATATCGTTCTTTGTATGGTGACAAACTCAAGAAAGTAAACTTTTGGACACAAGAAGACTTGCAAGAGGGTAGAGTATTTGAATCAGATGTACCAATTGAAACTCGTGTATTAGTTGATATGTATGGAGACTCGGATGAGGTTTCGGAAGGACATCGTGAGGTTTATTTTGATATTGAGGTTGAAGTAAAAGATGGTTTTCCAGATCCCAAACGAGCTGATAATAAGATAACTGCTATTGCATTGTATGATAAATCAACAGACAAATATCATTGTTATGTTTTGGGTAATGTTCCAAATACAGATGTGGTTGAATCCTTTCAATCAGAAGAAGAATTACTACAAAGGTTTTATCAGAAATATCTTGAAATCAATCCAACGATATTAAGTGGTTGGAACATTGATGGTTTTGATATCCCTTATCTATATAACAGAACAACACGAGTTTTAGGTGAACAATTTGCAAATGCTCTTTCGCCGATTGGTGAGGTATTTTATTCTGAAAATAAAAATCAATATAAGATAGCAGGTGTGTCTTGTCTTGATTACATGAGACTATATAAGTGGTTCACATATACACAACAATCATCATATAGATTGGATTTCATAGGACAATTAGAAGTTGGTATTGGTAAGATTGAATATGAGGGAACATTACAAGATTTATACGAAACGGATATTGAAAAGTATATTGAATATAACTTAAACGATGTTAAGATTGTAAAGGCGTTAGATGATAAACTAAAGTTTATTGATTTGGCTCGTGGTTTAGGACATCTTGGACATATTCCATATGAAGAAAACTTTTTCAGTAGTAGATATTGTGAAGGTGCTATGTTGGTTTATATGAAAAAGATTGGTGTAGTTGCACCAAATAAACAACATAGATCTTATCAGAGGTCTGATGAAGACAGATTTGCAGGTGCTTATGTCAAAGACCCTAAACCAGGTAGATACGAATGGGTGTTTGATTTAGATTTAACTTCTATGTATCCTTCAGTTATCATGTCATTGAATATATCACCTGAAACCAAGATGGGTAAATTAGTTGGTTGGAACGCTGAAGAGTTTGTAAAGGGTACACCAAAAACTTATACTCTTATGGTTGGTGATAAAGAAAAAGGTAGATATAATCAAGATGAATTAAAACAAATGTTTGACAATAATAAAGTTTCCATATCTTCAAATGGCATAATGTATCGTTATGATAAAAAAGGTTTAGTTCCTGTGTTATTAGAAAAGTGGTTTAACGAAAGAGTTGAATACAAAAAACTAATGAAGAAATATGGTGACGAAGGTGTTACAGAAAAGTATGAATATTTCAAGAGAAGACAACATGTACAGAAAATTATTCTAAACTCATTGTATGGTGTGTTGGGATTACCTGTGTTTAGATTCTATGATGTGGACAACGCTGAGGCCACTACATTGACAGGCCAAGAGTTAATCAAGTTTACAGAGAAGATTGCTAATAGTTATTACAATAAACAATTGGGTGATACAAAAGATTATTGTATCTACACCGACACCGATTCAGTATTTTATCCTTCCATTCCATTGATTCAGAAAGATTATCCAGATGCAGACTTATCTGATGATAAGTTTATGACGGAAAAGATATTAGAAAAAGCTGGTGTTGTTCAAGATTTTATAAATGATTCGTATAATCTTTTTGCTGAAAGATTGTTGAATGTAAAAGGTGGTCACAGATTTGATATCAAACAAGAGTGTGTGGCTAAATCGGCATTTTGGGTTACGAAGAAAAGATATGGACAATGGATTATTAACGATGGTGGTGTGGTTTGTGATAAACTTGATGTTAAAGGTTTGGACATTGTGAGAAGTAACTTTCCTGTGGCAATGAGAAAGTTAATGACAGAAGTTCTTCAAGATATATTGTCAAATGAAGACAAAGAATTAATTGACGATAAGATAATTTCATTTAAAAAAGAAATGAAAACTTTACCATTAGAAGATATAGCTTTACCAACTGGTGTTAAGAATTTAGGTAAGTTTGCTGACAAAAGAAAAGTTGGTAAGTTATATGGTAAGGGTAGTATAATGACACCAATGCACAAAGGTACACCTGTGCATGTGAAAGCTGCTTGGATTTATAATGATTTATTAAAGCATTATGGTTTGAATAATGTTGAACAAATTAAAAATAGTGAAAAGATTAAGTGGGTTTATCTTAAAGACAATCCTTTAAGTATATCACAGATTGCTTTCAAAGGTTATGATGACCCAAAAGAAATTATGGATTATATTAATCAGTATGTAAATCATAGTAAATTGTTTGAGAAAGCCTTGAAGAAAAAAATAGATATGTTTTATGATTCAATGGGTTGGACATTAGTTGACAAAAAAAATACATTAGAAAGATTTTTTTAAACGTTGACTTATATTATAAAAAATTTGTATATTAATAAAAATAATAGTTATAGGAGAAATGTAAGATGCAAAAAAGTAAGTTAGATAGATTCATTCAAAAATACAACTTGGGTGGAAATGTCAATTCAGTAAAGTGGAAATCAAATGGTTCATCTTTGTCAACTTCATTTGTTACACCAGACAAATCTTTATTAGGTAATGTCAAAGTTGACAATTTTAAATTTGAAGACGCTGAACTTGGTGTATATCAAACCGACCAATTAAAAAGTTTGATAAATGTGTTGGGTGAAGATGTATCTTTAAATTTATTAAAAGTGGGTGACAAAGCAGTATCACTAAATGTTAAAAATGGAAGTGTTTCTATTGATTATGTATTAAGTGATTTATCTGTAATAGCAGACCCACCAGCCTTAAAAAGACTTCCGGAGTTTGGAACACGTATTAAACTTGATGGTAGTTTTATTAATAGTTTTATAAAAGGTAAATCTGCTTTAAGTGATATTGATTCATTTGCAGTTGTAAATGGAAAAAATGGTTGTGAGGTTATAATTGGATACGCTTCAACAAATACTAACAGAGTTAATATACCTGTTGATTGTACAGAGTGTGACATTACAAGTCCAATCATATTCAACGCTAATTTGTTTAAAGAAATGTTGATGGCTAACAAAGAATGTACATCTGCAATTCTTGAAGTTTCTACCGAAGGTTTAGCCAAAGTAAACTTTAAAGTTGATGATTATGATTCGGAATATTTTATTGTAGCAATGCAGGATGTTGATTAATGAGTCATAGTTTATGGGTAGAAAAATATCGTCCTAAAGACTTATCAACTTACATTGGTAACGAGCATCTTAAAAATAAGGTAAAGGTATATCTTGAGTCAGAAGATGTACCACACCTTCTCCTTTATGGAAAGGCTGGTACTGGTAAGACAACATTGGCTAAGATTATTACATCTAATATAGATTGTGATTACATGTACATAAATGCTTCTGATGAGAATAGTGTTGATGCTGTTAGGTTCAAGATAAGGTCTTTTGCAGCTTCTGTTGGTTTCAAAGATTTGAAGGTTATCATACTCGATGAGGCTGATTATCTTACACCAAATGCACAGGCTGCATTGAGAAACCTAATGGAAACATTTTCAAAACATTGTCGATTCATTCTAACTTGTAATTATGTAGAGAGAATAATCGACCCAATCCAATCAAGATGTCAATCATATAAAGTTATACCACCTTCAAAGAAAGATATAGCCCAACATGTTGTAAAAATATTAGAGACGGAACAATGTTCTTTTGATTTAAAAGATGTAGCTATGGTAGTAAACGCTGGTTATCCTGATATTCGTAGAGTTATTAATTCTGTACAACGGCAAATAGTTGATAATACTTTAAAAATCGATACAAGTTCAATAATACAAAACAATTACAAAATACAGTTATTACAAATGTTATCGGATGGTAGTAAATTAAACGATATAAGAAAGTTGATAGCTGATAATTCTATAAGTGATTATTCTGAATTATATAGATTGTTGTATGATGAGGTAGAAACTTATAGTAATGGTAAAGTGGCAGAGTGTATCTTAAATATTGCAGAAGCTCAGTATCAAGATGTTAATGTGGTAGATAAAGAAATTAATTTTATGTCATTAATAATAAGAATAACAAGGATAATTAAATGAGAACATTTTTAGTAGAAAATACCCGAAAGGGAACAACGGTAAAAGTAACTTTACATAATCCACCTTATGAAAATGAAAATGTATTAGCTTTTACAGGTTATAGTGAAAAAGATTGTGTCATAACGGATTTATCAGAAAATAATACAATAGATTTAAATGATTATAATTCTATAGATAATGAACATGATGAAAGAGAAAATAGTTTAATGGGAGCTAAAGCCCCTAAAAAAACGAAAGGTAAAAAGAAATGATAACACCAGGAAAAGATGGTCAAATGCAACAACAAATTGACATAAGTAAAACATCAGAGATTAAATGTGAAGCTTGTGGGGGTTTGACATTCAAACAATCATTGATGTTGAGAAAATTATCAGCATTAGTATCACCAAGTGGACAAGAAACTTTGATACCTGTACAAGTATTTGCATGTGAAAAATGTGAGCATGTAAATAAAGAATTTTCTGATATAGCCGGTATTCAATAAATGCCATTCTACACATATAAATGTCCATCATGTGATAAAGAAAAAGAAGTATTACAGAAAATGAATGACAAACCGCCATTATGTGATGGTGTAAAGATGAAAAGAATATTTAAACCAAATGCAAAACCAGGTTCTAAAGATGGTTCTTGGGGTTTTGGGGGGAAAAAGAGATGACAATTATAGATTGGATGAACCAGTTATTGGTTCATAAAAAATCATGGGATTCTTTTTCAGAAAATGAACAAAAATCTTTTAATACATTTATAATCAATCGCTGGTTATCAATGGATAAAGAGTTTATAGAAATTGTGAATTACTTTCAAAAATATTCTATTGGAACATTAGAGTCAAGAGAGGTTTACAAGTGGTATTGTGACATACTTCCTAAAGGTAAAAGATTCAATAAGTATATTAAAGGTAAAAAAAGCACTAAATATGAAAAAGAATTAGTTGACATATTAATTAAATATTTTGAATGTAGTAAGTTACAGGTAAAAGATTATTTAGAATTAATTTCTGAAATAGAATTAGTTCAAATATTAGAAAGTTATGGAAAAGACAAAAAGACAATTAAGAGGTTATGTAAATGGAAATAATAAAAGATACAAAAAATAAAAAAGATGTATTTACAAATCATCCAATTGTAGAACAAATGGAAGAAGAGTGGCCTGAAATGACTGGTGAGTTTAAAAGATTACAAAGAGAGCAATATGAGTTGTTTTGTAGAAAACAACACGATTATGGTCCTGGTAATATTTCAGTTGGAACACAATTGCAAACGCCTGAAGAGGTAAGTTTATCTCTGACTGGATTATGGTTTCGTATGAATGATAAAATACAAAGACTAAAAACTTTGTTAATGGGTAACAAAGACACCGCTGTAGATGAACCTTTAGAAGACGCATATCTTGATGTGTCTAACTATGGTATCATGGCAACAATTGTAAAAAATGGTAAATGGGGAAAATAAAATGAATAAATTATTAATGGCAGCTATTGATAGTTACCAAGCACAAAAAACAGAAGCACTAGCTCATTTGGATTTATTGTTCAATGATGCCACAATGATAGGTGAACACACAGATTTAACAGCTGAAGTAAAAAAATGGACAATGAGTTTAGCAGAAGCTGAAGGTTGTTTAAAAGTATTGGATACACATTTTTATGTCGGTAAATCCAAGTAAAATAACCATAAGAGAAATCTCAAAGAAGATAGCCAAAGATATGATTGTAAAAAATCATTACAGTCACAAGTGGACAAGTTGTAGATACGCTTTAGGTATATTTTATGAAACAGATAACCAACACGCATTCTTTGATGAGAAGGATGAGAAGTTAGCTGGTGTGGCTATCTATGGTTATCCTGTTGGAAGAAGTGCTCCTAAATCTATCTCACCTGAATTAAAGGAAGAAGAAGTATTAGAGTTGACAAGGTTATTTATCTTTGATGATTATGGTAAGAATACAGAAAGTGTGGTTTTATCTAAAACATTTAATTGGTTAAAGGAAAACGCTAGTGAGATAAAAGTATTGGTAAGTTATTCAGACCCAGAACAAGGACACTTGGGTATTATTTATCAAGCTACGAATTGGATATATCAAGGTAATAGTATAAGGTTAATGCCTAACTACGCTATACGACTTACAGAAGATGGTACTTGGATGCACTCACGAAATGTAACAACAAAGTTTGGTTCTCATAACCTTGAGAAACTAAAGAAAAGAATCGGACACACATTTTGGAGAAAGGAAGAACCTGAAAAACACAGATATTTGTATTTGTTATGTGGTAAGAAAGATAAGAAAAAGATTATGAATACATTGATACATAAACCTAAGCCTTATCCAAAAGATGCTTATCAATTTTATCCAGAGATACAAAAGATTGAAGTAACTTCAAAGGAAAAATTTTATGAATAGAATAAGTTATAGTCAATTGTCAATGTTTAATGAGTGTCCATTGAGATGGAAATTAAATTATGTAGACGATTTATCTATATCAGAACCAAGTATTCACCTGTTATTCGGAACAGCGATGCACGAAGTTATACAAACTTGGTTAGAAGTTATGTATCACGATAGTATCAAAAACGCTGATAAGTTAAATCTTGAACAAAGACTACATGATAAAATGTATGAGAGGTTTCAAATAGATAAGGAAGCTTATGGTAAGAATCCTTGTACACTTGAAGAAATGAAAGAGTTTTTTAATGATGGTGTGGCTATACTTGATTTTGTTAAAAAGAAAAGAGCAGATTATTTCCAAAAAAGACAATATGAATTAGTTGGTTGTGAAGTTCCTATTGAAGTTATGTTAAAAAAAGATATTAAAATGGTTGGATATTTAGATGTTGTGTTAAGACATAAACCAACAGATACAATTACGATTATTGATATAAAAACATCTACTCGTGGTTGGAATAAATGGATGAAAGCTGATAAGAATAAAACTCAACAATTATTATTATATAAACAATTTTATTCTAAACAATATGGTACACCGATTGAAAATATAGATGTTGAGTATTTTATAGTAAAAAGAAAACTATGGGAGAATACAGACTTTCCACAGAAAAGAGTTCAAAAGTTTGTACCTGCGAGTGGAACTGTAAGTATGAACAAAGTAAATAATGGCCTAAATCTATTTTTAGAAAATGCATTTGATGACAAAGGTGAATATAGGACTGATAAGATATTTGCATTACCAAGTAAAAAATCTTGTAGATTTTGTGAATTTAAAAATACGGAGTATTGTAGTTATGGTGTATAGTACGGTGTTTTTATCATTAAGAATGAAACTAGATAATATTATTGAAGATTTGGAATACGAAAAAAAAGTAATTGAAAATATAAAATATTGTAGAAGAATTATTGGTAAAGAATTTAAAGTTATATTTTGGAATGAAAATCTATTAGAAAGTCAAGTAAAGGATTTTATAAAAAGAAATAGTGATACCTTAATTGAAGTCAACACAGAAATTACTAAAGAGTTCAATATATGTTGGTTTGTGATTGGAGATGATGATAAAAGTAAACATAGGTATTTATATAATGGAGATATACTTCCAGGTATAGCTGCTTTTTTAAAAGTTTCAAAAATTTTAATAAAAAAGGATAGAAATGAAGATAGCTATAATAGGTAGTAGACGATATGAAAATAAAAGAAAAATAAAAGAGTTTATATTTAAACTTAAAAATCAATATGGAGAGGATACTACCATTGTTAGTGGTGGGTGTAAACAAGGAGCTGACAAGTATGCTAAAAAATATGCATTGGAGTTAGGATTACAATACGAAGAGTATCCACCATTTCATGAGGTTCATAATTTATATTGTCCACTACCTGAATCAAGATATGGAAAACCATATAGTATGAAATACTTTTTTGCAAGAAATAAAATTATAGCTGGTACATCAGATTTTATAGTTGGTTTTATTCCAGAAGGAGTTGAAGGTAGAGGAACGATGAACACTATAGATTACGCTAAAAAGTTCTCAAAAAAATATATAATTATTTCGTAGTTTTTTTATATTTGTATATATTTATATATGTACATATATGATGGAGAAACAATATGAAAAACACAAAATTAACATCGGTAAAAATATTAGAAAATTTATATAATGATTTTAAAATTAAAACTGTATCAAATAGTATGACTTTACAGAAATTAACAAATCGTTGTATAAATCTTTATGTAAGAGACGATGAATTTAGAGATAAAATAGAAAGTAATCAAGAATTAATAATTAGTGGTAGTAATTTTTAATTTAAAATAGAGGAAATAGGTTATGTCAAAAAAGAAAATTCTACTCTTGTCAGACGACTTGAGAATGCATAGTGGAATAGCCACGGTTTCAAAAGATGTTGTATTAGGAACAATGCATAAATATGATTGGGCTCAAATTGGTGGAGCAGTAAAACATCCAGAACAAGGAAAAATATTTGATATGAGTCCAGATTGTGTTAAAACCACAGGTGTAAAAGATTCATACTTAAAAATATATCCAGTTACAGGATATGGAAATGCTAATATTTTAAGAGAAGTTATGGAGTTAGAAAAACCAGACGCTATACTTCACTATACAGACCCAAGATTTTGGATTTGGTTGTATGAAATGGAAAATGAAATAAGACAACAAATTCCTATTTTTTATTATAATATTTGGGATGATTTACCAGACCCACATTGGAATGAAAACTATTACAGAAGTTCTGATTTATTGATGGCTATATCAAAGCAAACTTATGGTATCAACAAAAGAATTTTACCAGACTATGAAGATTGGCAAATAACCTATGTACCACATGGTATTAGTTCACAAAGATTTTTTAAATTAGAAGAAAAAGGTGATACTAAATTTAGAGAGTTTGAGAAAAAATTTGGTTTAGATAAGTACAAATTTAAAATTTTATATTCAAATAGAAATATAAGAAGAAAAAATCCAGGTGATACTGCCTTAGCATATAAACATATGATGGATAAACTTACACCCGAACAGAGAAAAGAATGTGTATTTATATTTCATTCAGCTCCTGTTGACGAAAATGGAACTGATATGAGAGCTTTGTGTAAAGCTTTGTTACCTGATTGTCCTGTAATATTCACATATGACATAAATGGTCCTCAAGGTTTTAATGACGAACAAATGAACTTTTTATTTAATTCCGCCGATGTTTATATCAATATGGCTTCTAATGAAGGATTTGGGTTAGGTAGTTGTGAAGCATTAACTTGTGGAACACCAATAGTAGTAAATGTAACTGGTGGATTACAAGACCAATGTGGATTCAAAAATGAAAAAGGTGAATATCTAACTGCTGATGATTATATTGAGTTAGGTTCTAATCATAGAGGAACGTATTTAAATCACGGTGAGTGGGTGAAACCCGTATTCCCAACTAATAGAAGTTTACAAGGTTCACCAATGACACCATACATCTTTGATGATAGATGTGACTATGAAGAAGCTGGTCAATGTTTATTGGAATGGTATAAAGCTGGTTCAGAGGAGAGAGAAAGATGTGGAAACAAAGGTATAGAGTTCGTAAAAGATAAAAATATTTCTATGGATTCTAAAGAGATGTGTGGTAAATTTATTGAATCTATGGATAGTGCATTTAATAAGTTTGAACAAAAACCTAGATATATAATGGAGGCTGTATAATGAAAAAATTTATGTTAATATGTGCACCAATGACATCACGAAGTGGGTATGGAGCTCACGCCAGAGATTTAATTAAATCATTCATGGAACATGATAAATATGATATTCAAGTTTTTGATGTTCCGTGGGGGTCTACACCAAGAAATGCATTGGATAAAAATAATGTAGATGATAAAAAAATGTTAGATTTAATTACAAGAGAAAATAGCTTTCAGACTCAACCTGATATTTATGTTGATATCAGAATACCTAACGAATTTCAAAATCCTGGTAAATTTAACATTGGTATAACTGCTGGTATAGAAACAAATGCTGTATCACAAGCTTGGATTGAGGGTTGTAACAAAATGGATTTAGTCATCGTTCCATCAAAACATTCAAAAGACGGATTTGTTAACGCTTTATATGAAAAAATACAGCAGTTACCTGATGGTCAACAAAAAAAGATTGGTGAACTAAAACTTGAAAAACCAATAGAAATTTTATTTGAAGGTTCTGATAAAATATATAGAAAATTAAGCACGGAAGAAATAGATTCTAAATTTTTTGATTGGTTAAATGATGAAGTACCTGAAAAGTTTGCATTTTTACATGTAGGACTTTGGGGTAAAGGTGGTTATGGTGAAGATAGAAAAGATATAGGAACATTACTTAAAACTTTTTATGAATCATTTGCAAATAAAAAGAAACAACCAGCTTTAATATTAAAAACAAGTGGTGCTACTTATTCGATATTAAGTAAAAAAGATATTTTAAATAAAATAAATAATATTAAATCTATGTTTCCATCAGATTGGAATCTACCAAATGTTTATTTATTACATGGCGATTTAACTGATGAAGAAATGAATTATCTTTATAATCATCCTAAAGTAAAAGCTATGGTTTCATTTACACATGGTGAGGGTTATGGAAGACCTCTACAAGAAGCCAGTATGGTTGGATTACCTGTTATGGTTAGTGGTTGGAGTGGTCATATAGATTTTTTAAATCAACATGAAAGTCTTTTAGTTCCAGGTAAATTAGAAAAAGTTCCACAGTCACAAGTATGGGAAAATATAATAATACCAGAATCAAGTTGGTTTAACATAGATACAAATTCAGCTTATCAGGGGTTCAATATGTTACATAACAACATAAAAAAATATCAAAGTCAAGCTAAGTCTTTAATGTACACCAATAGGAATAAATTTACATTAGAAAAGATGACACGGAAATTAGATGAGATTGTTAATAATTACACATCTGATATGCCACAACAAGTTGAATTACAATTACCAAAATTAAAAAAAGTTAAGGAGTCTGTATAATGCAACCAATAATAAGTAATTGCCCGCTGTGTGAAGAGCACTCACTTCATCTTTCGGAAGACAAAGAATTGAATTTTATGCAATGTGTAAATTGTGGGTATGTCAGTTCTGATAAATTTTTAGGTAGTAAAGAAACAAATGAAGAGTATGCTAAATTAGATGAATTGTTACAAAAGTGGGTTAAAGAAACTGAAAATAGGTTATGGATACCAATACAAATGACATTACCTTTTGGAATGATTTATCCAGCTTTAGTAGATAACGAAATGAAATGGATTTTTGCAGACACACAAGAGATACCTGAAGAAGAAAGAAAAAATTATCCGATTGAAGGACAAGAAGGTAAATTCTATGATAGAAAGTATAATACAGAAAATCCAAAAATGTACGATATTTATGCAGAAGCTTTAGCGGATGTTCAAAAAATAATTCAAAAAGAAACTCAAAAAGCTGCAGATAATAATAGTATAGATCTTAAACTACCCAAACTTAAAAAGAAATAGATGGCAAACAAAAAATTACCATATAACTGGAAAAGAGTTAAAGCCGGTGACATAATATCTTTTAAGTATAAGAAAGAATCCACTGGTAAAGTTAGAGTTAATTCTATTTTAGTATTAAATCCCATAATGAATGTTAAATTAAAAGACGGAACTTCAAAAAGACATTTGATTGGTGTAAAATTAGAAGAATCTAACAAAGTAAAACTATTATTAAACAGCCAAAGAATAAGTTTGTTAGAAAAAATTGGTGATTTCATAAAAATAGATGATAAAAATAATTTATATAAATTATCCATAAAAGATACTTTTGTAATTAATGATAGAAAAGGTATTAAAAAACAGGCTTGGGATATAATATCTAAAAATTTATCAATAAATGGAAAATACAGAACATATGATTATGACAAAGCTATAAAAAGTTCAGTTTATTTAGAACCAATAAGGGCAAGGATGAAAGATGAAGATTAGTTATAGTATATTGACTCACAATGAAGATGAGTCACTACAAAAATTACTTGAGTTTTTAGTCAAACATAAAGACGAAGAGGACGAAATAGTAATTCTTGATGATTATTCAGATAATAAAAAAACAATAGAGATATTAGATGTAATGACATCCATGCACGAGATGACTTTTGAACAAAGACATTTGTTAAAAGATTACGCTGGACAAAAAAATCACTTGACTCGTATGTGTTCTGGTGACTATATTATAAATATAGATGCTGATGAGATTCCACACAAATCATTGATGAAGAATCTTAAACCAATATTAGAATCAAACCCAACAATAGATTTATATTGGGTGCCAAGAGTGAATACAGTTGATGGTATCACACAAGAACATATTAATAAATGGGGTTGGCAAGTAAATGAAAAAGGTTGGGTAAACTGGCCAGATTATCAAGGGAGAATTTGGAGAAATAGACCTAACATTATTTGGAAAAACAAAGTACATGAAGTATTGACAGGATACAAAGAACACACTTATCTTCCAATGGAAGAAGAGTTTTGTTTTTATCATCCTAAAGAAATTGAACGACAAGAGAGGCAAAATAAATTTTATGACACAATATAATCAAGAGTTATTCGATAGAATAGATAATTACAGAGATGAAGTTTTGAATTTTTTAAGAAGTAAAGGTAATTATTTTTACACAAATGAAATTAATATAGAAATGGGTAAATACAAAATAAATTATCACAGGTGGTTACATCCAATGCAGGGTAGTTGGGAAACAACTGAATTGTTTACGCCACAAAAATTAGGATATCTTAAAAAGATAATAAAAGAAAATTCTGTTGTATTAGATATAGGAGCACATACAGGAAATATGTCAGTAGCTTATAGTTTGTTTGCTAGAAAAGTAATATCATTTGAACCAAATCCATCTACTTTCGATGTATTAAATCAAAATTCTAAATTAAACAGAAACATAATACCTTATAATTTTGGATGTTCTACTGAAGATGGTAAAATGGAATTTCATTATTCTGATGAAGGTTTTAACAATGGGGGATTAGCCTCTACATTAGATAATGGTATAGGTGTTACAGGACACAAAGTTCCTATTGAAGTTTATTGTGTAAATGTTAATAATTTATTAAAAGATTTACATTCTGATGATTACGACAATATAAGTTTTATTAAAATTGATTGTGAGGGTCATGATAAAGAAATATTACCAACATTAAAAGGTATAATAGAAAAAAATAAACCTATAATTCAAACGGAAATTTATGATGGTTTAACAGATAGAGAGAAAATAGAATTGATAGAGGTTATAGATTCTTTGGGTTATGATTGTTACAATCTTACAGAAGCTAACGATAATATAGATGATTTGGGTGAAAAAATAACTAAAGATTCTGTTAGTGATTTAAGTTTATTGACTGGTCATAATTTAATATGTTTTCCAAGAGGTATAAATGATACCAAATAAGTTTCACTATGTATATTTAACACATGACAATAATAAACATCCAATGTACCAGAAATTTCATTTGTTACATTATCTTTGTATAAAATCTGCAATTGAAGTAAATAATCCTGATGAGGTAAATGTTTATTGTAATCAAGAGCCAAAAGGTGAATGGTGGAAAAAAATAAGAAACGAAGTAAATGTAGTTATAATAGAACCACCCACAGAAATATTTGGTTTACCAATAACAGAATTAGCTCATATGTCAGATGTTATTAGGTTACAGGTGTTATTAGAAGAAGGTGGAATTTATACAGATATGGATACTATATCAGTTAAACCTTATGGTGATTTATTAAATAATAAATTTGTTTTAGGACAACAAGGGGTTGGTGGTTCTGAAGGATTATGTCCAGCAGTGATTATGTCAGAAAAAGATTCTCATTTTGGTAAACAATGGTTATATGGATTTAAAGATACATTCAAAGGAGGTCCTCCTGGAAGTGATGGTTGGTGTACACACTCTGTTTACTATCCATTACATTTAGCTAAATCTATATCAGAACATATTCATATAGAACCTCATACAAGTTTTTTTCATCCGACTTATCATCAACCTTCATTGAAAGATATGTTTGAAAAAGTTGTAAATTTTGATAAAGCATATTCACACCACTTGTGGGAAACAGCTTCTATGAAATGGATTGAAAATATAACTGTAAAAGAGATAAAAAATAATGATACAACTTTTAATTTAATAGCGAGAAAGTATTTATAATGAAAATTGGTATATTTGCATCAGACGCTAAAGGTTTAAGTATATTAAATAGTTTAATAAATGAATTACATGAGAATAACATTGATTATTTTGCTATGATATGTCAAAATACTCAATTAGCTAGAGTAAGAGAGGATTACTCACATTTAACAAATGTAGAAACATCTGAAGAAATTTGGTCTGATACCTTACTAATAAATATACCATTTAAACCTGATTGGTTGGTTGTACAAAGAGAAAGATGGAAGCCAGAAACTGGTATCATACAAGAATTTAAAAATAAATTTAATTCTAAAATAGCTTTGGTGGAACAAAATGCTCAAATGTTGAATAGTGTAGAAACTATTTTAGAAACATATTCTCGTAATAGATTTGTACCATATATTGATGTATTTTTTGATCATAGTAAATGGATTTCTGAACAAAGAAAATTAGTTGGTTTTAAAGGGAATAGTTTTGTTGTAGGTAATCCCAAATATGATATAAATTTAGATGTATCTGATTTACATATTAAAACGATGAAAGAATATTATGGAGTTGATGATAACAAAAAACAGGTATTGTTGTTTTCTTTAATAAATACCGCGAGAGAAAATCTTTTTAATGAATTTGAAAAGTACATAGAAGATAATCCTGATTATCAATATTTTATTAAACCTTATCCAGGAGAACCATTCGGTGAACAATTTGGTAATGAGTATTTCCCAAATTTTAGAATTAAAAATGTTACACCTATATTGGATGAAAATCATATTTGGCCTATGTTCAGTATATGTGATATTCATATGGGTTGTTTAAGTTCTATATTTCATGCTTCTTTATTGTTGAAAAAGGAAATAATAGATTTTTCTAAAGAAATAGGTATGGCTGAAAAATATTTAGACGTGGATAGAATAATGAAATCTACAAATAAAGGTGTAGAAGATAGTAAAGGGTTATGGATGAACTCATTCGGATTTACAGAAGATAGTCAATTACTTGAATTATTACCAAAAGATTTATTGAAAAAAATAGAAGAAAACAATAATAACGTTTGGAATTGTCAGGAAAATGTCGTAAGTTTATTTGATGACTATAATGACGGTAAGGCATCAACAAGAATTATAAAATACTTGAAGGAGAATGTGTGAAAAAAACATATATAATAGCAGAAATAGGAATAAATCATAATGGAGATTTAGATATAGCTAAAAAACTAATTGACATAGCTCATCTATCTGGTTGTGATTCAGTTAAATTTCAAAAACGAAATCCCGATGTATGTGTTCCTGAACATCAAAAAGGTGTTATGAGAGATACTCCTTGGGGTAGAATGACATATTTAGAATATAAATATAAAGTAGAGTTTGGTAAAGAAGAGTATGATGAGATAGATAGATATTGCAAGGAAAGAGGAATTGATTGGTCAGCATCTCCCTGGGATATGGATAGTTTAGATTTCTTGATGCAGTATGATATTCCATATATAAAAATACCATCAGCTATGTTAACCAATAAAGAATTGATAATAGCTGCTAGAGATACAGGTAAAAAAGTTATACTTTCTACTGGAATGAGCACTTGGAGAGAAATTGAGGAAGCTAACACTTGGTTAATACATGGTAATGAAGGTCAAATAAAATTAGGTCAAGGTAATAAAAATTATGCATTGTTACATTGTAATTCACAATATCCAGCACCACTTGAAGAATTGAATTTAAGTGCAATAAAAACCTTGAAACAGAAATACTTTTGTGAAGTTGGTTATAGCGGACATGAGTTTAGACTAGGTACATCCGTAGCAGCTGTTTATTTGGGAGCAACAATTATAGAAAGACATATTACACTTGATAGAACTATGTGGGGTACAGACCATTTATCTTCTGTAGAACCTCAAGGTTTAATCAAGTTAGTAAAAGGTATTAGAGAATTAGAAACTTGTTATGGTGACGGAGAGTTAGGTTGTTCACCTGGTGAGTTAGAAATAGCTAAAAAATTAAGGGGGTAAAATGAATAATTTTTACAAAGGTAAAAAAATACTAATAACAGGTGGTACAGGTTCATTGGGTAAAGCATTAATAAAAGAACTAAAAAATTATGATTGTGAACTAATAGTTTATAGTCGTGATGAAGGGAAACAGGCATTATCATTTGGAAATGATTCAAGTATTGTTAGAGTTATTGGTGATGTCAGAGATTTAGATAAACTTGATGTAACTATGAAAAGACATAAACCTGATTATGTAATTCATACAGGTGCATTAAAAAGAATTGATGATATGGAGTTTTATCCAGATGAATGTGTAAAGACAAACATTCAAGGTTCTGAAAATGTAGCAATTGCTTCTCAAAATAATGGTGTAAAAAAATGTATATTAATATCTACTGATAAGGCGTGTCAACCTGTTAATGTGTATGGTTCGAGTAAATTTATAGCAGAAAGAATATTTACTAATTATGATTACAATTCAAATTCTACTATATTCTCTTCAGTTAGATATGGTAATGTAATTGCAAGTAGAGGTTCTTTTATACCTTTATGGATGGACGCTATATCAGAAGGTAAAAGAATGAATGTAACATCAATGGAAATGACAAGATTTTTATTTACATTGAGTGACGCTGTTGATACGGTGTTGAAATCTTTGTATTATGCAGAGGGTGGTGAAGTATTTATACCAAAAATAAATTCATTTAAAATGCGAGTTATAATAGATTCTATTAAAAAGTTAGTTGGTAAAGATGATGTGGAAACTAAAATAATTGGAGTTAGACCAGGTGAAAAACTACATGAAGATATGTTGGCCAAAACAGAATTGCCATTTACATATCAGCCTGATGATAAGTTGTTAACCGTTATTCCACAATATACAAATAAATCTCATACATATAGTAAAAAATATGATGGTAAAGAATTTAACTCATCATTACATAATAATGATAATGTAGATGATTTGTGTGAATTAATAAAAAGAGGGTTACAAGTAGATTAATGAAATCATTTGAACCAACAATAACAAAACAAGACATACAAAAAGTTACAGAACTATTAGAATCAGGTAACATAGGGTTCGGTAGTAATGTAAAAGTATTTGAAGATAAATTTTCTAAACATTCAGAAAAAAAATATAATATCGGATTAAATTCTGCATCAGCTGCAGCATATTGTCTATTCGCATATCTATACGATAAACATGGTAGTTGTGATATTTACACACCTTCATTGGGATTTACATCAGTTTCATGGGCAGCAGAAAAAAATGGTCATCGTGTTATTTTTGTCGATGTAGATGATAATTTATTATTTGATTTTGATTCTTACAAACAATTACGACAAGACCCTTATATAAAAAAAGGTGAGGGTAATAAAACAATATTGATGCCAGTGTTATATGGTGGTGTAAGTAATGTACCAAATTTTAATGAACAGGTTACAGATGAAATAGTTATAGTTGATTCAGCACATTGTATTCAACCAACAATAAAATCTGATTACATATTCTTTTCATTTCATCCAATCAAACCTCTAACTATGAGTTGTGGTGGGTTATTAGGAACTGATGATGAAGAAGCTAACGAATACATATGTAGTTATAGAAACTTTGGGAGGGAGAATATTGGTGACACATACGACATAGTAAATCCTGGTTTTAACTTCTATATGAATAATTTAAACGCCACGTTAGGTTTATCACAATTAGATAGTTGTTTTCAAAACATAAAAAAAAGAAAATATAACTTGGAATATTTGCAGAAAAGCATTAGATTAGACATAGGACGTTTTACAGAACACGATGAAAAATCATCATATTATTTAGGAACACTTATTTTAAATGAAAGGGGTTCAGAGGATTTGAGACATAAATTAAAAAAGAATGGATGTGATGCATCATTTCATTATCCATATTTACATCTCTCTCAATATTATAACTCTAATGTACCATTAGGTAATTTAGAAGATTTAGATGATAGGATTATTAATTTACCAATTCATCAAAATTTATCAGCTGTCGATGTCAGTAGAATAGTGGGGGTTATTAATGAGTAACACATTTGTTATTGCAGAAGCAGGAGCGAATCACGATAGAAAATTTGCACAAGCATTTAGATTAATAGATGTTGCGATTAAATCTGGAGCAGATGCAGTTAAGTTTCAGACATATTCCTCTGATACATTATATTCTAAATATACTCCTGATTTTGCTGGGCATAAAAATATACCTGAATTAATAAAAAGTATTGAGTTACCAAGAGAATGGCAAAAAGAATTAAAACTATATTGTGATGACAATGGCATTGAGTTTATGTCTACACCATTCGATGAAAGAGCAGTAGACGAGTTATATGATTTAGGAGTAAAAAGGTTTAAGATTGCTGGGTTTGAATCTACAGATCCAAGATTAGTTAAGTATGTCGCATCTACAAAATTACCACTTATAATTTCGTTGGGAATCGGAACTGATTTTAATACAATGGTTCAGATTAAAAATTGGATTTTAGAGGTAAACAATAATCCAGATATAACATTCCTTCATTGTAACAATGCATATCCAACACCATTTGAAGATATAAATTTAAAACATATGAGTAATATGATTTACAATGGATTAAAAGGTGTTATGAAATTTGGATTGTCAGACCATACTGAAGGCATACTAACACCACCAATAGCTGTTGCACTAGGAGCTGAAGTAATTGAAAAACATTATACTATAGACAGGAGTTTATCTGGTCCTGATCATCCATTTGCTATAGAACCCGATGAATTAAAAGAGATGGTTAAGAATATTAGACTAGTAGAAAAAATGATGAATATAAAATCAGAACAATATACCAAAAGTGAAAAAGGTTTTTCGATGGCTAGAAGATCAGTAATTGTTAAAGGTGATGTTAAACAAGGTGATATTATAACTAAAGATAACATAACAACTAAAAGACCATTATTGGAAGATTCAATACCAGCTGTAGAATATTATGAATTAATTGGTAAACATTTTACTAAAGATTTGGGAGATGATGTTATATTAACAAGGGATGATGTAAAATGAATATTTTAATTACATCTATTTCTACAAAAGTATTATTAGTTAAACAATTTAAAAAAACAGCTACTAACTTTTCTGATGTAACAATATTCGCAGGAGATGTAGATTCAGATGCTGTAGGGTTGATGTATTCTGATAAACATTTAATTTTACCAAAAGATAAAGATTTAGACTTCATTGATAAAATGTTGGACATATGTTTAGAAAATAATATTGAATTAATAATCCCAACGAGAGATGAAGAGTTACCACTTTTTGCTAAGAATGTAAAAAAATTCAATGAATGTGGTTGTTCTGTTTTGGTATCATCGTTGGAGACTATAAATATTTGTCAGAATAAAAGTGAATTTTTTAGGTTTTGTGAAGATAATAAAATAAATGTTCCTAAAACATATTGGAATTGTGATGATATAGTTTATCCATCTTTTGTAAAGCCCGTGTATGGTAAAGCTAGTAAAGGTGTTTTTAAAATATCAAATGATAAAGATCTTTCAAAATTAAATGATGGGATGATTGTACAAGAATATATAGATTGGCAAGAGTACACTATAGATTTATTTTCAGATTTCGAATCTAATATTATTTCTGTAATTCCAAGAAAAAGAATAAAAATACTTAATGGTGAATCTCATATAGGTGAAACAGAAAATAATGAACACATAATAAATGAATCAATAAATCTTGCTAATAAATTAAAATTAATTGGACATAATGTAATTCAATGTTTTTATAAAGATGGGATTGTAAAATTTATAGAAGTCAATCCTAGATATGGTGGTGCATCTAATTTAAGTTTCAAGAGTGGTGCAAATACACCAGAATTTTTAATAAAATTACTAAAAGGTGAAAAAATCAAAAGTCAAATTAAAGATTTTAAAGATGGTTTAAAAATGTATCGTCATTCAACAGATGTATTTGTGAATGAAAATATATCAAATAAAGTCTTTTGTATTGATATTGATGGAACTATATGTACAGAGGACTGTAAATATGAAGAAGCTAAACCAATAACTAAAGTAATTGATAAAATTAATAAATTATATGAAAAAAATGTTATCAAATTATTTACTGCAAGAGGAGCTGAAAGTGGATTTGATTGGAAACCTTTAACTGAAAAACAATTAAATGAGTGGGGTGTTAAATACCATAATTTAATTATGGGTAAACCATATGCTGATTATTATGTTGATAATAAAGCAATAGATGTATTGGATTGGGTATGAAATATAAATTAGGAACTATAGAAAAAAATAATATCGAGTTTATTAGAACATTGAGAAATAATCAAATGGATATCTTGAGACAATTTAAATTAATTAATTCGGTGGAACAAGAAGAATATTTTAATAAAGTACATAAAGATAATACACAGATATTATTTTCTATTTTGGATAATGATAGTTTTATTGGGTATTGTGGATTGACTAATATTAATTATATCTATGGAACTGCAGAAATATCATTTATAGTTGATACTGATGATTATGAAAATGTATTTTTGTTTGTGTTAAATGAATTGAGTAAACATGCATTTAATGTTTTGAATTTAAATAAAATTTGGACAGAAACATATGAATTTAGAAAAAACCACATAAACATAATAGAATCTTTTGGAATGAAACAAGAAGGCATATTAAGAGAACATGTTTATAAAAAAGGGAAAAGGTACAATAGTATTGTACATTCATTATTGAAGAGGGAATATGGAACAATTTAAAGATAAAAATATATTAGTGACAGGTGGTTGTGGTGTAATTGGTAGAGAACTTATAGCTAAGTTAGTTTTGTTTGGTGCAAACGTGAGATGTGTAGATTTTGTTGATTTACCAACAGAGTTAGAAAAATTACCTATTGAATTTTATAAAGTAGATTTATCCGATTCAAAATCACAATTTTTATTTAGGTACAATCCTGATTATGTTTTTCATTTAGCAGCTGATTTTGAAAGAAGTACTGAAAGTTTTGACTTTTGGGATTCTAATTTTAACAACAATGTATTAGCATCTAGGAACTTATTAAACAAGGTAATGAATTGCACTAATTTAAAAAAGATAGTTTTTGCATCAAGTTATTTAATTTATGATAAAGATTTGTATACCAATGATTTAACTTTCTTGAAAGAAACTGATGTTATACAACCAAGAAATTTATGTGGTATTGCAAAATTACAAACAGAAACAGACTTAAATTTTATAAATGAATTTAAAGATATAGATATAGCGAGTGCTAGAATATTTAGAGTTTATGGTAGAGGTTCAAGAGATATAATATCAAGATGGGTTGAAGATGCATATAATAATAAAACTATAAAAGTGTTTAGTAAAGACAATAGTTTTGATTATATATACGCTGAAGATGTAGCAGATGGATTAATACAGATATGTAAAAGAAATCTTAAACATAAAGTTTATAATATAGGTACAGGAAATTCTGTACCAATTCATAGAATTGTAGATATATTAAAAAATAAATTTGCAAATCTAAAAATTGATTTTGTAGATGATGTTATATTTCCTGAACAGAGTGGTGCACATATGGGTAGATTATATGAAGAAACTATGTGGCAATCTAAATATGATATTGAAAAAGGAATTGATAAAGTCATATCTCATATGGGAGAAAATAAATGATAAAATCAGTTAAATTCATGTCAACTGAAGTAACCAACAATACTTTTGTTGATAAATTTCAGGATAAAAAAATATTAGTTATGGGTTCAGGACCATCTGTTAATGAATTAAATTGGGAAAATTTAGATTATGACGGTATTGTTACTTGTAATAATTTTTTTAGGAATGATAGAGTTTTATCTCAAGCAGATAAAATATTACATATTTCATTTCAAAGAATTGTTGATTTAAATAATGAAACATTAATATCATTTTTAGATAATAATCCTAAATGTACAATTGGTTTTGATTCATACACTTTATGGGATGCGAATCCAGAATTTAATAAAAAATATAAAAATAGAATTTGTGGTTATGATACTGTTAGATGTTCTAATAATCATGACGGAGTTGGTGGTAGATTATCTTATTTTACTATAGCGTGGAAACCATCTGATTTGTATTTCATAGGATTAGATGGATTTTCTGAAAATATGAAAAATGATCCACCTAATGCATTTAGAGATTGGATAAAAGGATCTGCTGATAGTCATTATGATCATAGTCAAATTAAAACTTCTCATTCTGAATTTGCCGATTATGTTTATAATTTTTCTAAAGAACATAATATAAATATCTATAATTTGGGTGAAGGTTTACAATACAATGTTTTAACTGAATTTAGTGAGAAATTATTTCCATTACCTAAAAATATAAAAAATAAATTAAAGGAGTCTAAATGAAAAATATAAATGATGTATGTGTACTAATACAGGCAAGGTTAGGTTCAACACGAGTACCAGGTAAAATGTTAAGACCATTTGCTGGAACTACACTTGTAGATATTTTGTTTGAAAAATTAAAATTATCAAAAGTTATTCCTCAAGATAATATTTATTTTTCAGCGTATGAGAAAGAATTAAAAGAAGTTGGTAACAAACATAATATTAATATATTTGATAGAAGTGAAGCTTCAGCATTTTCAGAGGGAGAACCTTTATCAGAAATATATGAGTGGTATAATAAGTTGCCATTTAAATATGTTGTGTTAATCAGTGCATGTAATCCTTTGTTAAAAATAGAGACGATAGATTCTTTTGTAGAAAGTTTTTTAAATTCAGATAAAGAAGGTGGATTTGCTGTATTTGAAAAAAAGACATACTATTGGGATAAGAATGGAAAGCCAATAACAAATTGGGATGGTGCAACTATAATGAATACTAAATTTGTAGAACCTATATATGAAGCTGCTCATTGTTTATATGCAAGTAGAATGGATATAATAGGTAGAGGTCATTGGATGGATACTAAATCACCACCAGAACCTGAATTATTTACTATGGAAGAGTTAGAGGCATTTGATATTGATTATGAATGGCAATTTAAATTAGGTGAGGAATTATATAATGGATAAATTATTTGCATTAGGAGTTGGAGAATCTGTTAGGTTTTACGAAAAACAAATACCAGGTATATTTGAAAAATATAAAACAATAACTCTACATAATGGTTTTATAAAATTATATGATAAGTTCGGTAAGTATACAGATTACTATACTTGGGGAGATCCTTTTGGTGCATTACATACTTTAAGATATTTAAATACTATTGATGTTATTAAAACAAAGATATTAATACCAAGCACTATGTTAGGAACATATGAAGATTTTAGAAAATATCACGGAACAAGTAGAATTTCTCAAGATAATAAATGGGATGAATATAAATCTTTAATATTTAAACTATACAATAAAGGTTTTACAATTTTTGAAATACCGACAGGTACAATGAAAGAAAAAAATTATTCTGTTGAAGAAAGATTTAATGGTAATAAAATGGTGATGGGAACTTGGAAATGGACTGGAGACGCTTCTGAAGAAAGATGTACAACAGAGACTAAATTGACATCTTTAATATTTCCATTAGCTCACTATTTAGATTTTGATGAGGTTGATGTTTTAGGTTTTGATTTAATAGGTGGTAGGTTTTATGATAAGATAGAAGGTGTTCCATCAGACCCATGGCCAAAACATCAATTACCACTATTGGTTGAAAATATGAATGTATGGAATAGTTGGAAAGAATATCATAATATAGATTTAATTAGTGTTGTGAATGATGATTTAACTATAAATAATCAAGCTTTGGAATACAAAGACATTTCTGAATTTAAATTAAAAACATGGTCTGAATATTATAAAGAATGTAAAAAGGTTTATGGTGATTCTGATACTGATATAAACGATTTAACTATTCATACTAAACATTTTAAAGATGAAAAATATAATAATTTAATAACATCATTGAGAAATAAATTAGATGTGTTGTATCAAAATGAATCTAATTATGAATGGAAAAATGTTGCTATGGGTTTAAATGATATATTTATGGTTGAAGATGAATTAAAACCTTTAGTTGAAGAATATTTAATCCCATATTTAGAAAAAAATATATTTGGTTGTTATGTACATTGTGATAATATAAAAATATATAAAACACCACAAGTAAATTCACAAGAATCAAGTTCTTGGGTGTGGCATATTGATAATAATCCTGTTGAACAAATGAAAGTTATGATATACATAAATGATGTAAATAAAGAATCAGGAGCATTTAGATATTTAAAAAAAGATAATGGTGGTGTTAAGTTATTGTCTACGCGGAGAGATTATCAAAATTGGAAAGAAACTTATCAAGAAGAAATATTTGAAAAATTCGGTCGTAAGTGGAATGGAACAAGAACACCTGATAGTATATTGAATGACTTTATTCAGAATGAAAATTGTGAGATTGTAGATATAGAAGATAAGGCAGGAACTGCAATTATCTTTGATAACAATTGTATTCATAAAGGAACAATACCAACAAATGGTTTCAGATATGCGATGACTATTCAATTTAAACCTGTAAATAAAAAATTAGTACCTGTATTTGATAAAAAATATGTAGGTAATGGATGGAAACATGTAACATTCCATAAAGACCCAGAAATAATAAAACCAATGGATTATTAATATGAGAAAAATATTTTTAGATTGTGGAGCATACAATGGTTGTTCTGTAGAATTGTTTACTAAAATGTATGATGATTATGAGGAATATGAGGTATTCTCATTCGAAGCAAATAGGGGATTGAGTAATCAGATATGGTCTACAGCAAAAAAGTATAAATTTAAAAACTTTACATTAATTAATGAAGCTGTGTGGATTTCTAGTGGAATAAAATATTTTGTTGGATCACGATTAGTTGATTTAAAAAATGATACTGATGATGCTACTTTAGTTAAAAGTTACGAAGAAATAACTTTAATGTACGAACAGGAGCAAACAGACACAGGTCAACCTAGAGGTAATTTACAGACTTTAGATTTTTCTAAATTTATACTTGACAATTTTGATAAAAATGATTATATAATTTTAAAAATGGACATTGAAGGAGCAGAATATAAAGTTATTGATAAAATGTTTAATGATGATTCTCTAAAGTATATTTCTAAATTTTATGGAGAATTACATGGTACTAAAAAAGGATTTAATCAAAATGATACCAATAAATTTTTTAAACAAATCTACTCTAATAATTTAAGGATGTTTAATTGGGATAGTATGCAAGGAGAAATAAGTGATTTAGAAATAGTACCAAATAATACAGAAAATTCATTTGAAATTAGCGGTTCATGTAATAGATTATGTCATTCATATAAAAAAATAGAGGATTAACAATGGAAAAAATAACATTTTGTATACCAAGTAAAAACAATAAAAGATATCTTGAAGCTTGTATACCTTCAATAAGAAAAAACTCGTATCGTGGAGACCATGATATAATTGTGTTTGTCGACGCTGACAACGATGGAACCGTTGAATGGTTAGAATCAGTTAAGGATAAATATAATTTAAAATACATAGTCAATGATACAGGTAAATTATATGGTATTGGAAAGGCATATGATAAATGTGTAGAAGAATCCACAACAGATATTTTTATGATATTCCATGCAGATATGATGTTAGGTAGAGATGCAGATTTAGAAGCATTTAAATATCTTGATAGAAAGAAAGTTGTATGTGCTACGAGAATAGAACCACCACTGCATCCAGAAGGACCTGAAAAGATAGTAAAAGACTTTGGTATGTGGCCAGAAAAAGATATTGAGGATGGTTGGAAAGATAAAGACTTTGATGTATTTGTTGACATAATGAGATCAAAAAATGAAAATAAAATAACAAAAGGTTGTTTTGCACCATGGATGATGTACAAGGATGAATTTTTAGAGATGGGTGGTCATGACCCAAGATTTGCTTCAGCTCGTGAAGATTCAGATGTGTTTAACAGATTAGTTTTAAGTGGTTTTGATTTGATACAATCTTGGCAAAGTTTTGTGTATCATTTAACAGCTAGAGCTGGACAATTTCAACATGGAAAATTGACACAAGACCATAGTCAAAAGTCTGAAGAGTGGAGAAAGCTTATGAGTAATTCAACGAGAGAGTTTTTCAGAAAATGGGGAAGTACGGTAAATCACGACCAATATATGATGCCGATAATATCACCAAAATATGATATTGGGTTTGTAGTTAAAAATTGTAATGAACATTTGTTGGGTATTTTAGAACCTTGGTGTTCTACAATCTATGTCGATTGTGAAATTGAAAAATATATAGAGAGTGAACAACCTAATACAACAGATAATTTAACTAAAAAAATATTATCTATACATTCCGAAAAACAAAATGACATAGTTGTCAGTTTTGATGGATTAAAATTAACAAATGAAGAATTTCAATTTATACAACAGTTACCACTTGTTATTAAAGATAGTGGTGAGATCGGTAATATGGAATATAGTATATTTGAAATACAAATTAACAAATTAAAAACTTATGAGGAGGATCTAATAAAATGCCATATGATGTAGAACTAGAAGATTATCATGAAGACGTTTTGTTAAGTAGTGGACCTAAAAATTGTTTGGTAACAGGTGGTGCTGGATTTATAGGTAGTAATATAGTCAATAAACTTATAAAAGATGGTCATTATGTAAGAGTGGTTGATGATTTATCTTCTGGAAGTAAATACAATTTTAAGTATCAGACAGAGTTTTATAGAGCAGACATTTCAGAAGAACCTTTTTTAGACATGTTTCAAGATATTGATATTGTTTTTCACTTAGCAGCATTTCCAAGAGTAGAACCATCTATTCAAGACCCAATAAAAGCTAATAGAATTAATGTCAATGGAACACTAAATGTATTAAACGCGTGTGTAAAATATGGTGTTAAAAGATTCGTATTTACATCATCTTCAGCTATATATGGAGAAGCTGATACACCAACTACAGAAGAACACTCTAAAAATCCAATGAGTCCATATGCATTGAATAAATTGATAGGAGAACAATATTGTAAATTGTATTCAGAAATATATAATTTACAAACTGTGTGCTTAAGATATTCTAATGTGTATGGTGAAGGACAACCAATTGAAGGTGCATATTGCAATGTGATGGGTATATTTGAACAACAAAAATTGATGGGTAAACCTATGACAATTGTTGGTGATGGTGAACAAAGAAGAGATTTTATTCATGTCAATGATGTTGTCGAAGCTAATTTAATAGCAGCTTTTACTGATAAAATAAGTTTTTTGGGTGAAGTATATAACATTGGTTATGGAAAAAGTTATTCAGTAAACCAAATAGCTGAGTGGATAGGTGGTGACACCAAAAACATAGAACCAAGAATAGAACCAAGAGAAACTTTGTTGAATAGTGATAAATTTAAAAAAACATTCGGATGGGAAACTACAATAGACTTAAAAAAATGGTTGGAGGAAAAAAATGTCTAACATAGATCCAGATAATTGGAAAGAATGGGAAGAACGTGAAGAAAAGAAGAAAAATAAACGTTTGAAGAAAAAAAAGCAAAGAAAGTCAAATAAGAAAAAAAGACGAAAAGAAAAATAATTATATATTTATATATATTAGGAGAAAATTATGTCAGATGATAAATTAGGTACTTATATAACAAAATTAATGACTACGATAGTCAATAAAGACTCGGAAGATTTTGTAAAAGATTTAGCTATGTCAGAGTTGAGTAGACTCAAAGTTGATATAGATTCGTTTCTAAAAAAACATATAAGTGAAAAAGAAAATAAAGAAACAGAAAAACAATTGTTACAGGAGGAAAAAGAAAATGGCAAATAATCAAGCACAAGATAGATATAATCCACAAGGTGTTATGGCTGATGATTGGGAATCACATAAATTTTTTGATTTACCAGATGGTGAAATATTTTTTTTAAAAAATGAAAGAAATAATAATAATCACGCGTATAGAAAAATAAATGATAAACAAGCAATGAATACGAGAATGCAAACCACACATGATGTTTTATCAAATATAACAGTTTATACAAAGATATAATGTCAATCATAAAACCATTACATATACCCGGTAAAAGATTTGTATTAACAAAAAATATGATTCTAAATGCTCAAAAAGAAACAATTTCTGGTAGACAGGCTGCTAAATGGTTAAAAGTATCTTACCCTACGTATAGAAAATGGGCTAAGTATTACAAAATATTTGAAGAACACAAAAATCAAAAAGGTGTTGGTACTAAAAAAGGTTGGGCTAGTTATAAGATACCTTTGGAAGATTTTTTTGAAGGTAAAAGAGAATTACCGACAAATTATAGTGGAAAAGTTTTAAAGAAAAGAATGTTGGAAGAGGGTTATTTACAAGAGGAATGTTCACATTGTGGATATAATGAACCAATGTTTGATTCAGAAAAAGTTTGTTTGAATATTGACTTCGTAGATGACAACAATAAAAATATATCATTAGATAATATAAGATTGTTGTGTGCTAATTGTTATTTGTCATTTAATGGTAACTTTCCAAAATCAAAGGTTTTTTGTAAATGAGTATAGACAGAGAAAATTTAACTGAACATTATAAATCTTTTCGAGATGTAGACGAAAACTTTTTAAACATCAATATGCCATTAGATGAAAATGATTATCCTACAGCAGAACGCTCTCAATTTCCTGTAACTTTTAAACACAATTGGGATTATAAACCTGTTGTGAGTTTACCTTTTTTAAGTGAAGATGAGTGTAGTTTAATTATAAACAAATGGGTTGAACCTGAAGATGTAGATCATGAAGAAAATAAAAGTTATAGAAAATGTAAAATAAATTGGATTAATTATTATAAACCTGGATGGGAATGGTTCTTTGATAAAATTTTAAATGTTGTGGAAGATGTAAACAAAAAATATTACAAATTTGAATTATCGAATCCAATAACTTTAGAACCTGTTCAATTTACAAAATATAGTTCAGGTGGTTTTTACAGTAAGCATACTGATTGGGAAGGTGGTGGAATTTTAGATATTAGAAAATTATCATGGGTTGTTAATTTATCAGACCCTTCAGAATATAGGGGTGGTAATTTACAAGTATTAAAAGATACTGTGCCAAAAAATATTGGGTGGATACATTTATTTCCAAGTTTTTTGAGACACCAAGCTACAAAAGTTTTTAAAGGTAAAAGATATTCATTGGTAGGATGGACCGTAGGTCCACCATTTAAATAGGAGATAATATGAAAGATATAAAAGGTACTAAATTAAAAATAAGTGACAGAGTTAGAATAGAACAAGATATACCATCGGTAAATGGCATGTTATACAAAAATACCATATGTAAAATAGATAGTCTTGAAGAGAGTAAATTAAGAGTTCAAGATAGAAGTGGAAAACTTTGGTGGGTACAATATAGTCAAGTAAGTGCGAGTTTTTTATAATGAGTGATGAGTTAACAAAAGAACAACGAAAAGAACTAGAAAAATTAATAAAAAAAATAACAGATGACGCTAAATCTGTTGTTGAAGATTATGTTAAAAATCCATCTACAATAAGTGGTAGTGCAGAAATACACATTCACGAAAATAGTCCATGGTTAGATGAAAATAAAAAATTTATACCATTAACTAAAAAAAGAAAAAAAAATGTTAATTAAAGAATTTATATCAGAAACAAATAAAAACAAAATAATTTCAGATTTATTGAAACACTACAAAGTTGGTAGTGTTAAAGTAAAACTAAAAGCTATGAAAAATCATGCACATTACAATGTGGATACAGGTACATTAGAATTATCTACACGATATAAAACAATTAAAAACAGACAGTTAAAAGAGTTTTTGATTACAATACTTCATGAAATTTATCACGCAATGGATGCCAAGAAATATGGTTGGAGAAAGTTCAAAGATATGTATGAATATGAAATGAACTTACAGATAGCTAAGGGTAAACATCAGTATAAAGATAATAAATTTGAAATAGAAGCTGAAGACTTTGGCCAAAAAAATTGGAAAAAATGGGATACCAAATTTAAAAAAGATGGTTTAATTTAAATCCTGTTACATATTGTTACAATTAAAACCTTGGCGAATGTCAAGGTTTTTTCGTATATTATAGTATGATTGAGAGAGAAAATATTAAAAAAGGAGAAAATATGGTTTCAATTAACGGAATAGACTACATTGATTTAGATAGTGTAGGTTCAACACTTACAAAAGATTTAAAAGTATTTCCACAAAATATAACAGAAGCACCAGAAACTGCTAGTGAAGCTGATGAATTGATGGGTGTCCATGTTTATGATTTAAATGATGAATGGTACAATAATTTGAGTGCTGATGATTTAACAGATTTCTTTGAATTTATAGAGTTAAATACTGATGTTGTGACTACTGTTTACAAGGCTTGGAAAGATGGTATTTGGGGTGATTGGGAAACAGCGAATAATTGTTACTTAAATATGGAGGCTATATAATGGCTATCTATTCTAATATACCAGGTTCAGGTGGAAAAACAATTCCGATTGATTTGATTTGGGATGGTGAAGATACCAAATGTGACAAGTGTAAAAAATTAAATGTAAATATAGAGTATAAAGGTAAATCGTATTGTACTTGGTATTGTGCAAAAAAAAATTAAAAAAAACGTTGACTGGTTATCCAGAAAGCCGTATATTATAGTATAATTAAAAAGGAGTTTTATTATGGGTTTATTAAAAGGACATATACAAGATTGGTTAGAAGAATTTGGTTATGATTTGGGATATGATTGGGATAATCTTCCTGATTTATCTGATATGAATGAAAACACACCACCAGCGTGGGAGACGAAATAATGGATTTAACAAATTTAGTACAACAATTTGCAAATGTAGGTTTAACGATATTCTGTGTAGTTGTAGGTGTAATATTAGTTAATTGGTTAGATAGGAATGTATTTAATAAGACAAGGAGAAATAAAGATGATAAATGGGATTAAACCAACAATAGGTAATACTACTAAAACTGAAAAGACAACTACAAAGAATGGTTTATCCTTTGATGAAGCGATGGATACACTACTTGTTAAGATACAAGAGAATTATGATAAGTGGTATTCAGGAACTGATTATGAATCCAAGAAAATGAATCTATCACTTAAACCAGGTAGAAAGTTTATTAAAGTAGTTCACGATAATTCAGTATGGGGATTTGTTGCTAAAGTGGATGGTGTACATAAAGGTGTACCAATGTTAAAGGGTGATATATTAAAAGCTGCTACTTGGAGTCAACCAGCAAAACATTCAAGAGGTTCTATATTTGATTCAGAGATGCACAAGAGTTTTTCTTGGACAGGACCTAATTATCTGTAATGAGTTTTACAGAGGGTGATGAAAAATGGATAAAAAATTGGAAACCAAAAGGAGTAAAAATGAAACCAACTAAAAAAAGGCCAGCTAAAAGAAAACCATTACATGGTGAAAGTAATCCATTAGTGGCTAAGTTATTAAATTTAAAGTATCGTTTGAATGACGCTTATAATTTAAGAGATATTGATACAAAGTATGATAAGAATTGGGTTATGAATTTAATAGAAGATGTAAGAACAAATAATTTAACTAAATTATGTAAAGAAGATATGTTAAAATGTAACGCATTATGGAAAACATATGAATAGATTTTATCGTAAACCCAAACCAGAAACCATGAAGAAAAATAGAGAAGCTTATAAAAAATCTTATAAAGAAGAAATTTTATGGTTAAAAGTTAATCTTCAAAAGTTAACGGAAACTAAAAACAAATTTTTGTTGGATATGTATACAATATTGATATCAGGCAGTAGAAAAATTACACCTAAAATGTCAGAAGCCATTAAAAAAGGTATTGAAAGATGTAATAACCATCCAAAATTTAATAATGTTGTACGAGTTGAACAAGAGGCTAAACTAAAACCTATACTAGAGAAAATCGCTATGGTTGAGAGGTTGGCTGAATCCAAGAATGATAAAGCACTTGGGTTTATTCAGAATGTAAAAGAATATGTGAAAATAAATTATAGAGTAACCAAGAAACAAATGGAAGCTCTAAACAAAGTGTACAAAAGGTGTAGTGAAGATTTATTTAAAGGAGATGAATAATGAAAGGTAGTAGATTAGTAGATGTATTGGATGATAAACCAACTTTCCAAAAATGGAGAGAGATATTTGGTAAGATGAGAAAATTAGGAACGGCTATTGAAATGTTTCATGGTCCAGATATGAATATTGATGATTTGGATTACAGATGGGTTAATGATAGGATTGAATACTTTGATAAAAAGAAAAGATTGTTAACCAAAGATGAGATGACAATAGCTAATAATTTATGGAAAAAATATAACAAATAAAAGGAGTCAAAATGACAGTACAACAAATAGTAGCAGAATTAGAAAATATTAAAGAACAAACATTAAATAATAGTCAAATCACAACAGATGATGTTATTGAAGCTATTGATGATATAATATCAGATTGTAAAGACAATAGTTTAGATTTTACTTTTGATGATGAAGACCACTATGGTTCTTTTGAAACTGAAACTGATTTTACGAAATTGGAGATAATGTAAATGGAAAATATATTACAAACAATTGATAACAATTATCAAAAAACACTTGATGAATGTTATAAAGCGTATAACAACAAAGAAATGGGAGTTGTTCGAGAGTCTATGGGTAAACTTGTAGAAAACTTTGTAGATGATGTATGTGATATGTTGAATGAAAAATTTGATGTTGATATTGAATGTAAATTCGGAGAGTCAGATAGGATTCCAATTACAAATGAATCAGGTAGAGTTTTAGGTTTTCAAGTTGATAAACATATTTACATAGATTCTAAATTGAAAGCTATAGTAGAATGTAAATCTTATTTGGACCGTTCTATGTTGATAAGAGCTTCTGATGATATAGGTCGTATAAAAAAAGGTATCAATCACGATATAAAAGGATTTGTATTATCTTTAGAAAATGCAGTAGCTAAAACAGCAGAGGACTACTTGTTAGATGAAGGTAATGTAGATAAAATATTTTATCTTACGGAAGGTAAAAGAAACTCTTACAGACAAATATGGAGGCCTGAATTTAACAAAGAATTAAATAAAAATGTTATGAAAGAATTTATTCAAAATTTAATAAATCTTTTTTAAAAAAAACGTTGACTCATATGGCTATTTAGCCGTATATTGAAACAATAAAAATAAACGATAAACTTTAAGGATAATATGAACTATACAACAACTACAAATGGAGCGATAACAAACAAAACATCAGACAAAGAATGTTTAGATTTGTTTCAACGCATTGGTAACATGAGAAATCATGATAGATTGTATATCCTTGAAAATTTCAACAAGGCGTATGAGGAAGATAAAGAACTTGCAACACAAGTTCTATTTTGGGCGAGAGCAGCACGAATAGGTTCAGGTGAGAGAAAAACTTTTCACACAATCTTACGGGAGATTGGAAAGACATCACCTGATTTTATATCAGACAATGCAAAACTCATTGCTGATTTGGGTTATTGGAAAGACCTAATTGAGTATTTCCATATACCAAAGGTTATATCAGTTTTCGCCCAAGCAATTCGTGAAAAGGATAGGTTAGCATGTAAATGGGCTCCAAGAAAGTGTGCGGTATTAAGAGATGAACTTGGTTTCACTAACCGAGAATACAGAAAATGGTTGAAGAGATATTCTGAAACTGTTGAACAAACGATGTCTGAAAAAGAGTGGTCTGATATAAACTATTCATCCGTCCCCGGTTCTGCTATGAGACGATATAGTGGAGCATTTACTAAACAAGACAGTAAACGATTCGATGAATGGAAAGAGGACAAAACCACAAAGGCATCTGTATCAGCTACCTATCCACACGAAGTGTTAGCTTGTGATGATGACAAGTTAGCAGAAAAATTATGGGATAACTTACCTGATTTATTATCAGAGAGTGAAGAGAATATTCTACCAATGATTGATGTGAGTGGTTCAATGATGGGAAAACCATTAGCAGTCGCAATGTCATTAGGTATGTATTTATCTGAAAGAACTAAAGGTGAGTTTAAAGATTTATTTTTAACATTTAGTGAGAATCCAGAGTTAGTAAGATTAGAAGGTGATTCAGTAGCAGAACGATTGAGAAACATATCACAGGCAGATTGGGGCATGAATACAGATTTCAGTAAAGCATTTCAACACATATTAGATGTGGCTACAAAACACAATGTATTGCCCGATTCGATGCCAACTATGTTATTGGTGTTATCAGATATGCAATTTGATGAATCACAGAACAGTAGTTTTTATGGTAGTAAATCAATGACACACTTTGGACATATGAAAGAAGAGTATGAAAAAGCTGGATACAAATTACCAAAGATAGTGTTTTGGAACTTGGATGCACATATGGGAACACCAGCAAGATGTTCTGATGATTCAGTAGCGATGGTTAGTGGATTCTCACCAAGTATTATGAAAGCAGTGTTAAACGCTGAAGAGTTCAATCCAATTAGTGTAATGATGGAAGCACTTAAAGATATTAAACCAGATTGTAATAATTTACCATCAGAATTTGAATATAAAAGAGAGACGATATAATGCAAAAGTACGATAGAAAATATTTTGAAGATAATTTTGATAAACCACATATCCCTAATATACCTGATAGTATTAAGGTAAAATCAATAAGGAAAAAAATACTTAAAATAAGTGACATAAATAGTGATACATTTTTAAGTCAAATTAGAGTAAACGATGATATAGCTGCTAGAGCTACAAGATTAAACGGATCATTTAATACAGGAATTGATTGGGATAGTCCACTACCAATAGTGAAGTTAAGAGATGATGGTGGTTATGATTTAATAGATGCATTTGGCAGATTTCAAATGTTTGAATTGAATGGACAAGAATACTGGATTATGATTGTTGTAGAGTGTGATTCACATAATGAATTGAGGTTAAGAGGGTGGGCTAATAAACAATTGTTTATAGTACCAAACTCAACGAAAGATAATATTGAAACAATATCTACCATGGTTAGAAAAAAAATGATTAAACCTACGAAAAGAAATTTTACAAGGGAATTAAATATCATTGAACCACATAAAGACCCTGATATAAAAAAGGATATAGTGAATCAATTGATGGATGTTTTTAAGGTAAAATCAACTGTAAAACCTAAAAGATTTGTTTCATATTCAGCAGCAACCATAATGAAAAATTGGGTTAAACCACATTTCGCTGATGAAAAGAAAATTGGGTTTAAGTTAGGATCAAAAGGTGAACCACTTTTTAGTAAATTAGCTAATTGTTATTTTGGTATTTTACAATATAAATATGAATATAGAAAAGTATTACAAGCTATAGAGATGAATGTGAGAAAAAATGCTCCATTGAAAGTTTTAGGTTTATCAGAGGGTAAAGGTATGACAATGAAGAAACTTAAAAATGATAGAGCTGGTATTAAAAGAAATATAACTAAAATAACTAATAATATTGATAAACTTGTTTCAAAATACCATGGTGAAGAATCTAAAATTAAGTGGGAAGAGGTTATAGATTTATTTGGTTTTATACCTGAAAGTGTTAATGAAGATGTAAAAGAACCCGTAGAATATAAGGAGATTGTATAAATAAATTACGTGTTTGATGTAATTTGTATATATTTATATATACACTTAACCCTACAGCACTACTCACTTAAAAGAAAAGCGAATAGAGCAGGGTGGTAAGGGAAACCGAAACTGAAAGTATCAATGGGGTTACCGAAAGGTTTGAAAAAGATATTAGTAAGTGGTGAACCGAGTCCATCCATAATATAAGAGGATGTAATATGTTATAGTTAAGATAATAGTTACGGATTAGAAATGTCATAGTTGGTCATACAGCACTTTACAAAATGATAACAGAATAAATCAAAAAAAAAGACCACCGAAAGGATATGACAAAAAATTAAATAAAAGAGGTTATAAAATATGTCAATAGATTATCAAGAGTTAACAGGTAAATTAATAATAGAAAATGGTGAATTAAAAAACCAATTGTCACATGCACTAAAAGAATTAGAAGATGTGTACAATATGGTAGAATCAGAACCTAATGATATGGCTTTAGGTGAAATAGTTAGACAACATTATTGGGCAAATACAGAGGAACCAGAATCCACAGAAGAACCTATATACATTTATGAATCTCCTGATGAAGGTAAAACATTGTATAGAAGACGAGTTGGTGAAACTGTAAGAGAACAAGTAGAAACACCTGAACCACCTGTTAGTAGAGAAAGAGCTGAAGCTAGATTACAATATTTAAGAACAGAAATAGCTCATGAAGATTATCACGATGGGTGGACTCTTCAGGGTATGAAAGACGAAGTGGAATGGTTAGAAAATCAGTTAGGTATTGATAGTAAACAAATGGAGTTGTTCGACAATCATTAAAGCGAAAGAAAATTTTTTCCAGAGTGGACGGGAAAGCAGTCGCGTAAGTCAAGTATGATTATAAAGGACAATGTAATAACCAATAAAGCTTTATTACAATCAATTCAAAATGATAAGAATAATATATTCATGGAAGATGGTTGTTATTCTCTTTGGTATCCAGGTGAAAGCGTACAAAACACTACAGAGCTTATCATAGAACACCTTATAAAGTTATTGGAGTTAGATATAAGTAAATGCGTGTCAATAGAACATTGGACATTTCCATCAACAAAATTGACAGCTTCTAATCGATGGCATAGGAATACAAACGTAAACAATGAAGGCCATGTGTTAAGACAAATCACACCTATTTATTCTCTTGTTTACTTTCCAATACCTATCGATATAGAAGGCGGTTATTTAGAAATTAGTTCAAAGCGTGGAGATATAACACCTTATGATAAACAAGGGCGGAGAAATGAAGAAGGATTGTTAATAGATTTACTGCCAAATCATAAAGAAATATTGGGTGAACTTCAAAGAATAAAACCAGTATATAATAGAGCGATTGTATTCGACGGTGACTTATGGCATAGAGTTAGTCCACATATAGGAGACAGATGGTCCTTGTCGGTAGACTTTTGGAGAGAAGATATTCTCGATGATTTTCATTGTCGAGATTTAATATATGGAGAATCAAATGAATGGTATAACTAAATGGTTAAGTAGCAAATGGAATTTGTTGGGTATGTTTATGTTGAGTTATTTTGTAATAGGATATATATTTGATATAGTAGGCGTTAGCTTTAATAATATGATTGTCTTATTTGTCTTTATGTATATAGGTAACTTTGCGTCTTACTTATGGGGTATGAGTAAAGGTATTATGTACGCTACAACACAACGGCCTAACTTTATACAAGAATTAGAAAAAATGAACGAAATGATAAGAGAAGAAAACACCAGTACATCAAAGAAGTGTAAGAAGAAAGCCAAAAAGTGTTCTTCAGATAGATGTAAAAATTGTTAGTGTTTTCTTTATTTTCGTATATTTATATATACAATAGTTATAACACAATTCAATTATAGGAGATATAACAAATGATACGATATAAGAATAGAGTATTGCCAGTATGGATACAATGGGATGGCGATGAACAATACTTCGAGAGAGCCAAACAATCTATTATAGATGATATAAGACTTAATGGTTTAGACCATTATGATGGTTACGCTGACTTACATGATATGCCTACTGAAGAAGAGAAACAATGGGATGGTTCACCTGCACAAGAGAAGATTACTAAATCAAGTAAATCTACTAAATCAACTAAAGCCAATAAGTCTCTACCTAAAGGGAATACACCTAATATGGATAAGTTCGCTGATAAGGGTGGTTCTAACGACAACGAGACTGCGTCTTAATCAATTACACACTCAATTATTATTTCCATACATTAGATATGGGTAGTAGTGGAGTATAGTGGGTTAATGTGGTGAATTTCCATGTTATAGATAGTTTACCGTAGGATTTTATAATCTAAAATAGACACGATTATATAGAGTACACATGCGTCGTAAAAAACAAAATTTTGTTACAAATTGTTACACTTTTTTTAAGAAAAACGTTGACTTGTATCGCGTAAAACCCCTATATTATAGTATAAATTAAAGGAGTATGCTTATGATATTAGAGTTATTATTCAATCCATTCGCGTGTGTAATGTGGTTTTGGTTGGGCGTTTTCGTCTGGAGTTGGTTATCTACCGCGAATTAATGTAAAAAAAACGTCTTTTTTTGTAAAAAAACGTTGACTCATATGGCTTTTTCGCCGTATATTGTAGTATAAGATTTTTGAAATGAAAGAATTAGTGGGAGTACAAGGGGTATAATTCCCGACGGGGGCATACTTACTTAAAGAGAGACAATACACTAGCGTAACCCACCTCTCGCCCACGGCTAGTTTAAAGGTAAATGACGGGTAGTTACTCTATAAGAGCCTATGTATTTACCACTTTTGCGGGGTAAGAATCAAGAGAGATTCGTTATACTACCAGTATAAAGGGTGTGGGGCAGTTCCACAACCCCGCTCAACGAGAGAAACCTGCATACTTGAGTAAGGTGAGAATATTTCTCCGAACCACGTTTCGTTAATATTCATACCTATCACCATACTTCAGTCCCTCCAGGTTCTCTCCTCACACTTGATCATGGGTGTATTATACGCTCTAGGGTGTCAGTTTTACTCCTTTCTCTGGCACCCTTTTTTTTGCCTGTTACATATTGTTACAAATTAAATGAAATAAAACGTTGTATAGTACGCCAGAAAGCCTTATATTTGATCGTAAGTTAAATGATAAAAAAAGGAGTATTTATGTCAAAACAAATTTTAACCCCCGATGTTGTAGTGAGGATAGAAAAGTCCGGTAATCGTTACAACGCGTGGGATACTGATGGTAATAAACGAACATCAGAGATTACATCTGGTTGTAGGAAGAACGCCTTTAATGGTGGTTATCTATTAGGTAGGTTTCCTTCTACTGCCTCTAAATCTGGTTTCGCGTGGAGGAAAGTTACTGATTCTGTTGTAGAAACAGCAACTCCTGTCGTGGATAATTCCTCAATAGAGGTACCGACCGACCACGCTGAAGTTCTTAATTTTATACACTCTTCTTACTCTTTAAAACCAAAGATGTTAATGATGTCAGAACTTAAATGGAAGTATCTGATTCGTTCTGGTGTTAGAGGTAAGAATATTATGATGACAGGCCCTGCGGGTTGTGGTAAGACTATGGCAGCTAAGTCATTGGTTAACTCACTTGATAGGCCTGACTATTACTTCAATTTAGGAGCGACACAAGATCCTCGTTCTACTCTGATTGGTAATACTCACTTCGATTCAAAGAAGGGTACTTACTTTTCAGAATCTCTCTTCGTGAAAGCGATTCAAACACCAAACGCCGTGATACTATTAGATGAGTTATCAAGGGCTCACCCAGACGCATGGAATATCTTAATGACAGTTCTCGACTATGGGCAAAGATATTTAAGGTTGGATGAAGCTAGTGGGGCTGATACTATTAAGGTTGCAGATGGTGTTACTTTCGTTGCCACAGCAAACATTGGTAATGAGTATACTTCTACTAGAGTTATGGATAAGGCCCTCATGGATAGGTTCACTATTGTTGAGATGGATGTACTAACAGAAGAGGACGAGAACTCTCTTCTTAATATGATGTTTCCTTCGGTTGACTCTGTACTACTAGGTAATGTGGCTAAGATAGCGACACTAACAAGAACCGAGTCTGGTAGTGAAACAGCTAGGATTACTAGTGGTATTAGTACGAGAACCACGGTAGAGTTATGTGGGTTACTATTCGATGGCTTCTCATTACAAGAAGCGGCTGAGGTCAGTATCTATCCCCAGTATGATAACACTGGTGGGGTAGACAGCGAGAGAACCTTTGTGAAGCAGATAGTCCAAAAGTTCTGTGATGACGGCTCAAGCGATGACTTGTTCAATGAGGACGAGATGGCTGAGGCGACAGAGGACACTACCTACTAAACCTCTTTAGGGGGGCGGTTATTCCTTTCCGCCTCCCAACTTACAACTTGAAAAGATTTTTCACTTTACGTTAAAGTATTACTTTAACGCTCATACCCATGCACATCCCGAGGAGAAATTTTTCACGTATAGCAAATTACGTATATGTATTTACACACAAGTGTGTGAGTCTGTTACAAACTGTTACAATTAAGCTGTTGTCTACCACCCTATATACCCTTATATTATAGTATAATTAAAAGGAGTTTTATTTATGGTACATGTAGCGGAAATAGTAGTTGAACAAGGTAATGAAAACCTTGACGTAGATGGATGGCGTGTTTGTTCATTTTGGGATGAAGACGTTGATGGTAATGAATTTATGAATTTTGAAGTAGCGTATTGGAGAGGTGGTTCTATAGAATGGGCTTCTCTTAATGATTCTCTTCATTACTTTAGGAGTTGGAGTGACGCTGTAAATTTTTATGAAGATGCAATAGAAGGAGTTGTATAATATGATTAGATATGTTCTATCATTTTTATTGTTATTTTTAATAGGTTGTTTTGATGATGATAGTTGTGTTTCAAGTAATGCACCCTTTATACCTTCATGTGAATGTTTAGACACTTCCGAATGTGAAGATGGATACAGGTGTATTGATAATGAATGTAGACTTATTTTAAATGAGAATGATTAAAGGAGTATTATATGGAATGTAGTATATGTAAAGATGATATAATAGATAAGTTTGGCCATAATGCTGAACCTATTAATTCAGGTAGGTGTTGTGAGTTATGTAATAGTACATTTGTTATACCATTTAGGATACAACAGATGTTTAACTCGGAGTGTGATTAATATGCATAAGTGTAGTATGTGTTCTACTGATATACCTAAAGCTCGTGTTGAGTTAGGTTATACTATATGTACCAAGTGTTCTACCGAAGAGAAAGTTGCTTGTCATACTATATACCCACACAAGACTGGTGGTTATATACAGGTAGTTAGTAGAGAGCAATCTGAAAACCTCAATCGTTTAGATAGACGGGGTTATTCTGGTATGAAGAAGGCTAAGAATTATAAATCTATTATTAAGAAGAAGAGTAAAGACTTGGATAAAACCGCCAAGGTAGTTCGTCACCGGTCCTCTTCTCTTAATAGTATTAAACATACACCTTATGATACTGCTCTTGAAATGGTAAATAAGTATTATGATGAATGGGGTTATCAGCCTACGCTTAAGTATTTACGAAAATTGAATAGTTCAGGTGAGATACCTCTTATGACACGAGTTAAGATACAAGATATTATTACTGATAGATATTTAGAACCCACACCAAGGGCATTAAAAAGAAAGTTTAACGGTTTGGATTCAATGTACACATAAGTGCGTGGTGATCCATAAAATCAAACTCATATGTTTGACAATTACGACTGTTGGAAAAATTACTTATAATATAATCTAATGTACCTTCTAAAAACATGAATGAGTGTGTTATATCCGGACCATAAAAATAATTTGTTCCATCCCAATTATTTGCATATGGACTTTGTGATAAATTCCAATCTTGTGGTACATTATGTACAGTAAAACCTTTATCTCCATAAGTTGTTTGAGAATGCCAATATTGAGCTGAATCAATATAATCATATTGTTCTGGTTGGACTATACTATCATAATCAACAGGTGATAATGTTTCTATCAAATCTCCAATACTTTCATACTCCATAATCATATCTTCTATTTTTCCTGCTACGGAGTTCTTTACCTGTTCTTCCATCCATTCAAATCCCATTATCCATCCAGAACTATTTAAATCTAAATCAGAAGCATCTACATCATGTAATGTAGATGTACCATCTGAATTCATTCTTACAGTCATAACGATATCACCAGACCAACTCCACACTAAATGATCATTAAACAATCCATTACATCCTCCCGTTCCCGGAACAAGTCCAATTGGAAATTCTGGACAAGCATGCCAAGCAGTCATATCCATACATATTTTTTGAGATGTATCATCAAGTCCTAGAATTAAATTTAAATCATAATAATTTTCCGATGAATTTGTTTGACCGAATATAACTTCTTGACCAGCTGGATTAGTTATACTAAACTCTACATCACTTAAATTAACATCAATATCCCAAGAGTCAATATGATAAACCTGGTCTTCACCTATTGGACAAACACCATCAGTTGTATAATCCAAAACATTTGGTATAGGATTAAATTCATTCAATAATGTTTTAGCAAATGTTTCAGTCCATTCTTGATTTGTTAATTCATTCCAATTAAATATACTATTCCAATTCCATCTATATGGATCTGTATTAAAATCTCCAGCGATTAAAATATTTTCATTTGGATTATATAAATCATCAAAGATTTGTTGGAAGTGTGCCTTTCTACATTTATCTTTATGTTGAGTAGGTGCATTTAATGGATGTGCAGCTATAACTTTTATTCTAGACCCATTGTTAAGAGTTACATAATTATAATTGACATTAATTGGCCAACTATCTAAACCATTACATTGTTCGGGTAGGTCTGTAGTAATACTATCACTATCTAAAGAACCTACACTATTCTTAACTGCTATACATGTATATAGTGGGTCACTGCATGAGTAAGTATAATTGTTTGGTAACACTCTACGAATTTGTTCATCACTATATTGTGCTAAACTACAAGATGAATCCATAGATAAATCTGCCGCCTCTTGACAAATAGGATTTTCTATGCATTCTTGATTACTTATCAATTCTGTTATAGTAACTATATCAGGTTGGTAATTACTTATAAAATCTCGTAATTCATCTTCATCACTTTTTCTACATAATCCCTGCTGTGTACATTCATCCAAACATTCTGGAAAGTCACCAGATGAATCAAATGCATTAGTATAATTAATATTGAATAAATGACCAGCGTTGATTTGTAGTACTTTTAATTCTTCAGGAACATTACCACCACCTTCAGTACCGCCAGCTAAAAGTAAATCAATAAAATATTGTATATCTATTACATTAACATCTCTGTCATTATTTATATCCATAGCCCAAATAATACATGACCAGTAATTATAAAAAGGTGGCATTTCATCGTTAGAGTATGGTGCTGGATTTAAAATAAAATTTCTGACTTCTATAATATCTAAAATATCTATATTTTGATCATAATAGGTTGGATTTCCTTTTACGAAACCTGCTTCAGTACATACAGAATCGCAAGATCCTCCAACATTATGGAAGCTTCCATCCCATATACCATTAATTGGATCACAGTTACTAAATCTTGTATTAGTTCTTATAGGTGTATCGGTTTTGGTTTCTATACAAACTCCTCGATGTGACATTGTATAACCTTTTGGACATTTACCTCTCATTTAAAAAGGACCCTTTGGTTGACTTTCACCAGATTGTTTAGGTTGCCAGTTACCACACAAATAAGGTGCGTCTACATCACCTGTCCATTCCCATTCATCCCCAGCATATTGTCCTCCTGGATTACCTGATGGTGTATACCATCCAGCACATGTGGTTGAAGCGAAATATGGAAATATACATCGGTCACCCATTACAAAACTATATGGATGGTTCTCACACATCTCATATGGATATTCAACAGATAAGACACCATTGGAATCACAATATGCAGTGTTTTGTCCAGAACCTTGTACAAAAAAATTAAATCCATTCATAAATTTATATCTTATATCATCTGTGAGTTGTTGCGTGGTATCATATTGAGTTGATTCACAACCTACTGCCCCTCCTAATGTCCAAAGATAAAATAAACCTACTCGAAGATTATGACCATCACAAAAAGCTTCAAAATACTGTACATCTTCACACCCTTGATCACAACAAGGTAACACTGCTCTATTATTTGTACGGGTAAAAGTACCATACTGATTTAATATATTTCCTTCAACACATGTACCATTACTTCTATCCATCACCATACCTTTTGGGCATTCTTTTCTTTTATTTGGTATGAGATCACCTGCTATATTTACTTTATAATTTTTTGTTTCTTTCATTTTACATTACTCCAAATAAAGAAGGACAATTTAAATCCATATGTTGCCAATTGTTACCACATCCCTGTTGCCAATAATAATTCATACCTTCTGATGTCTGTAATATAAATCCTTGTCCTGGATTAAATCTAAAACTACCAACCCAAGTCCAACCTTGAAAAGTAATCTCTTGAGTTACAGGATCTGTAACTGTAATATTATTATAATTAGCAGCTGAACCTACGCCTATCAACTCTCTAGTTATTGTACCATCTGCAATAGTATTACTTACGACACTGGTATCACTAGGCTCAATATCTCTATATTCGGGTTTATCAGGAAAAGGATAAGCTCTGTAATTTGGACCTGCGTGAGTAACCATTTTATAGTCACGACTAATCATACCATATGGTGCATTAACTCTTTGATTTATAGGTGAACTAAATTCAACCCAATAAGCCATTTGAGGATATATATGAGTTAAACTTCCAACCCATACTCCATTAACTTTTTGAGTAGCAACACCTTGATTTTGAGTTGGATGTACACCTGTTATCTTTTTTATCTGTCCTCCAGGAGCTAACATACTTTCAAACTCTTCTACAGACCAAACACCTTCTTCAAGTGGGAATCCTACACCATCAGAGGGATCACTATTACTTACATGTGAACCAAAGTCTTCCTGTGGGTAAGCCCTAAATGGGAATGATATTAAAAAAGAACCTGCTGGGTAATTATATGTAATACCATCTACTGGTGCTGGTGATATTCCACCTGGTAAGGAAGTATCACCACCTATACCAGGTGAAAGAATTGAATTATTTGATTGAATACATACTCCTTTTTGTTTATTCAAATGCATACCTTTTGGGCACTTTTCTCTATGATCTATAGGAACACTATAATAATATTGTTCAGGATAATCTTCGAAACTATTATTAACTTTTATAGTTCTACCAACCCCATCTTCTAACTTAACTTTTGGTTGAGGAACTATTGGTTCATTTGGATGAATAGGAGTAACTCCGTTATCTGGAAGAATGATTCCACCATCTTGAAATCTAGCTCTCCGTCTTGATAACCTACCACCATTCCTTCTAGTTCTTCTTCTAGTTCTTCTAGCCATTAGTTTCCTTTATTTAAATTAAATATATTTGTTCATATATAAATATAATATGTCCAAAAAAAACGTTGACTTTAATATTTAATAGGTATTATATTTATATATAGTTTTGCCCTCGTAGCTCAGCTGGATAGAGCAACGGACTTCTAATCCGTAGGTCACACGTTCGAATCGTGTCGAGGGTACATGGGGTCGACATGGAATCGATTGCTAGATTTTTGACATAAAGTGCAAGTAGCGTGATTCACTCACGAATCAAACATACGATAATCGGCAACGAATATCAATACATGGCAGTAGCGTAGTCTACTTCCCATCACTCCTTGATTTCTGATAGAGGATAAAGTGGTGTCATATCAGAAGAACCTCCTTTATGAATGGGTTGGGAGAATACTAATTTACATTCCATCTTTGAGCAAACAGATGTAAAACAGTAATCTGACTTTGTTAATAAGAAAGAAATTAACTAAACTTGTAAATGACTTTATGTAGGAAACTGGTAAGACGGGGGTTCGAATCCCCCCGACTCCACAAATTAAACGTTGACTTTAATAACAAAAATGGAGTATATTATAGTATGAATAATATTGGTTATGCATGTATTAACATGAATCTATCTAAATGTAAACCGAAGATTACTACTAATCGTAGTATGATAAAAAGAACATTTACAGAAAAAGGTTTACCATACGCATCTGAACTAGCGTTACAAAATTGTAAAGACTTACTTACAATACTCAAGTGGAACAAAGCTAATGGTATTAATTTCTTTCGTATGTCTTCAGACCTTATACCATGGGCTTCTGAATACAAGTTGGATGATTTACCAGACCATTGGGATATAGTAGCTACATTGGGTGAATGTGGTAAGTTTGCTGAAGAGAATAATATTCGTATTACATCTCATCCTGGTCCTTTCAATGTTCTTACCTCACCACATGAACATGTAGTTGAGAATTGTATCAAAGACTTGTCTATACATGGTGAAGTGTTTGACATGATGGGTTTATCTCGTACACCATACAACAAGATTAATATACATATTGGTGGTGCTTATGGTGACAAGGTATCAGCTATGGAACGATTCTGTAAAAACTTTCATCGTCTACCAGATTCAGTTAAGTCTCGTCTTACGGTTGAGAATGATGACAAGGCTTCTATGTATTCTGTCGTTGATTTGTATGAGGGTGTATACAAGGTTATAGGTATACCGATTGTATTTGATTACCATCACCATAGATTCTGTACAGGTGGACTGACAGAAGAAGATGCACTTGAAGTTGCTATATCTACTTGGCCTACTGACATTGTACCTGTTGTACACTATTCAGAGTCTCGTAGTAAAGAACAACTAGATGAGTCTATTAGACCACAAGCACATTCAGATTATGTACTTGACTATATTGACACCTATGGTAATAGAGTTGATATTATGATAGAAGCAAAAGCCAAAGAGTTGGCTGTTATGAAATACAAAGAGTTACATGGATTATGTTAATACTAATAAATTAATAGTAAGAGAAGTTACAAAGTCTATAGCTAAAAAGATGGTAGTTAAATATCATTACTCTCACCTATGGACAAAGTGTTCTGTTGCATTAGGATTATTTTATAACACAGGTAAACAACATTCTTTCTTTGATGAAGAAGAAGAAAAGCTTATCGGTGTTATAATATATGGTGACCCGATTGGTAGACATAGTGGTGGTTCTATATCAGAGTTATTAGATAGAACTGATGTATATGAATTAACAAGGTTATATATCCACGATGGTTATGGTAGTAATATTGAGAGTTGGTTTATCTCTCAATCTTTTAAATGGTTGAAAGAGAATACAAACATCAAGGCTTTGATATCATACGCAGACCCAAAAGAAGGACATGCTGGTACAATCTACCAAGCCACTAATTGGATATATCAAGGTAATAGTATTAGACCAAATGATACATATAGTTTTAAATTGAAACCAGACGATGAGTGGATACATGGAAGAACATTGGCTAATACATATAAGACAAATGATATAGAGAAGTTAAAGAAAAAAATTGGACATACCTTTTGGTATAGAGTAGAACCGTTGAAACATCGGTATGTATATCTACTAAAGAATAAAAGGAAGTTAATGAAACACTTAAAGCATCCTATTAAGCCATATCCGAAGGCGGATGATGTAGATGATTTAAAAGTAACAAAGGTGGTGGTATGATAAGATTGGAGTTGGTACAATATCATATGCAAAAGTTACAGGTAAAAAGAATAATAGAGAAACATCATTCTTATGTGCCATCTAATCGTTCAGTAGGCAGAAGAATAGATTGGTTAATATATCATTCAGAACATACTAATAACTTTGGTATAGAAGAACCTGTTGGTATGGTTGGTATTGGTTCATCAGTATATCCACCACCCAAAGACATCTTGCGTTATGTAGGAATGAGTAAATCCGTATATAAGGATAACTTTAATTCGTTTGCTAACAACTGGCGCTACTGCCTAGTCAAGTCAATACCGAACTTGGGAAGTCAAGTTTTAAAACAACTTCGGGAACAGGGCTTGCTTCAATGGAAATCCAAATACGGCGATGACTTGAAATATCTAATCACCTTTGTCGGTGGTGGTAATAACGGAGCAGTATACAAAGCTGACAATTGGAAACATGTAGGATACACAGCAGGATTACCTGAACATAAAAGTAGTTCAATGAAATGGGATAACAAAGATAAGTTAAAAGAACTATTTGTTAAACCAACAGGAGAAAATAAAAAAATGATATTTATAAAGGAGATTAAATGAAGTTTATATTACTTATATTGACATTATTATTTGTAGGTTGTGATAATCCATTAGAACCAGAAATAACTTTTCTAAACATACATTTAGATTCTGAAAAAGATTCAAATGGATATTATCATATAGATTATAATGGAACAACTTATAAACATGTCTACTATCAAACAACACCAAACCAAAGAGTACATTGGGGTAGTGAAGATACATTTAGTATTGATTGGATGTATAACACATACGAAGAACCAATCATAAACTATTCTACTTATGCCGATGAGTGGGGTAGTGGACAGCAATTGTTTTATTTAGATTCGGAAGCAGTAGGTGATACGATGATGATAGTAGGTTACATCAACGAAATTGCCTGGGATTATTTATATTTTATATTGGAGTAGATTATGAAATTTTTAACAAGAAAATTAATAACACCCGCAGATTTAAATCCAAGAGGTACACTACATGGTGGACAACTACTAAAGTGGATTGATGAAGAAGGTGGAATACATGCAGCACTTGAACTACAAACTGGATTGATTGTAACTAAATACATTTCAGAAATAGATTTTAAATTTCCAGTATTGGAAGGTGATGTGGTGGAGATAGGAATGCAAACAATAGAAATAGGTAATACATCTTGTACATTAGCTTGTGATGTTAGAAGTGTTCAAGCTGATAGAGTTGTTTGTAGTATAGATAAGATGGTTTATATAAGAGTTAACAAATATGGTTTACCAAAGAAACATGGGGGTATGAATGAATAAAGAATATAACTGGGGAATGATAATCCTTTTAATACTTAATGCATCCTATTGGGTATGTGTTTGGAAGTTTGGCTTTTTTATCTCAACTATATGGACTGTAATTATAGCAGCTTTAGTTGGAATAATTTTAAGAATGAAAGAGAACAGATATTAAATTTAAAAAAGGAAATCGTTGGAAAAATAGTAAAGGTGAATTAAGATATAAAACCTGGAGGAAAAATGTATTCGAACTCAACAAAGCAAAAAAAGGATTACGAAAATATTATGTCTGTGAGAAATGCAATAAGAAACGAAAGACCACAAGGGTCTTACATGCTCACCATATTAAGAGTTGGGATAGATTCCCAAAAGATAGATACGATAGAAATAACGGAGTAGTGTTATGTATCAAATGTCATAACGCATTTCATCGTAAATATAAATTTGAAGCTCTTGAAAATCCTAAACTGTTATATGAATATTTAAAAAATTAAGAACACTGGTGTTCATTAGGTAGATAATAATATCTGGTAGGATGTCCAGTACAATCGTTTCCACTATCAGCACATCCATTTTCAAATGTATTCCATGTTGAAAAACCATATCCAAAGACACCTCGTGATTCGTATTCTTGGTTAGTTGCATATTCTAATTGACAAAGTGATTCAGAATTACAATTTTCTAAGCTTACATTACTACATAAAGAATCATTTTCTTGACTAATACCAACACACGAAGTTGATGTTGATTCTGGTAAAAACTTTATAACATTACCAGGAAGAAAACTTTGTGTTTGTCTAAAATCTTCATCAGATTGTATTCTTACATTTGGATGATATATAGTAAAGAACATTCTTGATAGGCCTATATTTGCTTCAACACTTGTTTGATTATTACCAACCACACCAAGTATTATAGAGTTATTGGGTCCATCTACGACAGCAGATTGACTAGCCCAATTATCAAAACCATCACCAAATTCAATTTCAACATTTTCTGGTATACAAGTTGGTGCATTTAAAACAAAATTAAAATAATCAAAACAATAATCAGAAGCACAATTTCTTGTGTTGGTTGTTCTCGAAGTGTTATTTCTTCTTCCAACCTTTCTACCCATACTATCCACTAATTGCATAACTGTATAAGTAGAATTATTAAAATGTGGCTTTAATAGATTTATTAGTCTATTTGTTTGTTCAGGAGTTAATTCAGTTTGTGAACTTCTTCCACTAGCGTTGTTACGTGATAATATCAAATTAACTAATGAAACAATATCAAGAATATCAACTACCCCATCAGAGTTTATATCAGCTGCCAAAAATTGTTGGCCAGTTAGGGGTGTATCATTCATAATATGGTTAATAAGTATAACTATATCTTGAATATTTACTGTACCATCGAAGTTTACATCACCTGCAGGTGAAATTGCACCATATGGAAAATCATCATCGGTTAATAAAACATCACCAAACTCATCTTCTGCTCTCGTAATCTGCCAGTAAAATTCACTTCTAACACCAGATCTACAATGTGGATTATTACCTGTTGTACCACAACAATCAGGACCATAAGTTCCAACACAATTCATATCTACTTCACCACCACATTCTGGATTACCAGGTAATGGATTTTCACAATATTTAAAATGTACATTACCATGCCAATACCAACCATTACTTTCTACAGTTTTTGTTAAAAAGTCATCCATTGTTTGTGCACCATTAACTGAACAATCAACAACCTCGTTACCTAAAATACAAAGTGATGAATCAAATCTTAAACAATATTTAATCAAATCACTACCGAAAGTAGATTCAATTTGTTCTACTACATTAGGGTCACAATAAGAACCAAATCTATCATAAGCAACATCAATAACTTGTTTAGAATATTTATAAAGATGGTGATTCATTTCTTCCCAACAATAATTAAGGCCAACATAGTCATCAACATCATTTATAGCTGGATAAAAAGGATCTCCAAATAACCAATCAATAGTATCATTTCTTTCTATATCATATTTAGAATATGGTGTCCAAGCCGGTGAAGATGGATTTGTACAACCAGCACATTGACAACCACAATGTAATATACCATTTCCTCTGTCTGCACCAAATTGATCACCACCAAAAGGACCACAAAAGGCTGATTGATTTGAAATCTCAAATTGAGTTCCGTACCAATCTCCACTTTCACAACCAAATGAACCCCAAGTTAATGTAACATCAAAACCTAAAATATCTTTTGATATTAGTGTTTCATCAGGACATAAACCACATTGGTCTTTTTCACTATTGGGTTCTTGAACTACACCATTTGGACATCCCGCTTCAGCTGAAATTCCTTCAGGTGGACATGAACATGTACCACAATCATCAACAAAAGCATCACCAAAACAAACACCAGAACAATCTTGACTTTGATTAGGTACATCTACCTCCTCACCCTCACCAACACATTGAAGACAATCATCTATATTGTTTGTAGGACAATTTATTTCATCATTAGCATCAATACCTTGACAAGAAGATTCTAAAATATAATTATCTCCAGGTGTACTATCAGGATTACCATCTTCTAAAATAAATGTACAGTGTTGTGTTATTCCAGCTTGACAAAAGAAGTCACCATCACCATCAACAGCAAAATCGAAAAAGCTTTTGGGCCCACCACATACACCAGAGCAATCTGGAGGACCACAATTTACACCACCTTGTATACAATACGGACTTTCATATGGACAACATCCAAAGTCATCAGCTCCAGGTCCATCACAAACTCCACACTCATCTGTAGATGAAGGTTCTTCTCCTTGATATGGACAAATACTAGCACAATCAAGAGCATAATTCATACCACATACATTACCAATATAATTTTGTTCAGGTATATTACAATTACAAGATAACGAAGTATCTCCAGAACAATTACAAGATGTTATACCTGTACGAGTATTTAAATATTGAGCTGTACCAATACCTATTGGGAAAGCAGATAAAGTATCATTCCATATGTTCATAGTACCACCAACTTCATTTGTGAAACATGAGTTTACACCATCAGCTGTATTATAATATGGAAGTGGTACATCACTACCATCAAGTTGAACAAATATACCAACACCTGGTTCATCACAATTACCACAATCATCATCTTGATAACAAGGAGGATAATCTACACCTGCTATAGTTTCACCACCAACACTTTCAGAACAACAATGATTTATATCAAATTCTTGACCCATCCATGATTTCTGTACACCATCACCTGACCATGATGGATAAAAATCAGGTACATAATTATAAGCAGTACACCATCTACTACGATTAGTACTAGCGTGTGTAGTATTCGTTGGACAAGCTATAAAATCATCTGTTTGGTTAGAACAAGGTCTTAATGGATAACCATTTACATCAGGACCACCTACTAATAATCCCACACAAGCTTCTCCATCTATACCGAAATTTGGGTCTTCTTGATACAGATATCCAGCTACATTGTTTTCACTTGTAAAGTCGTCTGTTAGATAATACTCTTCAGAATCTAAAGGATACTCTTGCAAGTTTAAGATTTCTGGATTGCAACCAAAAGCCATTATACCAGAACCAGGGTCTACTGAACAATCTCCGTCTGAATCAGAACAGAAACTTATTTTACCTGTTTCTACATTAGTTATACAAACACTATTATCGTTAGTACAACGTTTTAATCCTAGGTTTGTTTCTATTAATTGATCACTATCTGCATTTGCACACTCAGCACTAAAGTTACATGCAGTAACATCATTACAATACTTAACTTCTTCATATACACAAACTTCTTCAGATTCACCTGCAGTCTTACACCCATTAGGTGCAAAACAATATGGATGAAGAGCTCTACCCATTATAAAGTCATCAGTAGTCGATCCATGAGGATAAATGTGAGTTAATGATTCTGCACATTGTTCCAAATCACCAAATATAATATCACCTGTTTCATATCCCCCTAACGCATCTAATAACTTACAAAACTCTATTGAAGTCATTGGATAAGATGAGTTTGATTGTTCATTAAATGAAGCTAAACCACCAGCTGGTTCATTATTTTTATTTTCTGAATAGCCTACAGGAGGATCTCCAGCCGGTAACCAGTTAAATGCATTTGCATCATTACAACCGCTTTCATAATAACAACAACTTGTATCACCATAATTACCAATCTCGTCTGGCTCTCCTGCTCCTGTTCCTGAACAATCCATTGCTATATCTGTACCAGGTACTTTAATTACATCACCTGTATAATTACCCGCTGTTGGATCTGCACATCCCATACAACCTTTTTGAAATGCAGCTTTTCTTTGCATAGCCAGTGCGTATCCGTTTGGACATGCATCTATATCAGGATTATCAGGATTTAACATATTGTTCCATTGTGTTCCAGTACAATTTTGATCTATGTAAGATTGTAATAATAAATAAAAGTATACAACTCTTTGTGGAACTATTCCTTGAACAAGTTGAAATTGATAATCCATATCAATATTTGGTCCCAAATATGTATCATCAGATACAAAGTTACATCTAGGAGACCCAGTTGGAATGTTAGCAGTATACCATGGGTCATTTAAACTTTCTATATATTCAACTGAACAATTAAAATCTTCAGAATTGTATCCATAACTACCCTGATAATTACACACATTAGCCTCCGTCATACCATCAGGTAATAACCCACCACAACCAATGTCAGGATTTGATTTTCTATTCTCCGCAAAGAACTGATTATTAGTATATGCTGTATATTGATCACAACCACATGCACAGTGACATTCATATCCACTTGATGACCCACCCATCCAAGCAGAATCAGCTAGGTTACCAATACATGTAGGTATACTAATCCAATAGTTTAACCAATCAAAATCATTATAATTATTTGGATTATATCCAAAAATATTTCTATTAATATGTTCCATTACACATTGTCTATTATCAACATCTTGGTCATTTAATAGATTATTCCAAACATCGGCTTCTATACTGAATCCTCTATTTGTACAAAATTCAGAACACCTACCAGCACAATTACTGTCATTTGGTTGAGACCATATTATACCAGAATAAACTAAACCTGGTTCCCAATTTAATGTATCAAGTACTTGTTGTGGTTGTAACCACCAACCTTGTCCGTAATTTACTAAATCTTCAGTACTTAAATTTTCTTCATCTTCATTTCCATGATCAAATTCTTTTAAGTCATAACACTCACAAGGAAGTGGTGACCTTTCAGTTACACATTCCATGATATAATCTCGACAACAATCTCCCATGAAATTCTCATCATTATCTACATTACAATCTACACCAGGATTTGTTCCAAATTTTGTTTGATATGAACCATACCCTGTATCATAACCAGTATCAGGTATTGGACCAAAAAATTCAATATGACTTTCTAATACACAATCACTTGGACAATTACCCAAACATTCATTATATGCATCTATAGCAAAATCTTCATCAACACCATTGTGTGCATAGAATAAATTTATATCACAACCACAACTAGCACAACCATAATCACAATAACATATATTTGGACCACCACCAAATACTCCATCTCCACGAGACTTGAACTCAAAACCTCCTGGGTCCCAACCTCTACCTGAACCATCTGGATGAGCAATAAAATATGGATTTGGGCTACCATCAGCTAATGTTGGTTCTATATATCTTTTTCTATTACATTTACCTTTACAAGTTCCACCTTGTCCAAATGTAAATCCACAATGTTTATTGGGGTCAGTACTCGGACCTAATCCTTGAAATCCACCATAAGTTTCCCAACCCAAAAATCTTTCTCTTTCATATATGTAAGGTTGTTCTACACAATCTGTTGCATTATTGGGTGTAAATGTTAAATCAGGATACATCTCATGAAATCCAGCATCACCAAAAGCTGCTTCCTTAGCTAGTCTATCAGGACCTGCACAACCTATCTGTTCATGTGCTCGTCTTGTATTCAATATATCACCACAATCCCATCCCCACTCAGCACATGCCATATGAGGGAAACCCGCTCCTAAATTAGTTAAGTCAACCTGTTCATAATAACATCCATCACAACTAAAGAAATATCCAGGCTCAAAAAATAAATCAGTTTGTCGAGGTGCATCACCAGCCCAATAAAACATGTGTTTTAACCAAAAACCAGTATCACCACCAGCAGAATCAGGAGAAAAAGGACCTGCATAAAAATATTCACCATTGGGTAACCAGTCATCATCAAGTCCACCGTCATCACATGAAGGCCAATCTGTATTACCACAAGCTTGAGCTTCATTCGATGGTATACAATGTTCTTGTCTACAACCATAATAATTAGATAACCATCTACCATCATCGGCGTCATTGTCACCAGCCCATAATACATAAGACCTACCTAATCTCTTTCCATAATTTTCTGTATTAAAAGGACCACCCGTTCCACCATAAGCAGCTGCACATCCACAACAAGCAAAACCTGCATCAAAATATTGATTACCAGATTGGTAATCATCATAACTATGTCTAACTCTACAATTAAAATTATCTGGACAATAAGCCTGTTCAGGACATCTAACACAATCTCCAGGAGCCACCCATATATCTACTCCGTTACATGTAAACTGACATTCTCCACCCTCTTGTCCTTCCCAATCATTTCTTGAGCCATTCTCTGATTGAATAGTTCCTATATTTTTATAAACACCAGATCTACTAAATATACCTATTGTTTGTTGTATTTCATTATATGGAGTAGGATGCATTATTTGTTTGGATGGTATATCTTTTTTGGTAGGAAGATTTATTGAATCTTGTGCTCTATCATTATTTGACTTTGGTGTAAAATCATGTGTATAATTTCTAATAGAATTACCACCATAACCCATTGAATTTGGTTTTTGTATTTTACTAGCATTTGTAGGATTAACTATCTGTTTTCCTTGCCTTCTAGCTAGAGCTCTTCTAACCATTCTTCTATTTCTTGAATTTCTATTTGACATAAATTGAATCCTTTAAATATTTTAAAAACCATTATGGTAGTATTTTTCATATATAAATATTACTTTTACACAAAAATAGTTAATTATTTAAATGCACATTATTTTTATCTTGTATGTTTTGAATTTTTTTCTTATATTTATAATAGAAGAGGAAACAAATATGAATAAAAAATATAAAATAATATCATTAGACTTACAGAAAAACCTTATTGATTTTTTAGATGAGGTACAATTTGAAGCAGCAAAAAATAACACTACCGAAGATATGCATGTTGTTAATTTTTGTTCTTGGGCTATAAAAGAATTATCGGATTCTCTTGATGGTTATTTAAAAGATAAACCCAAAAAAGGTCCCCAAAAGAAATCAAGAGACCAATATGTAGATGAAACATTTATGGATTGGAATCTTCCTGAAATGACAGATGAAGAGTATGAAAAACTTGTAGACCAGTTTGATGCATTCTTACGAGGTTGGGAAAAAGAATATAATAAAAAGAAAAAGAAACAAGGTAAGATAGATGATATGATTCAAGAAAGACCTTACAGACCTCATGTAGATGATGTAATGGAATGGTGTTCTTTAGAAGAGGTTATTGATTTTCTAAAAGATGACCCAGAACTTACAGACCAAGAAAGATTCGAACTATATTATGATGAACGAGAAAGAAGAAAACCCAAAGAAAAAGGTTTATCATATAATGAGTTATTAAAAAAATCAGGTATCAAACCATCTTCTAAAAAATAATCTGTTACAAATTGTTACAAATTATTGTTTGTTATTGTACTTAATTATATCGAAATTATAGTATGATAAAAAAGGATGATATGAACAAAATAGTTATTTTTGATTTAGATGGTACACTAGCCCTCATTGATAAACGAAGAGACTTAGCTACTAAAGATAATGGAAAATTTGATTGGGATGTTTTCTTTGACCCAAAGAATATAGATTTAGATTTACCAAACCAACCTGTTATTGATATGGCTAATATGTTGAGTAAACAAGGATACACGATTAT